TAATGATTGTTTCTTTGATTGTTGCTGGTTTTTTTACAGCCATAGGTTGGCACTACGGCGATAAGTTTGTAAAAACTCATTTAGATACAACCGAAACTAAAATCGAAAAGAAAGTTAATACCGATGAAAAACCCACAAATGAATGACCAGATTAAAAAACTCATTCAACAAGCTGGCACAGACACTAGTGGTAAATGGATGAGCGTAGACAATGCCGAAAAGTTTGCAAAACTTGTCATTGAACAGTACAATAAAGAACTTAAAGAAAGTCGCAGAGAAGTAAAAAGCAGTTTAGGTTACAGCAGAATTGGATTAAGAAACGTATGAACTATATTAAACCAGAAGATATTCGAGCCTATGTCGAGGAACATCCAGAAGGTATTGCTGGTATGAGCGATGCGTTGGCTCGAATGGCCAATCACTTTGTCAACGCTGCTGTCTACGATTGTATCGATGTATGTAAGAGCCGTGTAGGTAATAGTGATTACAATACTGGTAGATTACATTGTGTTAGTGATATCAAGGAACATTTTGGAATTGTTGGCATGTCTATGGAAGATAAAAAGACCTTAATCAAAGAGTTGTTAGGTGTAAAGAATGACTGAAGGTGAACGAGCACATTGGTGGGTTGTTGTATATCTGTTAATGGTAGGTGCGGCCACTTACTTTACAATTTTTGCGATCGTTTTTAGTTTTATTAAAAAATTATTTTGGAGTTGAATAATGCCTAAATTTGTTGTTGATCTATGGTTAGACGGTTACGAAACCGAAGAAGAAATGGCAGCGGCCTGTGAAGAATTTATCTATGAGCAATTACACATGACAGCCAGCTCAGTTAAGATAGAGAGAATAGAAGATACGGAATGAAAGAACACTTTACAAAACAAGTTGAACAAGGTGCTAGAGAAATGTTTTTCTACGCACTTGAAAATGCAGACCAAACACGGGTCGAAGTAAAAAGTCACAAAGGTACACTAGATACATTTCCCAACTTAGAATATATCCGACACTTGAGTGAAGGTATGCCATTGTTTAAGGAAGCAGCATGAAAGAACTTTGGACAGAAAAATACAGACCCAAAACAGTCGAAGAATATGTGTTTACTGATCAAGCAGTAAAAGAACAAGTACAGGGTTGGATTGAAGAAGGTGCTTGCCCACATTTACTGTTACATGGTCCTGCAGGCACAGGCAAGACTACACTGGCCAAGGTATTGGTTAATCAATTGGGCATTGATGACTATGACTTTTTACAAGTCAACGCCAGTCGTGATAACGGTGTAGACTTTCTTAAAACTAAAATTGAAGGTTTTGTCAGTACACTGCCATTTGGACACATTAAGATTGTACTCTTAGACGAAGCAGACTATTTGAGTCCAAACGCACAAGGACTACTGCGTGGCTTAATGGAAACTTATCAAGCACAGGCTAGATTTATTCTTACTTGTAACTTGGTGCATAAGATCATTACTCCAATTAAAAGTCGTTGTGTAGACCTGCAGATTAACAAAACAGACCCAACTGAGTTTACTGCTCGTGCAGCCACTGTGTTGGTAACTGAAGATATCGAGTTTGACTTAGATACTCTTGACAGTTATGTCAAAGCAACTTATCCAGATCTTCGCAACTGTTTAAAACTAATTCAACAGAACAGCAGTACAGGTAAGTTAATCAGTCCCCGAGAAGAACAAAGCAGTACCGCTGACTACCGACTGACCATGGTAGATTTGTTCAAACAGCGCAGGATTCGTGAAGCAAGAAAACTGTTGTGTGAACAGGCTCGTCCTGAAGAAATGGAAGAAATCTTTCGCTGGATGTATGACAACTTAGATCTTTGGTCCAAGACTGAAGAAGGTCGCGACGAAGCTATTATGATTATTCGTAAAGGCATTGTATGGCATAGTCAATGCGGTGATCCAGAAATTAATTTAAGTGCTACTATAACTGAACTTGCAGGTATTCAGCACTAAATACTGTATGATTCCAGGAATGTTCAAACCCAAGAAAAAGAAGGAAGTGGATCCTAACGCACCTCCTCGTCCCACACTATTGGGACACGAAAAAGAAATGAAAACTTGGCGTGAACAGTTTGGTAAACTTGCACAAACTAATACAGAACAGGCCATGGAAATAGCTTTTCTCCGTAGAAAACTAAACAGACTTGAAAGCCAACTTGAAGCGACAATTGGCGTTGTACAAAGACTTCAACAAAGAAAATAAATTATGAAAAATCGAATTATTCTAACTGACGCCGATGGCGTTTTGTTAGATTGGGAGTATAGTTTTGATGTTTGGATGCGACAGCATGGATTTAACAAAGTTGATGGCGGCAATCTAAAATACAATATTGGCACTAGATACGGTATAGACGCCGAACAGGGACGAAAACTTATCAAAATTTTCAACGAGTCTGCACACATGGGTTTCTTGCCTCCCTTGCGTGACGCCATGTACTATGTTAAAAGATTGCATGAAGAACACGGGTATGTATTTCACTGCATTACTTCATTAACCACCGATGAAAATGCACAAGAACTTCGTCGTATGAATCTTAAAAAACTATTCGGCGAAACAGCATTTGAAAAGTTTATCTTTTTAGATACAGGTGCAGACAAAGATGATGCATTAGAACCATATAGAAATAGTGGTTATTACTGGATTGAAGATAAGATCACAAATGCCAAAGTTGGTTACAGTCTTGGACTTAACAGCATTTTAATGGAACACGGACACAATATGGATGCTGATGTTGTGTTTCCTAAAGTTAAAAATTGGCGTGAAATTTACGATATTATCGTAAAAAACTAAAATAAAGTAGTCGGCCGAAACCGACTACCCAAGCGATTATATCTCCCGATATACTCGCAGCACTTCTTTAACAGCAGGATGTCTTTGGATATCTCTTCCGGTAAGTTCTACTCCTGCTATATACTGACAATTTTTATAATCCTCGACCAGTGCTTTAAAGTCTAGCAAACCATTGTCGGGGTCTGTGCGGTCCGCTTGTCGAGTGTCACCGGTGACAATCATTTTACTATTTTCACCTAAACGAGTTAACAGCATTTTCATTTGATTTGGTGTTGCGTTCTGCATTTCGTCTGCAATTATCCACGCATTTTTAAATGTCCGTCCTCGCATGAATGCCAGTGGAGATATCTCTATAATTTGTTCGTCTAGCATTCGGGCTACTTCTTTTTTATCATAGTATTCAAGCAATACATCAAACAAGGGTCTTGTCCAAGGTTCCATTTTTTGATTTAGATCCCCGGGCAAAAATCCATGCTGTTCATCATCTACCCCAACAGCGGGTCTAGTTAAAACTATTTTAGTTACACTGCCCTCTCTCAAAGCTCTTATGCCTGCTAACATGGCCAACATGGTTTTGCCAGTGCCAGCAGGGCCTGTGGCAAAAATAATTAGTTTGTTGGTATCTGTTAAAAGGTTGATGTAAGTTTCTTGATTTAGTGTTTTAGGTAGTAGTTGAACAGCTCGCTTTTTTGTATTGTAGTAAGTGTTAATACTAACTATGTTGTTTTCTACTTTTTGTTCAGGTTGGTAGAGCAACCTACTCTTACGCTTCGACAATATGTCCTCCAAATGTATAAGTGTGGACTTGAGCAGCGGACACTAAACTCAGCGTCCACAATACTATTTAAAACCACATTAAACCAACAAACCACAGTTATAATTTTTCTACCAAATTGGCTAAGTATTAGGCTAACTTTCTTTAAATACAAAACAATTCAACAAACATGAAAACTATTGCGCTATTTAAAGATACTTCATCTCAAGAAGCCGCTGAATGTGGCGACGGTATATTAGCTGCACTAAGCCCTTTTTACAACATAAAAATATTCACAGATGAACAATGCACCGCGGAAACTTTTAAAGATGTAGACATGGTCGCGTTTCCTGGAGGAGTAGGAGACGCAGATGACTATGATGGTATATTTTTAAGAAAAAGAGCAAATGCTGTAGCAGACTTTGTAGCACAAGGCGGCGCTTATTTAGGTATTTGTGTAGGAGCATATTGGGCCGGCAAATATTACTTTGATATTTTAGATCAAATTGATGCGGTACAATACATTAAACAACCCACAGCAGATATTCGTAAGTGCTATGACACCGTTGCAAAAGTTACTTGGCAAGGGCAACTAGAACGAATGTTTTTCAGGGACGGTTGTACTTTTGTGGGAAATTTAAATAATTGTTCTGTAACAGCAACTTATGCTAACGGCGATCCTATGTGTATTGTACAAGGAAAAATTGGCGTTATGGGGGCTTGCCCAGATAGTTTAGAAAGCTGGTATACACAAGATTACATAAAACCCCACTGGCATCAAGGGCGGCATCATAAACTTTTGCAGGATTTAGTTGCACAATTGATCAACTAAAAATTCTCTGCACAAAACTTAGATAACAAGCATAAATAACAATATGGCCGCTAACATTAAGAAAATATTAGACAATACTAAAGAAATTTATATGACTGACAGTAGTTTAGAAACTCTGTTGGATTTTGAGCGTGTATTAGCTGATTTAGATCTTTATGCTTTTGATAACTGGAAAAAAGGCGAATTAGTTGAAGGTCCAGTTTACGAAAAGTATTTTGTAACCTGCACATTTATGTACGATTACAAAAATATGCCTGATCCTGCAGGTGGTGAAAGACTACTAAACTACGGCTGCGAAATTTCTTACAAAAAGGATAATCTTGAGTATCCTATTAAAGTTAAAAGCTACGACGATTTTAAACCTGGTACCAAAATGCCCCGCATGGTCAACAAACCAATTTGGTTAGTTACCATAACCATGCCTAAACAGTTAATGAACGATATTGAGCAAGGCAGTATTGAATTAGAAAACGGATTACTAGATCAAGAAGACATTGAACAAGCCGCAGAAGAAGGCCAAACTGATGATGTATTCCAACAAGACATGGAGCAACAAAATGCACCAGCAATCTAATATTTTTGAAGGCTTGGAGCAAGGTGACTTAAAAAGATTAGTTGTTCCTGAACTGCATATTGACGAATTCAAAAGCAAGATGGGCACAGATGCTGATATCATAGTTCTTAGCTTTGAAGTAAAAGAAAAAGAGCCGGCTGGGGCATTGATGCAGTTCTTTGAAACAGGTTACAAATTTGTATTAGACAGTGATGTTAGTGCGGGTGTAATGGACAACGGTAATTATATGTTGTTCGTTGAATTAGAGCGCAGTATAGATGCCCCAGAACAAATCATGGAATTAGTAGATGGTATGCTTAATTTAACAGACCAAGACATTGCTGATTGGAATTTTCAATATCGTAAAAATTCTAAACAGCATGATTTGACCATGGATAATCTTGCAAATGTTATACCATTAACACCAGAGTTTTACAGCAAACAGTACAAAGATGCAGATGACGAAATCACTGCAATGCAAGAAGCCGCTAGGGTGCCTATCAATAAAACTGCCCCTGTCAATTCATGGACCGAGCAACTTCGAGTAGCAGCTGGACTTAAATAATACCTACTTAAAACCCCTTCCAAAAAGCTAAATACTTTGAGATAACTTTTCAAGGACAAAGCAATGGCTGATGGATTCCAATTTGATTTTACAGTAGACAAACTAAACGAATGCGTACACGGTAACCCTTATATTCAACAGTGGTACAGCGCATTTTGCAAAATATTACCCGATTACGAAATTCACACAATACCAAGAGTAGCTGCATTTGTAGCACAAACAGCACATGAAAGTGGCGGATTTAAATTTATTAGCGAAAACCTTAACTACAAAGCTGCCAGCTTGCGTAAGGTATGGCCCAAGTATTTCCCCGATGATGCTACAGCTGCAAGATATGCTAACAAACCAGAAATGATTGCTAACCGTGCTTATGGTGGTAGAATGGGCAATGGGCCCGAAGAATCCGGTGATGGCTGGAAGTATCGTGGTAAAGGGCTTATCCAGTTAACTGGCAAGGACAATTATACTCGCTATGCTGAAAGTTTAGAAATCAGCGTAGAAGAAGCAGCAGAACATTTGCTAACTTTTGAAGGTTGCGTACAAAGTGCTGCCTGGTTCTGGGAAGCAAACAATTTGAACCAGTGGGCCGATAAAGGTGATATGTTGACACTAACAAAACGCATTAACGGCGGTACACTTGGTTTAGAAGATCGTATCAAGCACTATAAACATGCTATGGAAGTGTTTGGTGGATAATGTTTTTACTGAGTTTTGTACCTGACAGCTTTTTGAACACGGTGGTCAATTTTATATTGATCACTGGAGCTGTTATGACTTTCCTCAGTTTCTTTGTTATTAACAAAATACTAAACCGTTGGCCTGGTATGAGCCCTTACTATCATTTGTTACAGTTAGTAAGTGCTGTACTGTTATTGGGTGGTGTTTATTTTAAAGGCAGTTATCAAACAGAAGCAGAGTGGCGTGCAAAAGTAAAAGAAGCAGAAGAAAAGGTCAAGATTGCCGAACAACAGGCCGCAGAAGCTACCAGCAAAATAGAAACTAAAGTAGTAGAAAAAACAAAAGTTATTAAACAAAAAGCAAATACTATCTATAGAGACATTGAAAAAGAAGTAGTCAGGTATAACAATACTTGTGTTATTCCTGACAAGTTTATTGAATTACATAATCAAGCTGCAGAAAATCCTTTTCCCGCTAAGGAATCAAAATGACCGACGAAGATCAAAATTCTCGTAGTACACTAATCATATGTTTGCTATTTGCTTTGGTACTATTAGCAACTTGCACAGGCTGTACTACTCCACCTGTCAGACAAAAGTGGCCTGATGCTCCTAAGTTTTCTAACACAGCGTGTCCCCAATTAGAAAAGCTACAACCAGGTGCTCAACTAAGTGATGTTTCTAAAACTATTACTATGAACTACAGCACCTATTATGAATGTGCAGTCAGAAATGATGCATGGATTGAGTGGTATCATGTACAAAAATCAATTTATGAAGGTACTTACAAATGATTAAATTTTTATCAGCCATAACAGTTGCTGTATTATTATCTGGCTGTAGCGTAGTTGCTACAGTTAAACAATATTGGCCTAGAGATCACGATCCTGTTATGTTTGAAACATTAGTAGTTATTGAACAAGAACTTGATGCTGTAGACTGTAAGAATCCAGACTGGACTCGGGTACAGTATCAAGCCAAGAAGTTAGATCGTTATGCCACACTGCGTGATGATCCGCAAAAAGAAAACCTACAAGGTCTCAATAAACATCTAGAAAAGTTGAGCTCAAATAAAAATCCAGTATTTTGTGATCTAGGTAAAAAAACAGGTAAACAAAGAATCGAAGCAGCTTTGTCTGCATGGAAAGGAAGATGATGCATTTATTAGAACACGAAATCACAGCAATCACTGAACAGTACCAATTGGGCAATATCAGTGCCGAGGAAAAAAATTATTTGTTACAAGAAATCAGAGACATTAGGGCCGCACAAGAATGTGCCGGCAATGAAGAAATGTTTAGATATATTGTACAGTGTTGTAATGTAGCAATGGCAGTAGTATAATGAAAACTGAACATTGGACAGATCGTAAATGGCGACCATACATGGCATGGATGTACATGGTTGTCTGTATTTTAGACTTTGCGATTTTTCCTGTGTTGTGGAGCGTACTTCAAGCACATTATTCGGGACAAGTTACTAGCCAGTGGGAGCCATTGACACTGAAAGGTGCAGGCCTATTCCATATGGCTATGGGCGGTATAATAGGTGTTACTGCATGGAAAAGAAGTGAAGAAAAATTAGCAGGAATGCAAAAATGAATTATCGTCTAGCATACCTACAACAGGCCAAAGCCCACGATTTGGCACAAGTAATACAACATTACCTCAAAAAAGATTCAAGCAATCCGCATCAAGCGGCATTATTACAAGCGGCTTTAGAAGCTCACCTTCGTAAGAATCAACTAAACCACAACCATAAGGAAACAAAACTATGAAACTACAAGCAATTATTGTCAGCCTAGCACTAGCATTTGGATTTACTGCTCCGGCGCAGGCAGAAGCAGAAGTAAAAGAAGTATGTAAAGATGTCGTAGGCAAAGACGGCAAGCCAATGAAAGACAACAAAGGCAATCCAGTCCAAAAGTGTAGCAAAATCAAAGTACACAAAAAAGTCGAAGGTGAAAAAGTACCCGACGGCAAAAAGAAGTAATTGGGTGCATTGAGATCCGGACTGTTTGACTCTGTCCGGATTTTCATTTATAATTAACCTATGAGTCATTACGACACTTTAGGCATTGCAAAAACTGCCACACCTGAAGAAATTAAACGAGCATATAGAAAACTGGCCAGTCAGCACCATCCCGACAAGGGAGGAGATACGGCCAAATTCCAACAAGTAGAAGAAGCGTACCGTGTACTTAGTGATCCCGAAAAACGGGCACAGTATGATAACCCACAGCCCAATAATATTCATTTCAATTTTGGACAAGGCCAAGATATTAATCTAGATGAGATTTTTAGTAGGTTTGGGTTCGGTAATCCCTTTGGTAATCACCCAAATTTTAGACAACCAGAACGCCGTAACAAAGACATTAGAGCAGATGTTCAAGTTATGTTAACCGAAACATTAACTGCACAGCCCAAAACATTAAGAATAAGAACCAGTAACGATCAAATATATACTGTGGATATTACTATACCTGCAGGCGTAACCAGTGGAACTACAATTAAATACCCGCAATTGGGTGACAGTATGTTTACCAATCTGCAACGGGGTGATTTGTATATCAACATACGAGTTGTTAACGACACAGATTTTGAAATCAGCGGATTAGATCTATTAACTAACTTGACTATATCGTGCTTTGATGCTATACTAGGCTGTGAGCAAACAGTTGTGGGACTAGATGGTAAACAATTTTTGATTAGGATCCATCCAGGTTGTCAACCAGATACCAAATTGAAAATTGCAGGTGAAGGATTACCGGCGTTTCAAAAAGATATCAAAGGCAACTTGTATGTTAAAATCAAAGTTACTATTCCAACTGATCTAAGCAATGATGCTCTTGAACAAATTCAAAAACTGAAATACAACCACTAAATATTTTTATGCTTGAATCTTCCCCAGAAATTGACAAAATCGTTGCTGCGGCCACAGCCATTGCAGTAGAAAAAAATCATCAATACAGCACATTGGAACATTTGGCTTTGGCTATTGTTCAGGACGAGACATTCGGTCAATTCTGCAGAGACTATGGTGTTGATGTAGACAGTCTGGTACAAGACTTAGATCAACACCTTACAAATCAAACACAGGTCTTAACTGACAAAAGTCAGTCTGGTACTCCTAAGAAAACAAGAACGCTGGAGCGTGTTTTTAATCGTGCATTTACACAGGTTCTATTCAGCGGTCGTGCAACATTGCAAGTCATTGACTTATTTCTAAGTATCTTAGATGAAGAAGCCAGCCATGCTAGTTACTTTCTTAGAAAGTATGGGTTTGAAAAAGACAAATTAATCACTTATTGGAATAAGAATTTCAGTAAGAACACAAAGAAAAAGCCTGCTAATCAAGCAGATGCTATTCTTAACGAATATTGTACTAACTTAAATGCCAAAGCTGAAAAAGGTGAAATCGATCCTGTCATTGGTAGAGCTACAGAAATCCAAGAAATTGTTGAAGTACTGGCAAAAAGAAATAAAAGCAACATTCTAATGGTAGGCGATCCCGGTGTAGGTAAAACTGCCATTGCCGAAGGTCTTGCCAGATGCATTTTTGAACAAGAAGTGCCTGATTATTTGCTAGACTACACTGTTTATAATCTAGACATTGGCAGTTTGTTGGCCGGCAGTAAATATCGTGGCGAGTTTGAAGAAAAGTTTAAAGATGTAATGAAAGCACTGGCCACAAAAGGCCGATGTATTTTGTTTATTGATGAAGCACATACCATGCGTGGTGCAGGGTCAGGCAGCAGCAGTAGCTTGGACTTTAGTAATATGATTAAGCCTGCGCTGACCAAAGGCAACATTAAAGTCATTGCCAGCACCACCTGGGAAGAATACAGTCAGAGTTTTGAAAAAGACCGTGCATTAATGCGTCGCTTTTATCGCATGACTGTGGAAGAACCAACTCCCGCAGTGGCCAAAGACATTCTGCATGGACTTAAAGAATACTTTGAAGAATTCCATAACGGCACTGTCAGCGATGAAGCCATTGACGCCGCAGTTGATTTGAGTGTTAGATATCAAACAGATAAAAGGTTACCTGACAAAGCCATTGATTTAATTGATGCCAGTATGGCAAGATTAAAAATTGCACAGCTCAATTTTGTACTGCGTAAAAGTCATATTATCGACAGTCTCAGTAAGTTTACTAAGATTCCAGTACACCAATTAGACAATGAAACTACAAAAAATCTTGAAAGCCTTGAGCCTAACATTAAATCAAAACTGTTTGGACAAGATGCCGCAGTTGAAAATGTATTGGAAAAGATTTATGTTAGCCGTGCTGGTCTAAAAGCATTGAACAAGCCTGTTGGTTCATTCTTGTTCTTAGGACCCACAGGCACAGGTAAAACAGAACTTGCTAAGTTGTTAGCTGAAAATCTTGGTATGAAACTATTAAGATATGATATGAGCGAGTATCAAGAAAAGCACAGTGTAGCCAAATTGATTGGTGCTCCCCCCGGGTATGTAGGCTATGACGATGGCAACTTAGGTGGCGGTTTATTAATTAGTGAAGTTGAAAAGAATCCCAACAGTATCATCTTGTTTGATGAAATTGAAAAAGCACACCCTGATGTCAGTAACTTGTTGTTGAGTTTGATGGACGAAGGTGTCATTACCAGCAGTAACGGTAAAAAAGCAGACTGCCGCAACAGCATTGTTATTTTAACCAGTAACTTGGGCGCACAAGACAGTGAGCGTAACAGCATTGGATTTACTAGCCTAGACCGCGAAGGCGAAGATGACCGAGCTGTTAAGGACTTTTTTAAGCCCGAATTTAGAAACAGACTTGACGGTGTGGTCAAGTTTAATAAACTCAGCAAGCAACACATTGAACGAATTGTCGACAAGTTCATTAAAGACATCAATGACTTGCTAAGTGACAAACACATCAGTGTTAGAGTTCGTGATGATGCTGTCGACGAAATTATTGACAAAGGTTACGACAGCAAGATGGGTGCCAGACCGCTTGCTCGTAAGATAAATGAATTGATCAAAGTACCTTTGAGTAAAAAGATTTTGTTTGAAAACTTACAAAATTGTACTGTGTATGTTGATTTTATCAACGGCCAGTTTGATTTTGATGTTCGTGAAAACGAATACATCCTTTACCCTACTAATAAGGCCATAGATGAAAATGGATACGTTGTCTTGGACGAAGTTAAATCCAACCTGTAAAGTAAAAGCTACTAATAAAAGGTTTTTTAATCAGTATGTGTATAAAGCCATACTGTATGTGCCCATGGGGTTAATTATAAGAACTCAGCCCGATGTGCTTAGTATAGAAAGCTTTGTTGAACAAAGAAAATACAATTTTTTCAAATGGCATGGGCACAATCATACTCCTTACATAACGCAAAGAAAAAAGGACTACTTAGCGGCCACGGTTGAACAGTTAGAATATTGGACTAAGGTATTAACTGAAAACAAAAGCACAGTAAAATACAGAGTTGAAGAACCACACCTATCTGTATATACCAATGACGAACAACTGCTTTATGAATTGTCCGGTGGCGACAGTGCTGCATTAAGAGAGATTTTTAGACCGCAAAGTGAACTTGCCAAATTGACTTTGGAGTCTAATCAGATTGTTGTTAAAAAGCCTACTGAATATCAATATAAAATATATTTTAAGGAAAATTACAACATAGATACTGACATTAGAGTCAGCATAGGACAATATTTGGAAAATTTAGGCGACGAAGTCAAAGTACCACAAGGAGCCAAATATAACTTTGAAAACAGAAGATTATGGTTTAGGGGCTGTTATATCTATGCTAAAGATGATAAAATTTTAACATATTTGGGCTTAATGGCTCCGGGAATTGTATCACAAATTTTTAAACAGGTCTATATACCCTAATAAATATCCGTATAACCCAAGGATGGTATAATGGCTAAAATCCAAGAACAGAACATTGTGATTACTGTTAGTCGACTAGTTAAAGATGACACAGCTGACAAAATGGAAATCACACAAGAAGTTACAGATGCACTAGCATCCGTAGCAGAAGAATTACTTGGCAACGGTTTTGTTGTCGAAGTTAATATAGCATAATCAATTACTTAAGAAAGAAACTCATGAGCGATTCAAAAAAACCAGTCGAAGCTAAAGAAATCACCGGCAAAGCTACTGCTACCCCAGTGCCTAAACTAACAAAAGCAATTATGCCTGTGCCCGAACTAGCAAAAACTTCACCTCAAATGCCTCAAGGTAATCAATTTGATTTTAGCAAGGTTCATGTACACTTTGCAGTTCCATGCTATGGTGGTATGGTCAGCGAACCAACTATGACCAGCTTCTTGCGTTTTACGCTATTGGCACAACGAGTAGGCCTAAACTGGAGCCTAGATACTATGGTTAACGAATCATTGGTTACTAGAGCACGAAATAACCTGTGCGCTAAAATGATGACCAATGCAGCGGCTACTCACTTTATGTTCATTGACGCAGACATTCGTTTTGAACCAGAAGCTATCTTTGGTATGATTGCTGCAGACAAAGATGTTATCGGTGGATTGTATCCTAAGAAGTCATTGCCCATTGACTATGTTATTAACTTGAAAAACGGTGGCCGCATTGAAGGTCCTATCTTCCAAGTTGACACGCAAGGTACAGGTTTCTTGTTGTTTAGAAAATCTGTGTATGAGCAATTAATTAAAGCTCATCCAGAGTGCAAATATGTCGATGACATCGGTCTAGGCAAGCAATACGAGCCTTTCATGTACAGTATTTTTGATACTGTTATTGACGAGCGTGGACACTACTTGAGCGAAGACTGGACATTCTGCCGTCGCTGGCAAGCAATGGGTGGTGACATTTGGGCAGACAGCCGTGTACTGTTGAACCACATTGGACATTATGAATTCAAGGGCGACTTGGCGGCATTGGAGCGTAAAGGCTTGAAGCGTGTTTCCGCTGACAGTCCTGAAGGCCAAGCAGCTATCGAAGCACAAAAAGCTGCAGCTGCAGAAGCATTGGCTAGGGCTCAAGAAACAGCCAATGAGTCAGCTTAAAGAATCTATTAGATTTGATATAGAACTAAGTGGCGACTATTGGTTTAAGCCGCCACAGTTCAGAATTCTAATAGATGGTAAAAAATATTTGTCCGGGTTTGCAGACACTACGCCATGTATATATGAATTTACAGCGGATTTAGAAAAAGACCAAGAACATCTATTAGAAATAAGGTTAGAGAATAAAAACAAAAAAGATACTTTATTAGACAGTGAAAAAAAGAATATTATAAAAGACATGCTGTTACATATACACAGCATTAAAATAGATGAAATAGATCTAGACTATTTAATTGCTGATAAGGGAAAATATTTGCCCGATAATCCTAATATAGAACCACAATTAAATTGTACAGATTTGGGTTATAATGGTAGTTTTCAGCTTAAATTTTCTGTTCCATTTTATCTATGGATGATGGAAAATGGTTAATAAATGACTCAATATAAAGAAAAAATTTCTTTTTGTATAGGATTAAATGGAACTTTTTGGGAGAAATTACCTAAATTTTCTATTAGACTCGATGGACAAGAAATGGTTTCAGGCTATGCCAAGCAAGATACTGAACTTTATAGATTTACATGTGAACTCGACGAAGATCAAGAGCATTTATTAGAAATAAGACTAGAAAATAAAGAAGCAGGGGATACTATCACAAATGAGGTTACCTCAGAGATCGTTCAAGATATGTTATTAAACATCGAAAGTATCGAAATTGATGACATTGAATTAAAATATTTGAAATGGTCGCACAGTGAATTTGTAGCAGATAATCCAGAAAACTCTACTATTGAGGGATGCCTCAACTTAGGTTGGAACGGCAGTTATAGATTAAAGTTTACTAGTCCGTTTTATCTTTGGTTCTTAAAAAATACATGAAGCTAAATACTGTAATAGAAATAGTACAGTATGTTTGCCCACGAATTATACGAACAAAATAAACCCCGTGTCGTTGTCACTTACCCCGGCCGTTTTCAGCCTTTCCATCAAGGACATGCAGGGGTTTTTGCACAACTACAAAAGAAGTTTGGCAATGAAAATGTTTTCATTTTAACTAGCAATGATACCAGTAGTGCTAAAAGCCCATTTAACTTTAACGACAAGTACCAATTAATCACAGCTGCAGGTGTTCCCGGAAATCATATTGTTGAAACCAACAAGATGTATGTATTACCAGAAGCTTTTGATCCCACTACAACAATTTTAATTACAGCAGTTGGTGCGCCAGATGCAGACAGATTAAATCCAGATACATTCACTAAACGGGATCAAAAAGATAAAGATGGTAACATAACAAAACCCGCCGGCAGTCCCAGTTATTATAAAGTATGGGATCCTACAAACAAAAATCCTGCTACTGCTGACCAACACGGTTATGTTATTGTAATTCCTGAAATACACAAAACAATTAAAATTAAAGGCAAGGATTACGATGTAAGTCACGGAACAGAATGCCGTAATTTATGGAATCAGATTCGTAAAGACGCTAAAGCCCGTGCTGAATTCCTTACACAAATGTATTCAAAACCCAGTCAAGAATTAGCTGCAATCTTTGATAAAATTCCCGCAACTTCCAATGAAGACATCATGCCTGACGGTGCAGGCACTGCCAGTCCTATTCCCGGACACCTTGAGGAAATGGGCGGGGTTGGTGTTATCGCCAGCAAGAAACAAGCTAAAGATCCTAGATACAGCATGAGCTTGACACAGGACATAAGACCTGGCGCAATACAAAAAAATCTTAAAGCCTTTAAATTAGCTGAACAGCCTCGTATGCCTTTAGTTACTCCACCGGGTATTGCTAGTCCACAACAACAAGCTGCGGCACAGTTAGGTTACGGTGAAGAAGAGCTTGAGGAAAAGTGGACTAAGAAATATAAGAAAAGCATCAACTGTAGCAATCCAAAAGGTTTTAGTCAACGAGCTCACTGTGCTGGCCGTCGTGCAAGACAAGCAGGACACAGTACAAAAAGTAAATCAGTGACTGAAGATCAGGGTACCGGGGCAAGCTATGAAGAAATATCTAAGATGCTGGCTGATTTTTTGCCGTTGGCAGCTAAACACTTAGAACTCGATAAATTACCTCACATTAAAATTCAAAAACATTTAAAAGCACACGACGGTCAAGCAACATTTGGTCGTTTTGTTAATGATGAATTAAAAATTTATTTAGGTATTGCAAATAGACACCCTGTAGATATACTGCGTACATTAGCGCATGAACTAGTACATTTTAAACAATACTTAGATGGTGAAATGTACGCAGGCGCCGGCGAGACCGGCACTCCAATTGAAAATGAAGCTAATGCCGAAGCAGGCATTATTATGCGACACTTTAACAAAGAACACCCGGAAGCTATTCAAAGTAAGCCATTGGATCTATAATGCGAGCAAAAGAGTTTATTAAACATAGGGATTTTGATGAAGATTATCACCCAAATGATACTCCCCCAGGTCCCGAATTTAAACCAACTATGCCCCAAGGTACAGTGCGAGTAGATGTCAGCGATGTCTACGACTGGTATAAATTAGGACAACATATCAGTAACTTAAAAGGACTAGGCCATCATGATTTTGGACAAGGGCCACCAAGTACCATTATGGCATTTGGCAGTGAAGAAGAAGAACACAAATATATTAAAGACCTAGAAAAAACAGGCCTTAAAACTACTGACATAGATCCCCCTAGTACTGTAAAAGGGCCTAGACAAAAGTTAGATCCTACTTATAATGTAGGAGAAAACTTTGCTGATGGTAAAAACCCAGGTCGTAAAGGTCTCAGCCAAAGAATGGGCATTCCTAAAAATGCTACAATAGCACAACTTGAAAAATTCAAACATGCCGAAGGCGAAAAAGGTCGCATGGCTCGCTGGCAGCTTAACATGCGTCGAGGTAAGGAAAATGCAGGATCTAAGAATTGAAGTTGATGTTTATTGCGAATGGCAAACTGAACCCGAAGCATATAGACTTTATATAGACAACGATTTATATACTGAACGAACATACATATGGCGCAATCCACATAATTGGGTTAGAGAAATACTGGTAGCAGAACTAGAACCAGGCGAACACACAATAAAAATAGAATCCGTTAACAAAAGTATAAACACTAGTATATTCAGAATGGCAAATTTTGCCATAAACAATAAATTTTATCCACTTTCTTTCAATGATACAATAAAACACAGAGACTGCGGTAAGTTTATTATCTAAACTAAATATACAATATCCAGGATAAAACTATGAAAAGTTCACATTTTTTAGGCGAAAACTTTGTTGAAGATGCAAGTTCAGTGCATCAAGACCACGAAGTACAAATGGCTCGTGAAGAACTATACCACGCTGCCGAGTACGCACTGAAACTACACAAATTATTACGCAATGTTGACGAGCGCCAAGGTTTAGAAGGCTGGGTCAGCAGTAAGATTACACTGGCAAATGACTATTTAAAAACCGTGTTAGAATACATGGAATATGAGTTAATGACTGCGGCCGCGCAACCGGAACAAGTTGATGTAATGGCCATAGCAGAAAACGCTCCAATGGAAAGAGAAAGCGATGAATGGTTAAAGACTGCCACAGATGCACAAATCGGCCAGTATGCGCTTGAAGTTGAAGGTTACAGCACCAGAGCTGGAGAATTGTTTAAGGAATTGAAACAAAAACAACAACAGTTGTTGGGCACAAACAAAGGCCATCAGCAAGTAAAAGAAATGTCTTCAGGTAGTGTTGCTACAGTAGTTAATCCTACACCTAAAAACAAAGCCAAAACAGGCACACTATTTGGCGGCACTTACAAGCAACCTAAGGCTAAAAAGTAATGAGCGATAAAAAAAGTTTTCAGGACTTTTTAAATGAAGTTGAGGCTAAAAAATTAGCAGAGCTAGCACTGCCTAAACTCCCTATACCAAAGCCTAGGCCAGCGCCAAAACCGGTTCCTAGACCAGAGCCAAGACCTACACCAAGACCCGAACCCCAACCAAAGATAGATCAACCCAAACCAGGTGAAGCACCTTCACGCCCAAGCACACCAGAGCCTGCTCCTGGGCCCGATGTAAAACCAACACCTGCGCCTAAACCACAACCTGCTCCAACACCAGGGCCAGAGGTTAAGCCAATACCTACACCAACTCCTATACCAATACCCGGACCAGAACAAGAACCAACGCCGGGGCCCAGGCAAGAGCCAACACCATCTAAACCGGAGTCAACTAAGCCAGGTGAAACTAAACCTTCGCCAACTGTTCCGTTGCCTATACCTATTCCCGGTGGCAATAACATTGGCAGTGGATTAGACTTTTGGCGCTTTGGCGGACCTACTCCTCCTAAAGGCATACCAGACTTTAAACCGTTAAAAGATTTAAAAGAATTTGAACAAATGACTGATATACAAAAAAGTTTGTACATTGTTGAATCAATGTCATCTGCTACAAAAAATCCTACTGGTCCTAAATTTCCCGGTTACTGGATGGGCACAGATCCGGCCAGTGATGCAAAACATAAAATGGTTGGCGGCAGTGAAGAACAACAAGAAAGTGTCCTAGGTGAATTAGATAAAACAGCTAAAGACACTGCTATACAGCGTAAGCTACAAGAAAAATATAAAGAGTTTAAAGAAGACAATTGGGCAGCAGAGCCTAATCAGACAACTGATACTAGCGCCGCAAAACCAACAACTACAGCAACAACAACACCGCCCAGTGCAACATCTGATCAGATGGTTCCTGGAAAGCCAGGTTGGAATAAAGGCGTAGAAACTAAACCTATCGAAGGACCGGGTGGCACACCTTTTGGCATTTATCCGAAAGCATTTCCTAAAAGAGACCCATCACCAATTTATAAAGGGACAGATTCAGAACCTGCAAACATTTTAGGATTGATTCCTGGTGTTATAGGAGTGACAGGTGCATTAGGTACATACTCAGGTGAATTAAACAAAAGTGAAGCAGAATGGCTTGCTAAACAACGTGCAGAAGCGGGTATTGAATACAAACCGCCAACTGCAGCGGACCATAAAGCTGTAATTCGTCAAATTGATCAACAAATAGCACAACAGGCAGAAAAACAAAAAGCTGAAATAGAAAAACAAATTCAAAGCACACCTGTTAAACCTGATACTACACGACCAGCAACAGCTGCAGGTCCATTGGTTAAACAACCAGCGGCTAAACCAATAGCTAGTACAGATGATAATACTGCAAGACTGCAACAACTATCAGGAATTTCTACCCCCACAGGCAGTTCAGCAAAAACTCAACCCGACACAACACCGGAACCAGAAATTGATGCTGACGAACTTCCACAACAAATGGAGCCAAGTTCAACAGGATTAGATCCATCTGGCAGAAAAACCAGTGACACTGATCCAAGATCTACAACCTACGGAGATAGCAGTAAATTAAAATCTACTTCTTGGCAAGAGTTAGCTAAATTAAATCCGCAGATTAAAAATCCTAATTTGATTTATGTAGGCCAACAAATTACAGCACCCAATGGTGACATTTATACTGTACAAAAAGGTGACACTTTAAGTAAGATTGCGGCAAATTGGAACCAACAAATGGGATTTACTGCTGGTGCTAAACCTCCGACGACCAAACCGCCAGTACAAAAACCGCAACAGCCTACTGTGCCTGCAGGATCCTCAGGTAAAGTTGAACTCCCGCCCAATGCCGTTACATCACCTACAACTGGTCAGCCATGGCTTAGTGGTTCCGGTGAACCATGGACATCAGGACAAACACCTGCACCAACAAAACCAGCCCCGGGTGTTAATCCTTGGACTGGTAAAGATCCTGCCAAAGCTGAAGCTTGGTCTAAGCTTACACCTCGCCAACAGGCTTATGTAGGAATGGCAGATCCAACTGATTCTATTATTGTTTCTAGAGCCAAAGCTGCTAATCCTGCAGAATACGATCTTTCATATCAAGATCGATCAAACCTTAATAAAGTAGTAGGCGGGCTTGAAGGTCAAAGTTATAGCGGACACTATGGATTCTTTGGTGGCAAGATGCGAGCTAAAGATAATGCAGGAAGACCTTATATTACTCCTGAAGAATGGTCACAACAGAATCTAGGTCAATCAAAACCTTTAGATCAAATGACCATGTCTGAAGTTCAACAATTTCAAAAGGCCAGAGGCGGGCAAGCCAATGCTGTCGGTATGTACGGTTTTACAGGTACGACTCTTGATGCCCTTAAAAAACAACTAGACATACCAGACAATGCAGTGTTTGATGCTAAAACTCAGGAAGCAATGCAAAATCAATTATTAAATAATAATTTAGCAGAATTGCAAAGAAACAAAATTCCAGTAAGCCCTGCCACTGTATACAGCGCACACTTTATAGGTCCTGCCGGAACTAATCAGGTACTAAATGCTGCCAAAACTGAGCCAAATGCAACTGTTGCAGATATATTAGCAAGAAAAGCAGGAGCTCCAGGCACCCCTGCACACGAAGAACGCATGGCATACCTTAGCAAAAATAATCCTGCATTAGCATCAACTACTGCAGGTAATTGGATAGCTTCTATGGATAAAAAATATAACGATAAATTACAAGCACAATCACAACAAACACAAATAGCTATGAGAGAAAATCGCGATGATAAAAAAGTTGCAGGACGCTACAGCTATGATGAGTTTGACGATTTAGTTGATAGATTGCGAGCCAAAGCCAAAGCACAGGAAAAGAAACAAGGTCCTGTTGATCTTGGAAAATTAATGCAAAGATTGCGCGACATTGAAGATAAAGATGACAAGCCCATCAAGGAAGAAGAACCTCCTAGTTTGGCAACTAACCCAACAATGCAAGCAACTAGCCCAGCAAGACAAGCTACCAATCCTTATGCACAAGATACAACAGCGGGCACACAAGCAACAAGTCAAGCAGGTACACCACAGCAACAACAGCAAAAAAGAGATCAAGCCATTGATGCCAGCACAGCAAGAGGTGTAGCAGATACAATTGGCAGTGTTGCTCCTCCGGGAACAAACACTGATGCATTGGCGCAGGCAATTGTTAATGCCAATGACGGTAAGCCTTTAACAAGAGATCAACAACGAGCAATGGGTACAATAACTCCATTGGTTCTAAAAGCTGCAGAAACTCCAACCGCGGCGGGCCCACTTAAGACAGCACTACAACAAGCAGGCATTTTAGCTAAACAAGGAAAGTAACGAGATGTTTTTAAACGATTTATATAATAACAATAAACTATTTGAAAATATCAGTCCCATTGATTTGGCTGAGATATTGTTTAACGGCTTACAACAAAAATATCCCGAAGCAATTACTCGTTATGGGCATGAAGTAGTGGGTGATGCTATTATTGATTATGCTGAGGAAGCAGATGACATTCACAGCATGAGTGATGTTGATATGGCTGTTGATGAAATTGTCAACAATTTAGAAAACTACCGCGGTGACCGTACAAATGATTTAGAACCAGACTCGTCAGCACCTGTTACAGAAAATCTACGCAAGTGGTTTAAAGAAAAGTGGGTTCGTTTTGGACCTGATGGCGAAATTCGTGGTAGTTGTGCTAGAGGCGATAGCAGTGAAGGTAAACCAAAATGTTTACCACAGGCCAAGGCACATGCACTAGGCAAAAAAGGCCGTAAGTATGCGGCTGCTAAAAAGCGCAGAGAAGACCCAAATCCTGAGCGTAGTGGTGCGGCGATCAATGTTGCTACAAAGAAAAAATCCAATGAAGGTGTGGCGGAAGCAAATCCTAATCAACAGATATCACGATACAATCCAAACGGCGCAACATATAAGGGTGCAAAAAATAAGATGCCTACACTGGACCCGCAAGATCCGGTGCACAATGCCGATCGATATGATACAAAATACGACGAACCTTATGATCCCAACGACAAGTATGACCAAGCAGAATTGCAGCGTGTGATGGCCAAACAGATGTCCACTTTAACTGATACTGAAAAAACAGTCATCGACATGAGATTCTATGATGATATGTCATTAGCCGATGTTGCCAGAAAATTAGGAGTATCTAACGAAAGAATTAGACAGATTGAAGCAAAGGCACTTCGAAAACTAAAACATCCTAGCAGATCCGACGCTTTGCAATCATTCCTGACGCAAGGTGTGGCGGAAGGCGTTGCCATTGTCAAGCAAGATTACGATTTAGATCAAATGGTGTATGTGCTTGATGTAGATGGTAACAAAGTGTCCTTTACATATTGGGACTACGAAGACGATTTCAACAATCCAGATATCAAAGACATCTATCAACAAGCCCAGGAGCAACTAGGTAAAAAACTTTCTCCAGAACAGGTTAAAGCAGTTGCTCGTTCTGTGTTCAAATCGTTCGAGCAAGGTGTGGCGGAAGGCAGCATATACAGTCCTGGTGCAACACAGTATTCTGGCAAACCTGACACATATACTTTTAGTAAAGTCCAACAAAACCACTACGATACACTATCAAGCATTCTTGCACGAAACGGCATGAAGTTTACACATATTGACGCAATGACATATCCTGCCAGAAGATCTTATCTTGCGCCTAACCGAAACGATCCAAAACCATTCTTCTTAACCAGTTTTATTGTAAAAAGCCCTGCACTGGAGTGGATCAAATACGAAGGTGGCACTGCGGGTGGTGGACAGAACCTTGTAACAATTAATGGCAAGAAGATGAAACTAACTGAGTTTTTATCGTTGCCACCAAAACAACAAGATGCATTGCTTCAAGCTAAACCCACTGTGGCTGTAGACACTGCCCCAATTTGGAAAGTTAACTTTCAATGGAATACACAGGTTGGACAACCAATTCATAGTTCTACCAAAACTAAAGCAGATTCAAAAGAAGAAGCAATAGCCAAAACAATAAAGAAGTTTAAGAGGCGTGGAATAATTATATCAGTTACTTCAGCAGAACCAGTAGAAAGCCCAATGACAGAAAACGCTAATAGTTTATCTATACAGCAGTTAGCTGCTGTCAGCGATGCAGCCTTGGACCAAGCATATGGTTATGGTCGTAGCACACCTGGCAACAATTTTGGATGGCAAGCCAATCTTCAATCTGCTGCTTATGCTAAAAAAATGATTGATGCTGGTGTAACAGACATTGAAGCTATTGCAGACGCAATTCACAAAGGTTGGAATACCACAGCACTGAGATTTGTTCAAGACCCTGATCAATTTGACGATACCGAAAAACTTCGTCAAGCGGGAAAACTTGAAGCTAAACTACAGCAAAGAGCTAAACTAATGAAAATTAGTTATTCTGAACTAGACAACGACGAACAGGAAAAAGATCGTGTAGTTGCAAGAGCACTATTGCAGGCTGTAACAGGTCAGCAAGGTGTAGCGGAAGGATTTAACGCAGATGCATACGATGAAGAACATTACTATCGTGGTCATACCAAAGACAAAAACGGAGAGTTTCAACCAGGTCCGAAGTTTGATAGTTTAGGTGCCGCACAAAAATGGAGGAAAGAAACGCCTGGTGAACATAAAGTTACACTTCATCGTAGACAACAAGATGTGGCAGAAGCTCAACAAACTTGTCCAGAGTGTGGTGGTCCAGCATTTAGTAATTTAATCTTAGCTGAAAAACAAGACGCTTGCTATCACAAAGTTAAAAGCCGTTACAAAGTATGGCCAAGTGCTTATGCATCAGGTGCCTTAGTACAGTGCCGTAAAAAAGGTGCAGCAAACTGGGGCAATAAAAAGAAAACCAACGAAGCCAAAGCTTCCCCTTCACAAGATTATCAAAAGATGATGAATTTTGTACAAGGACAAAGACTGAGTGGTGTACCTCCCGAACAACAAGTGGCTGTGGCATTGTTCAAAGAATTAGAAAAGACCAAGGCTTATAATAAAGAATTAAAATCAGAGTTGCAGGCTGCAGGTGAACGAGCAGACATTGGTGCTGAACAAGGTGAAATTACTAGCAAGGAACTTACCAAGCATCGCGGCGAATTAGAAAAAGAAAAAGTAAAGCAACAGGCCAGTAAAGCTCAGTTACAAACACTAGCTCAACAACTGGATCAACTTAAGGCCACACCTGACATTGATCCCGAAGCTACTGCTACACTAGAGCGTCAGATCGCTGACTTAGAACAGCGTATGCAAAACAAACAGGGCACCGGTGTATCAGCTGATAAAATTGCAGAACTAGAAAAGGCCATTGCGGCTGTTCAGCAAGGTGAAACTGTTGATGCTAAAGCAATTGAAAAATTAGAACAACAGTTTAAAGATGCAGAAGCGGCTGCAAAAACAGCACAGGCTCGAGTTGGTCAAGTTAAAGATTATACAGCACAAATTGAAAAATTAAATGCAGAGATTGATAATTTAAATTCAGCTTTAGCTAATAGTGTAAAACCAAAATTAGATCAACTTGATCAAGAAAACGAACATGTTTATCAAGAGCTAGAACAACATGATAGTTTAATTAACCAAGTTGTAAATGCAGTAACTGCACCTAATCCTAATGCTCAAAACATAGCTACAATGGCCCCACAAATGCTCCGTCAAAATCCTCAACAGGCTGTTCAAGCACAACAAGCACCACAAGGTGTAGTAGAAACAAGATTTTATTTTACACCCAAAGCCACAGACACTGCAAGTTTACGCAATGATTTTAAAATGACACAAGATAGCCAAGGCTGGTACATAACAGAATCGCAAGGTCCTGCTGCTGTATTAGAAGCACAACGAGCATTTGGCATTCCTAAGATTAAGGAAGTTAAATTAAAAGAAGTTAGGATAAGTGACTTTACTGGTCGTGCTAGTACCATTGGTGACGAAAACGCTACCAGTCCAATTGGTAGTTTACCTCGCAAAGGTCGTAAATATGCGTAATTATATACAGATCATGGAAGCAGCTACAAAGAATTGTCCTGTAGCTACTCATAACATAGATATTAATCTTAAAAATAGACAAAAGGCCATAGATGAATATAATTATGGTCCTGCTAACCCTGATAATCCCGGCGACTATTGGAAAAAAGCTGCAAAAGGATTTAAAGTTACAGAAGCTATTGCAAAAACCATGCAGTGTGCAAACTGTGCGGCCTTTGATGTCAGCGACAGTATGCGCGAATGCATAGCCAATGGTATCAAAGGTGATGAACCAAACATAGATGCTAATGCCAGCATAAATATTGCTGACATTGGTTATTGTAACTTTTTGCACTTCAAATGTGCAGGTGCAAGAAGTTGTAGAGCTTGGATCACAGGCGGACCCATAACTGAAAAAGACAAGAATAAAAAGGCAGAATAAAATGGACGAATTAGTAAAAGCAATGAAAATTGCATTCAGCACAGAATTTAGTTTTTATCTAAAAGCACACTACTTTCATTGGAATGTAGAAGGTTCAGACTTTTTAGAGTATCATGACTTGTTTGGTAAAATTTACGAAGAAGTGTATGGCAGTATTGATTCTTTTGCTGAAAACATTCGTAAACTAGGCAGCTATACTCCCGGTAGTTATACACGCTTAAGTATGCTTACCCAAATTGAAGATGAAACTGATGTGTTGCCCAAGGATCAAATGGTTGCAGAATTACTTGCTGACAACGATAAGATTCTTAAGGTAATCAAATTGGTCTACGACCTAGCAGAACGCGAAGGTCAACACGGTCTCAGCAACTTTTTAGCTGAAAGACTAGACGCACACCAAAAACATGGTTGGATGCTGAGAGCCAGTCTTAAATAATTAATGAAAGATTATTACTGTAGTGCTGTAGACACAGGGCTGTTCGTGTCTGTGAACGGCTATGTTGGTTTATGCTGTAGTGGGTCGGTGCCTTTGGGTAGTGTAAGGCAAGAACCTGTACAGCAAATTTTTCAAAAAAGCAAATTTATTCAACTACAACATGATCTAAAGAATGGTAAAGCAAATAACTATTGTTCAGGTTGTTATAGCATAGAATCAACAGCACCAGGCAGTAGCCAATGGTCAGCATTCAATGATCAATTTCCTCGACAAGAATATAGAAAATTAAAACTAATTGATATCCGCTGGAGCAATGTCTGCAATTTAACTTGCAGGTATTGTAACACACATGACAGCAGCGAATGGCGAAAAATAAGAAACTTACCTATAGAATCTGTTAATAGAGATTACACAGAATCATTATTTGACCTAATAGAAGAAAACTTAGATACAATTGAATGTGTTTATTTGTTAGGTGGCGAGCCCTTACTGCAAAAAAACAATATACGATTGTTAGATATGTTGCCTAAACATGTTAAAATTGATGTACTTACAAACGGTAGTGTTGATTTGACAAAAAACAAAATCTATGAAAAACTTTTAAACTTTCCAAAAACTTATTGGAATTTAAGTTTTGATAATATAGAAGATCGATTTGAATATGTAAGGGCAGGCGGTGATTGGGATTTACTATGTAAAAATATCCAGCAACTTAAAATAGATTTTACAACCAACAATGTTACTTTACACCCAGTATATACTATTTTCAATGCAACAAGATTAAAAGAATTATATGAATTTGCTGACAGCAAAGGCAATTTAAGAGTTAATTGGCAATTAGGACTTGCTAGCAATGATCCATATAATTTATCTACAGATAGTTTTTTATCATTTGGACACAGTAAACCAATAAGAGATTTAGCTGTACAAGAAATAGATAGTTTGGGATTTGATGATATTTTTTTAACTGGTGTAAAACAAAGTTTATTAGATGATATTGAAGACTCCACTAAATCAAAACGATTTTTAGATTGGATACAACAAATGGAACAGGTCATTATACCAAAATATAGTTTTCAAGAACTTTGGCCTGAATTAAATATATTATTGAGCAAATAGACCTTGGCCTTAGGACCGGGTAGGCGGGAACCCGCGCCTAGTATAACAAATTCGCTACTTGTTATACTAAACAGGGTTCATTTTACATTTATCACCGTGCCATTGAAGAATATTAGCTATGCTACCTTCTTTTTTGCAATGTACACAACACATTCGTCTTTTTGGAATTCCCAATTGACGCAATGAGTGCCTTTCTTTACTTTCCTTTTCCCAAGTCCATCCTACTTTTTTAACTTTAGTTTTGATAACAAGGGGAGTTCTGTCTTTTATTTTGCAACCTTTTTTCTCGTATGCATTTTTAACCGACTCTGATAACTTTGCTTTATGTTCCAGAGACATGGGCTTTAGTTTTATACCTTTTACCCCACCACCCCATAACCCATCTTCTATTTTTAAGTTGGCCCACTGCGGGGAATTCACAATGTCGTTATCTATAGAAAACTTAGTAGCAAATTCAACTAATTCTTCTTTATTGTGAAAAAGTTGGTGCCAAACAGTAGTAACATCATTACCGTATTTCTTTAAATGTCTCGACCAATGTTTACCCGATCCTTTATACTTAAACACATCAAGTTTAACTGTTTTCCCAAAGTATTTCAATCCTGTTATGTTGTGTTGTTTAATATACAGGTAGGTGGGTTTAAAATAAATATTCATGCTGTGATTCCTTTCAATCATAGAGTAGTTGGGAGTTCCCGCTCCGCGAACTACACTAATATTTATCCAATTAAATTGATTTTTACTTTTCAATAATTTACAATAACATTTTTATAAAGGATCTAATATGTCAGACTCTGGATACTCACGCAGCTTCAACGGCGAAGCCAAAATCAAATTGACGCAATTAATTACAGAAGGCATGACCGTGCTTCAAGAAGTTGATACCCTTAACGAGGGTCTTAATGAAACCATTAAGGCCATTGCCGAAGAACTAGAAATTAAACCGGCCACACTGAAAAAAGCAATTAAGATTGCACATAAAGCCAAGCTAGGCGAAACCAATCGCGACCACGATGAATTGAATACTATTCTTGAAACTGTAGGAAAAACTCTTTGACCGAAAGCGTTAAAAGCTGGTGGGCTGGTGCCAAAGAATTTATTGTTAATGATTGGCGCAGTCATAAAGTAAGATTTGTGTTTGAAATGATAGCATGGGCAATCAGCATTGGTTGCAGTCTTACCTATGCTATCACAGTTCCCAACTTACCATTTATCCCACTTTATGCGGCCTTTATTATTGGTTGTACAATCAGTGCAGGCTGTGCTTACAGCCGCGGTAGTTTTGGTATATTTGGCAATTATGTATTGTTAGCAACCATTGACAGTACTGGCCTAATTAAGTTAATATTACAAACTTATGTCCTACATTGACGCATTATTTGACAAACAGCGTGATAGAATCCATGTAGTTGAACGGATAAACGGTCAAAGACAGTACCAAGAATATCCCGCTAACTATGTGTTTTATTATGATGACCCCCGAGGTAAACATCGTACCATCTACGGTACTCCGGTAACTAGATTTGCCACACGCAACGGCAAAGAATTCCAAAAAGAACTTAGAGTACAAAGCGGTAAAAGGCTTTGGGAAAGTGACTTTAAGCCTGTATTCAGGTGTCTTGAAGAAAACTATTTAGGTGCTGAGCCTCCTAAACTAAATGTAGCGTTTTTTGACATTGAAGCAAACTTTGACCCTGAACGAGGCTTTGCACCAACAACTGATCCATTCAATAACATTACCGCTATATCTGTTTATTTAGATTGGTTAGACAAATTAGTCACGCTGGCCATTCCTCCCAAATCAATGAGCTGGGCCACTGCTGAAGAAATCTGTGCTAAGTTTGATAACTGTTATATCTTCGACCGTGAAGAGGATATGCTGGACACATTCTTAAACTTGATCGATGACGCAGACATTTTAACGGGTTGGAACAGTGAAGGCTATGACATTCCATATACCATTGGCCGTATTACTCGTGTGCTGAGTAAAGACGATACACGCCGTATGTGTTTGTGGGGTCAGTTTCCCAAGCAACGAGAGTTTGAACGATTTGGTGCTGTTAATACAACCTTTGACTTAATTGGTCGTGTGCATATGGACTATATGCAGTTGTATCGCAAATATACATACGAAGAACGGCATAGTTATAGTTTGGATGCCATTGGCGAATACGAACTTGACGAAAGAAAGACACCTTATGAAGGTACACTAGATCAATTATACAACAAAGACTTTGAAAAGTTTTTAGTGTATAACAGACAAGATACTCGCTTGATAGCGAAACTGGATAAGAAACTTCGTTTCTTAGATTTGGCAAATACCATTGCTCACGATAACACGGTGTTATTGCAGACAACATTGGGTGCCGTAGCAACTACAGAACAGGCAATTATCAATGAAGCACACAGGCAAGGATTGGTCGTACCTAACAGGAAAGGTAGAGAAGAAGATGGAGAAACGCAGGCAGCAGGTGCCTATGTTGCTTACCCCAAAAGAGGTATGCACGAGTACATCGGCGCCATTGACATCAACTCGCTCTATCCCTCGGCTATTCGAGCCCTTAACATGGGACCGGAAACAATCGTAGGTCAATTAAGACCTATAATGACTGAAAAGTATATTCAAGATAAAATTGCCTCCGGAGACAGCTTTGCGGCTGCGTGGGAAGGTTTGTTTGGTAGTCTTGAATATGAAGCAGTGATGCGTGGTGATCCCAGTGTAGAAATTACCATAGACTGGGAACAGGATGGTACCAGTGACATTGTCAGTGCAGCAGATGTTTGGCGCATTATCTTTGACAGCAATAAACCATGGACATTAAGTGCCAATGGTACTATCTTTACTTACGAACGGAAAGGTATTGTGCCAGGTTTGTTGGAGCGTTGGTATGCTGAACGAAAACAAATGCAGGCTAAACTAAAAGAAGCCACAACTCCCGAAGATCAAGAATATTGGGACAAACGACAGTTAGTTAAGAAAATTAACTTGAACAGTTTGTATGGTGCTATTTTAAATCCAGGCTGTAGATTCTTTGATCAGCGTATTGGTCAAAGTACAACTCTAACTGGTAGAACTATTGCTAAACACATGGACAGTTTTGTCAATGAAGCAATTACAGGCAAGTATGACCATGTAGGGGATGCAATCATATACGGTGACACTGACAGTGTTTATTTCAGTGCGTGGCCTGCTGTTAGAGCAGATGTAGAAGCAGGTCGTATGGAATGGAACAAAGACATTGCCATACAGGTCTATGACAACATAGCAGATCAAGTCAATGAAAGCTTTCCTGCATTTATGGAACGAGCCTGTCATTGTCCCCGAGAAAACGGTGCTATCATTAAAGGTGGCCGTGAACTTATTGCTACTAAAGGCCTGTTTATTAAGAAAAAGCGTTATGCTGTTCTTATCTATGATAAAGAAGGCAAGCGACAGGATGTTAACGGCAAGCCAGGTAAAGTTAAGGCTATGGGCCTAGATCTTAAGCGCAGTGATACACCAAAGATTGTACAAGACTTTTTAAGTGAAATTTTATTGGATGTACTAACTGGCATTGATCGTGACACCGTTGTAGAAAAAATTAAAGAATTTAAATATCAGTTCCAAGAGCGGCCGCCGTGGGAGAAAGGTACACCCAAGCGTGTTAATAACTTAACCAAGTATACCGCAGAAGAAGTAAGACTAGGCAAAGCTAACATGCCAGGACATGTTCGTGCAGCCATGAACTGGAACAACCTGCGTCGTATGCACAGTGACAACTACAGTTTGTCTATCACTGATGGTATGAAAGTTATTGTTTGTAAAGTCAAAGATAATCCTTTAGGTTATACCAGCGTAGCATATCCTACAGATGAAACACACATTCCGCAGTGGTTTAAAGACTTGCCATTTGATGACAACAACATGGAAGATACCATTGTTGACCAAAAGATAGATAACTTGTTGGGTGTGTTGGAATGGAACTTAGGCGAAGCCACTGACATTAGATCTACTTTTACAACACTGTTTAGCTTTGAGTGAAATAACAAATGAAATTAAGTGAATTAATTAATTTAAGAAATAATTTGCAAAATATTTCATTTGGTGCATTAAATCACGAACTTAATAGTGTAGATGCAGCTGTTAGTAAAAATCTTAATTTACAATTGCACGAAAATTATAAATCATCATTAAATGAAATTATAAAATTTCTAAGTCTAATAGAAAACCAAATTGAAAATCAACAAGAGCAAATTTTACAGTTAATCAAAGAAATAGATAACGAAATTTCTGAAGTTACAGCTACAATGATGGAATTGGATTACACATATAAAAATCCAATGGTTCCGTGTTTGAGTAATTACATTGTAGAAAGATCTGATCGTGTTTTAGATTTATCACGTGACGAGCGGGGAGAGATTGGCACAGTTGTAAGATCTTACACTAGTTGGCAATATCCTACTTTAGAAATAGGGCCAGGGGATGGTGAATGGACCGAAAGTTTAGTTGCAGGTGATCCATTATATATTGTGGATAGACATCAAGAATTTATAGATTCAACTTTGAGTAAATTTAATGAAATTTATAGAAGACGAGTTAGACCTTACTTTGTCGGTACCCACGGGGTTAAAGAATTTGATTATAGTGCGCTACCACAAGGCCAATTTGGTTTTATATTTGCTTGGAATGTTGTAAACTTTTGGCCTTTTAAAGAAACTAAACATACTCTCAAACAGTGTTATGATTTACTAAGACCTGGGGGTGTAATGATGTTTAGTTACAATAACTGCGATGTAGTACAGTGTGCAGAAGCTGCAGAGTCTGGCTACAAAAGCTATCTTACTCAAAAATTATTAAACAGTATCTTCGACAAACTAGGTTTTGAGATTATTCAATACCGTTCTACAAGCACTAATGTACACTGGGTAGAAATCAAAAAACCCGGTATACTAACAACTACTAAGCGACATCAAGCATTGGGTAAAATTTGTGCAGTTAATGCTTGACAAACCTAAATAAACCATATAAAATTAACAATCATTGGAGAAAATATGAAAGACCATCTATTAGACATCGTACAACATACTCATGGCTTAGGCGTTATTGACCTAGTAAAAATTGTAGGCAGTGACACAGAAACTAAACTTGAAGCAATTGCTGAAGACCGCAGTGTTATTCTACAGGCTAAATTCAAAGGCACTGTAGGAGAATTTGTAGGCACTTTTGGTATGCCTAACTTGGGCAAACTCAATACCATTCTTAATATTCCCGAATACAAAGAAGAAGCAGCTATTACCGTTAATCGTCAAGACAAAGAAGGCGAGTCTGTACCAGTAGGAGTACACTTTGAAAACAAAGCCGGCGACTTTAAAAACGACTATCGTTTTATGGCCGCTGAAATTGTCAATGACAAACTTAAGACTGTTAAAATGAAAGCAGTTAACTGGAATGTGGACATTGTTCCAGCGGCCGCAAACATTCAGCGTTTGAAGTTTCAGGCCAGTGCCAACAGTGAAGAAAATAACTTTATTGCCAAAACTGAAAATGGCGATTTGAAGTTTTACTTTGGTGACCATAGCAGTCACGCAGGTAATTTTGTGTTTGCACAAGGTGTAAGTGGTAAACTAACTAAATCTTGGGCTTGGCCTGTTGGTGTAGTTATCAGCATTTTGAGCTTGCCTGGAGACAAGACATTTAAAATCAGTGATGAAGGTGCAGCAATGATTACCGTAGACAGTGGCATTGCCGAATACAACTATATTCTTCCAGCACAGACTAAGTAATATGTAGATAACGCAATGAAAAGAGATAATCTGACAGAGAAACAACTCGGTAAAGACGGGCAAAGTCAATGGGCAGTCTTTTTGCCGGCACTCAGTGGTTTCTATGCTACCTATGTAGGCAAGCAACGACACGATCCAAGCTATATTGATGCAAATCGTATGCCTAAACTGTTTGATCGTGGCATGGAAGGCCTTAACTGGCTTAATCCTAACGAAGCGTACTTTCCATATAAGTGGGCACTGTACAGTGCTGGCCATGCTAACTTAGATACAAACAAGTTTGACGCCAAAGAGGACATGGTTCGTAATCGTGATCCAAATAGTTTTGTATTAGGAGATAGTGGCGGATTCCAAATTGGTAAGGGTGTATGGGAAGGTAATTGGAAAGATCCCAATTGTCCCAAAGCACAAAAGAAGCGTGAGCAAGTTCTTAAGTGGATGGATGCTTACATGGATCGGGGCATGATTCTTGATATTCCTGCGTGGGTTGCTCGTAGTGCCGCAGGACAAAAAGCCACTGGTATTACCACTTTTGCAGAAGCAGTAGAAGGCACTTATATTAACAACGATTACTTTATGCGTAATCGTACAGGTAAGTGTAAATTCTTAAATGTTTTACAAGGTGAAAATCATACTGAAGCAGACATTTGGTATGATCAAATGAAAAAATACTGTGACCCAAAACAATATCCCAACGATCACTTTAATGGTTGGGCTATGGGCGGCCAGAACATGTGTGATGTACATTTAACCTTAAAAAGAATTGTGGCCTTAAGGTTCGACGGATTATTAGAACCAGGGCTACATGATTGGATGCATTTTCTTGGTACCAGTAAACTAGAATGGGCATTGTTATTAACAGACATCCAACGAGCAGTTCGTAGATATCATAACGAAAACTTTACTATCAGTTTTGATTGTGCCAGTCCTTTCCTAGCAACTGCCAACGGACAAATCTACTATGATGTAGTTACTCCAGATCGTGCCAAGTGGAGTTATCAAATGCAACCCAGTGTTGATAACAAGAAGTATTCTACAGATACCAGGCCATTTAGGGACGCTGTTCTGCAGGATAAAATCTTTGACAGTTTCTTAGAAAGTCCCGTCAGTGAGCGTTTAAAAATCAACGATGTTTGTTACTACAAGCCCGGCGACCTAAATAAAATAGGTAAAGAAGGCAAAACTTCGTGGGACAGTTTTAGCTATACGCTACAAATGGGTCATAATGTATGGACACACATTCATGCAGTTCAAGAAGCTAATAGACAGTGTGATGCTGGTCTATATCCAGATATGTTAGTAGCTACCAGTACAGATCGCCGTAATACTAGACTGTATGACCGCACATACTTTAGAGATATTGTTAACGACATTTTTGCTACTTCGGATAGGGGCAAGGCAGAACAGCTAGTAGAACATTACAACAGATATTGGCTAAGTATTGTTGGTACTCGCGGTTATACAGGTAAGAAAACTGTTAACGCCAACACCATGTTTAACACATTGTTTGAAGTTGAAGAAACTGAAGAGCATCATATAGACGATTCAGGTCTAAATGAAGCAAAACTAGATGAACTGGAGGCACAAAATGTATGAAAATAGAATCAAACATTTGAAAGAAATGCATCGCGTTTTGGATGAGAAAATTGCCAATCACGAAAAGCAACACCCCGGCGCAGAACATACGCAAGTGGTAGAATGGAAAAAGCAAAAGCTCCAATTTAAAGACGAAATTCGTCGTTTGGAACGATTGCAGTGGCAACATGATCACGAAGTAGTTGACTTTGACGATCACTGATAATATAATAACACATAACAAACGAAAGACACTATGACCTTAGAAGGCTATGCAACCTTTTTTATTGGTTCAATTTTAATCAGTTTGGCTTTGGCTGTAATTGGTGTACTATTAGTATTCTTGAACTACATTTTTTACAAGTATTGGCGACCCGTTAATATCGGATATTGGGCTCCTAATGTTATCAAAGAAGCCTATGACGATAAAAAACCTAGGCGTTTTATGACTGAAGAAGAATTTGCTGAATATCAAAAAATGATGGCGATTAGAGATCGCGAAGATCCTCCACCTAAAATCGAACCCAAGCTGGACAAATGAATTATCTAAATATTTTTTTACCCAAGGGCAAACTGTCAATCAAAGAGTTTTGGCATACGCAGTTAATGTTGTTGATTGGATTTTTTGCTATATTTGCAGTGTCACTATTTTTTGCAGGCACTGCTGGAGAAGGCAGTCCTAAAACATTGTTTATTATGGGTGTAGGGTTTGTGCTAATGTTTTGGGGTAACTTAATGTCAGTTATAAAACGATGCAGAGATGCTGGCATTAATACTGCATGGACGGCGACAACACTTTTTCCCTATATTGGATTAGTTGCATGGCTAATAATTAGCTTTCTTAAAACGAAAGAATCTGAATGAAAAGAGATTATATATCTGGTACATCAGACCGTGCAGTTTTCTTCACTGGTCGAGAAGTAGAGCATACTCCTGCTTATGGGATGAACACACTCTTTGTAGTAGGAGTTCAGTCGACTAATATAATTAACAGTATCCTTGTCGATCAAAATGCTTACAACGACATCAAAAAACATTTTAAGCATATTTTCTTTGGTGCTAATCATAGTTATAACCCTAGTATTCCTAAAGAGCACAATGATTGGGAGACTATGATTCGATTTTTCCTTGATAAAGATTATCTGTGTAGTCTTGATATTCCTATTAATCAAGTTGAAGAATTTCACGAAAGTGGTCTTTGCGAATATAATAATTTTATTCCGCAAATTAGAGTGCCAATTCCTTATGTAAAACTTTGGAATTATAATACAATGCTTAAAATAGATGACAAAGATTTTAAAGCAACTAACCCAGGTGTATGGTCGCACAGTTTGCATACACTAATGGATCGTAGTAAATTTACAGACTGGTCACAGTACAAAAATGATCAACCTTTATAATAGGAATTAACATGGAACAAAGACAACAAGCACTACAAGAACAAAGGCAACGAATTAAAGATCAGGCTGAACGAAAAATCTGGGTAACTTTTCGCAAGGAAGGTATTCATAAATACCCGGCAGCGGCCACAGACCCTGCACTAGCTACTGGTGATGAATATGATGTTTCGTTTCTTGGTGTTCCTCATCGTCACATTTTCCATTTCAGGGTGTGGATCGATGTGTGGCATAACGACAGGGACATCGAATTCATCCAATTCAAAAGATGGCTGGAGAATCTGTATCGCGATTCCACTCTGAGTTTGGACTATAAGAGCTGTGAAATGATTGCTGATGATCTGTATGATCAAATTGCACAAAGATATCCTGACAGAGCTGTATGGATTGAAGTAGCCGAAGATGGTGAGAACGGCGCACTGATAAAATATGAAACTCACCGAGCTAATTTAACTGTCAAAGTTTAATGCAAAGCATTTGTTTATTTCATAACGGAAACAAACAAATAGTTGCAAACTATATTGAAAAGTTTCCGAATTTGAAATTTTCTGAAAATTGGATATTGGCGGGCAATACTCCTCCTAACACAGGTTGCTTGTGGGAAATTTGTCATGCAGATGCATCCGACGAGTTGTTACTAAAAGCAAGAAACCATAATATTAAAATTATCCGCCATATATCTACTTACGAAGATGACTTAAACAATTTAATGCCTGAAGTTGTTAAAACATCAAAAGAACAATGGTTGAATCAAACAGTATTGCATAACTTAAGTTGGTCTGACGAAATAATTTCAGACCTAACAGAATTTGATACAAAACAACATCAGACTATTATTATAACTACAGGAAGAACTGCCAACACACATCTTCAACAAGTTCTTAGACAAAAAAATATTGATGCGAAAGAATCATCTAAAACATTAGATAGTGACTTTTTGACATCAACAAAAAATATTTTATTGTGGCGAGAAAATCAATGGGAGTGTTTAACCAGCAATTGGATTGCTGTATGCACTAACTATAAATATTCCCATCAATATGCAGACCAAAAACCTGTTGTGTTTGAAAAAATTGTAGAACCTATAGACAAAAGTTGGATAATTAATAGTTGGGCAAATCAAATTAAAATAACTTTAGATTCTGCTATGTTTTCTAAATATATATTAAAGATTCCAACTTTTCACACTACTACAGAATATATCACGAAACAATTTAGTTCTAATCAACAAAAACTACAATATGATAAAGTTAAAATTATACCAAATTACTTTGAATCAAAACTTTTTTTTGAAAACTCATCTATTAAATTTAATTCAGAGTTAGCATATGAAAATGTAGTCAAACATTTGGCAGACTTTAACCTTGACTCTTTTTAAAATTCTTTTTATAATTACTTTACTTTAAAGGAAAAACAATGGCACAGCCTAAATACATTGAAAAATATCTACGCATGACTCCTGAAGTTACACAGATCTTTGAAGATCTAGAAGGATATAAGGATTATTGCAGATTCAATGGTTTGAAATATAATGAACGGGATCTGTATCGCAGTGATCAATATCGTAGATTTGAGCGCGATCGCCGTCGTGCAGAAAAACAATAATGGCTAATGTATTTTTAGTTGATCTCGAACCGGTTGAAACTCGCTATACGGCGCAGTGGAAAACCCATGTACCTGAATTACTAAGAAAGGCAGGGCACCATGTTCAAATTTTATCTGGTCCTAAGGACATTCCTGATTCAACCACTCCTGGCGCTTTTCTTAATTTTGGTGGGACTAATATCTATAAGTCTAGTCAAGTTGAAGGAATGGGCCGTTTATTTTGCTCCGGAGCAGTTAGGCCTGGCGATCATTTTCTTTTTACTGATGCTTGGCATCCTGGCATCATAAACTTAAAATACATGAGCGAGCTTCTTGATATTAAAGTTAAGATTCACGCATTATGGCACGCCGGCAGTTATGATCCACAAGACTTTTTAGGTCGTTTAATCGGAGATGCTCCTTGGGTTAGACATGCCGAAAAGAGTTTCTACGAAGCTATTGATTATAACTACTTTGCTACAGAGTTTCATATAGACATGTTTTGTGAAAACTTATTGCTTCCATTCGGAGACCGTTCTTATAACAAAGAAAAAGTTATACGCAGTGGTTGGCCAATGGAGTATATGCAAAATACATTAGCTCCGTTTGTTGGTATGGCCAAGCGTGATTTAATTGTATTTCCGCATCGTATTGCTCCTGAAAAACAAGTTGAAATTTTTAGAGACTTGGCAGCTAGTATGCCACAATATGAGTTTATTGTTTGTCAGGATCAAACACTGACCAAAACAGAATATCATAATATTCTTGGACAAGCAAAAATTGTGTTTAGTTGTAGTTTGCAGGAAACACTGGGCATTGGTTGTTATGAAGGTGCTATTGTTGATGCAGTTCCTTTGGTACCCGACAGACTAAGTTATACAGAAATGTATGACAGCGAATTCAAATATCCCAGCGATTGGACCAAAGACTATCCTACATACATAGCAAACAAATCTAAACTAATGGATTTGATTAGGCACACTATGACCAACTATAAACAGTTGTTGCCCAAGGTAGCCAAACTTACTCAGGACTTAACTGACAACTTTTTTAGTGCAGGACGATTGCTTGACAACATTCGATAAAATTGCTGAGTTCGAACAACAGTTAGCTAAATTTACAGGCGCACCATATGCGGTAATGACTGACTGTTGTACCCATGCCATTGAGCTTTGCTTACGCTATGATCAAGTTAAAGAATGTAGATTTACTCCCTACACTTATCTAAGTATTCCTATGACCATGCACAAACTTGGTATTGAATATCAGTTTGTGGAAGAAAGGCAACAAACTTGGAAGGGCGAATACTACTTTTATGGCACTAGAATTTTAGATACTGCTAGACGACTGGAGCAAGATATGTATAGGCCAGGTTCGTTAATGTGTTTGAGTTTCGGACACGGTAAGCCTCTAAACATTGGTCGTGGTGGTGCTATTTTATTAGATGATGTAGAAGAATACGATCATTTAAGACAAATGCGTTACGATGGAAGAGATTTAAACATTACACCCTGGCCACAACAGCAAACATTCCGAATTGGTTATCATTATAGACCTACCATAGAAGAAGCTGAACGAGGAATCGAATTGTTGGCCAAATATCAAAGCACTGAGCCTGTATATGTAGAATATCCAGACTTAAGAAAAATTACAATTATCCATTGACACAAGACCTAAATAATCTTATAATTTAGGCAGGAGAATATATGACACAACTACATTACAGGGAAGAAGATGGTCGACCCTTGAATCAAGTTATCAGGGAAAGACTTAGACAAGGCAATAAACGCTTTTGGGCAGGTGATAACATTAGCGAATACATTAGCGATGTTGAAAAAGACAATCTAATCAACGAAGCAACATCAGCATTTGAACAAGTACTAGATGCACTACTTATTGATCGCGAAACTGATCCCAACAGTCATGGCACTGCTAGACGATTGGCTAAAATGTATTACAATGAGATCATGGCAGGTAGATATGAAGCAAAGCCGGATGCTACTTCATTTCCCAATGAAACCGATGAACCCTATGATGGTATGTTGGTAGTACGCAGTGAACTCAAAAGCATGTGCAGTCATCATCACCAACCAGTAACAGGTGTTGCTTATATTGGTATTTTGGCTGCTAACAAATTAATTGGACTCAGCAAGTATACTAGAATTGCACAGTGGTGTGCTCGTAGAGGAACACTGCAAGAAGAATTGGCTATGGACATTGCTAGGGAAATTATGTCAGCAACAGGCAGTAAGGATGTTGGTGTTTACATACAGGCCACGCATGGCTGCTGCGAAAACAGAGGCATTATGGCGCATAGTTCGTTGACTCAAACCACAGTGCTTAAAGGTGCTTTTAAAGAAGATCAAGGCACTAAAAAAGAGTTTATGGACAATATTAAACTACAACAGGAGTTTGCCCCAAGATGACACAAGTAAAAGACATTATAGATAGAATCAAAAACTTGCAGGAGTTTTCTGTGACTACAGACTTACCCGAAACATTTGAGTTTCGTGGAGCAGTACCCTATGATACCGTTATCAATGGCGATAAAATTACATTAAAAATTCACGCAGTAACTTTGGAAGAAGCCACAGACAAAGCTATGAAATATTTGGGAGAACAATCATGAATTGGTTTAAAAAATTGGTAGTAAAATGGGTTAGAGAAGATTGGGCAAATGCAAATAACATTACAAAGGCTAGCGCAATTGGCGGCACCGTTCGTGAATCAGATTCTGTTGATATCGAAGGTATTAGGTTTACCATGATGGCGGCACATGGTGGCGCAATTCTCCAAACTAGAACATACAATAACAAAACTGATCACCATCTTTATAACACTTACCTTATTCCCGATGGTGACGATGTTGCTGAACGAGTAGGCCAAATTGTGGCTATGGAACTACTGCGTCATTGACTATAATTCTACATTATAGTATAATTGGCTATAAGGAGAAAAATATGTTTTTAAAACTTTTGGAACGCCTGGGCCGTAAACGCATTGTTATGGATAGGGTCAACAATGAACCTTATTTGGAACGATATTATCTTTTTCTCAAAGATCGCAAACACTTTCCCTTTAATGTGTTTCTACACAAGTTTTTAAAAAGTGATCCAGACGACTTACACGATCATCCTTGGCCTTATGCTACTGTAATTCTCAAAGGTGGTTATTGGGAATGGGTGCCTATGTTTGACTTTAGAGGTAAAAAGATCGGCGAGATGCAAAAGTGGCGTGGTCCCGGTCACTTTAGAATCTCTAATTCCAAAAGTTTTCATAGAATTGAATTAGACCCCGGTATCGAATGTTGGACCTTGTTCATGCCTGGTCCTCAACAACGAGATTGGGGTTTTGCTACACGCAAAGGTTGGGTGCAACACGAACAATACCTTACTCAAAGAGTCTTAGAAAATAACAAATAACCATGCAAAAAACATATTACAAACACAAAGATTATGTAAGTCTTGTTAGCCAAATTGGTCGCAAGATTGCTACTAGCAATTGGCGTCCCGACTATATTGTAGGCATCACCAGAGGCGGACTTTATCCTGCACTGTTACTAAGTCATTATCTAAATGCACCTATGCAGACGCTGAGTGTGCAGTTGCGTGACAGCACAATGGGTCCTGAAAGTAATTTATGGATGGCTGAAGATGCGTTCGGTTACCACAGAGTAGATGACATGGTTGGTCATTCTAATCCTGCACTAAGGAAAAATATTCTGCTAGTAGATGATATCAATGACAGCGGCGAAACTTTCAATTGGATTATGAAGGATTGGCAGGATAGTTGCAGGCCCAATGACCCTGCTTGGTCTGATGTTTGGAACAACAATGTTAAATTTGCTGTTACCATTGATAATCTGGCCAGTAAATGCAGTGTAAAAATGGACTTTGCTGGTAAAGAAATTAACAAACAAGAAACGCCTGAATGGATTGTTTTTCCCTGGGAAGAATGGTGGGCAGTATGAAGGTTAATTGGAGTATTATTCCTAAGTATCATATTGACGGCGCCAAATTATCCAATCCTAGTTTAATTTGTAATATTCTTGCACACTACAACATAGACAAATATCTATATAGGATAGTTTACAAAGGCATAGTTATTAAATTTGGAATGAGTGCTGATAATTCTCGTAATTATGGTGATAGGTTATATAGACAAATAGGGCATAGTGCCAGTTGGTCAAATAGTCTAAGACTAAGAGGTCATAGCGGTGCAGACTGGCGTGTAATTGAAGAAGATTTTAAACTAACATACGGCATTGACATTTCTGTTACAGACTGTAAAATAACAGTATGGGACGTTACAAACTATCCATTTGAATCTATAAACAGTAGAGACGAAATATTGGCCATGGAAGCAGAACTAATCAACAACTATGAATCTGTTGTAGGTCAAAAACCAATCGGTAATATCAACGATGAAGCATGGTATATGGAAAAAGCCCATATCAAAAAAGAAACTCTAAGTAACATCTTTGAAAACTATGAGGAACTAGTAAGATAAATACTTGCTTAAGAGGTCTTGACGCTCATCCCTCTTTAAATACTCTGCGTGTCATCAACCTTGCTACTTTATAAAAGGAGACTAGAGATGGCAAATCTACAACCTGTACATTACAAATATGTAAGTACAAAAGAATATCACGATGCTTTCCCCTGTGCGTATAGACAATGGCGTGCTGACAGTCACTGTAACACTATTCACGGTTACAGTTTCAGTATGAAATTTTACTTTGGCACTAACGAACTAGATGTTCGTAATTGGGCCATGGACTATGGTGGCCTTAAAGAATTAAAAAAGATTCTTGAAGATCAATTTGATCATACACTGTTAGTTGCGGCAGATGATCCAGAGATGGAAACATACAAAGTACTGCAAGAAAAGAAAATGGCCAAGTTAACTATCCTGCCCAGACTGGGCTGTGAAGGTCTTGCTGACATGCTATACAAGTATGTCAATGGCGTTTATATTCCAGACTTGCTAGGTGAAGGTGAAGCTAATAGACTTTGGTGCTATCGTGTTGAAGTTCGCGAAACACAAAGCAATATGGCATTCCGCGAAGGTTATCGCGAATGGAATGAAAATTTATTCGAATGAATACAACAAAACCAAAAGACGAATTCGAAACAGTGCCTTTAACTGATCCTGCTTTTTTGGAAGCAGAACGACAAAGGCAAAAGGCGCTGGAAGAATATCGTCGACAGGCCATGGAGCAATGGTTTGAAGACGGTAGCTGTACAGGCGGAGACCTAAAAAACAAATGAAACACAGTTTATACGATATCGGTGGTGAAGTTGTAAAAGACAACGAAACCTATGTTCTTAAAGACAACAAAACACTAAAAAATCTTGTGCTGAGTTCAACTGAGTTGAAACCAAACCAAAGCACAAGAGGTCACAAACACCCAGGCCAGGAAGAAGTCTATTACTTTGTAAGTGGCATGGGTGAAATGGAATTAGATGACAAGCGATTCACTGTACAAGGTGGCGATGTCGTTCTAATAGAAGACGGTGTATTTCATCGTGTTCATAACTTAAGCCAAGCCTCAACATTATACTTTGTATGTGTGTTTGATGGCAAACGAAACCATTAAGGAGAAACTATGTTAGACAAACTATTAGCCGGTGTAGACCGCGCACTAGCGACAAAGTTGATGTTGGCTCACATCATTATTATCGCAATTTCAAACTATCTTGTTCAATTTAAATTGAGCGTATTTGGGTACCCATTGGCCGCGGCGGCCTTTACATTCCCATTGGTAGTTGTACTTACGGACTTGACTGTTCGTTTGATTGGTAAGGAAACAGGTCGTGCTGTAATCAGCTTGGCGTTTATTCCTGCTATCATTGTTAGTATTCTTGTAGTGCTAGCAGGTGGTGCACCAGAAAGCGTAGCATTGCGAATCGGTTTAGGTTCGGGTGTTGCTTACTTCCTGAGTAACTTGTTGGATGTTTATGTATTCCAATACTTCCGTGAAAAGTATGTTAACACATGGTACATTGCTCCAACGCTAAGTGCTATTGTCAGTACATTCTTTGACACTTATGTGTTCTTCTTTACAGCATTTGCTTACGGTGCCAATGAGTTCATGGCTGCTAACTGGCACATTGTTGCAACCAATAATTCAATCAGTAAAATTATCGTAAGCCTGTTGGTTATTCTTCCTGCTTATGGCATGTTGTTAAACTATTTGCAAAAACGACTAGGCAATCAAGAACAGGCAATTTGATGTCAAAACGGGTGTTAGTTATAGGGGCAGGCATTACGGGAGTTTTGTCTGCTTACTACGCCGCAAAACAAGGGTACGCAGTAACAGTAATCGATCAAGAACGATATGCTGGTATGCGTACCAGTTTTGCAAATGGCGGTCAGATTAGTGTAAGTAACAGTGAAGTATGGACAACACACAGCAATGTCCTTAAAGGCATTAAATGGATGTTCAAAAAAGACGCTCCTTTGTTATTTAAACCCTGGAGACTAGATTGGTCAATGTGGCGATGGATTGTTAAATTTCTTTATTATACTTACACAGGTGCATACAAAGCTAACACAGTTAAAACTGTAGAGTTAGGGTTAGAGTCTAGAAAACTTTATGATGAAATCTGCAATGAAGAACAAATAAATTTTGATAGAAGCAATTGTGGTATTTTACATTTTTATAAATCACTTAGTTATTATCAAAATGCAAAAGAAACTACACAATTATATAACAAACACGGATTAGATCGGGAAATTATACCTGTTGAATCTATTACAATATACGATCCAACTTTAAAAAATATACAAGGTTGCGTAGGTGCGACTTTTACAGCCAGTGACTGGACTGGGGACATTCATAAATTTTGTTACGAACTTATGGATATCCTTAAAAATAAGTATCAAGTTACATTTTCTAATAATGTGGAAGCTAATTCTTTACCTGCATACGCCAAAAGTTTTGACGCTGTAATTGTTTCAGCAGGTGTTGGTAGCGAACGACTAGCAAGAAGTATAGGTGATAGGTTAGATGTTTATCCAGTAAAAGGTTACAGCATTACTATCAACAATGTAAACTGTCCACAAGTAAGTTTACTAGATGACGAAGCTAAAATCGTTACTAGTAGTTTAGGTAATAGATTTAGAGTTGCAGGCACAGCCGAACTGGCTGGCGAAAACTACGACATTAAAAGAGAAAGAATAGAACCTTTGTTAAACTGGGTACATACAAACTTTCCAGAAATGAACACGCATGACTACAGTCAATGGACTTGTTTGAGGCCAATGACTCCGAATATGATGCCTGTTGTTAAACAGAGTGACAAAAATCAAAAAATATTTTATAATACAGGACACGGTCACCTAGGATGGACTTTAGGTGCTGTTACTGCCAAACAGATAGTGGAATTAATAAAAGAAAAATTATGAGAATTGAAGACGAAGTTAAACTTGATTTTCGCGATGTGCTGATACGGCCCAAGCGCAGTACTCTACACAGCAGGAAACAAGTTGATCTAACCAAAATTTATCGATTTAAACACAGTCGATATGAGTGGCAGGGAGTTCCTATCATGGCCAGTAACATGGACGGGGTAGGAACCCTTGATATGGCCAAGGCATTGTATAAGCATCAAATGTTTACATGCCTTGTTAAAAATTATAACGAAACTGATTTATATGATCTAGTAGGTCAGTTTGGTGGAAAATACTTTGCTGTCAGTACTGGTACCAGTGATAGTGATTTTACTCGGTTAAAGTTGATTGTTAATACCTACCCCGAAGTTAAATTTATTTGTATTGATGTTGCCAACGGTTATCAGGAAAGATTTGCCGACTATGTAGCAACAGTGCGTGAAGCCTTTCCAGATAAAACTATCATTGCTGGTAATGTTGTTACCGCAGACATGACACAAGAACTTATTTTACGAGGAGCAGACATTGTTAAAGTCGGAATCGGGCCGGGATCGGTATGTACAACTAGGATACAAACTGGGGTTGGCTACCCGCAACTTAGTGCGATTATTGAGTGCGCTGATGCGGCTCATGGCCTCAATGCCCATATTATTGCTGATGGCGGTTGCACTTGCCCAGGCGATGTGGCTAAAGCATTTGGCGCAGGCGCGGACTTTGTCATGCTTGGTTCAATGTTAGCAGGAACAAACCAAGGCGGGGGCGAAATTTTAGATGGTAAGGTTATATTTTATGGGATGAGCAGTGATACTGCAAATGAAAAACATTTCGGCGGATTAAAAGATTATAGATCGAGCGAAGGCCGAACAGTTAGTATCCCCCATAAAGGAGACGTAGGTACTGTAGTTCAAAATATTTTAGGTGGCATTCGGAGTACCTGCTCGTATGTAGGCGCCGAAACCCTTAAACAATTGCCAAAATGCACCACATTTGTTCGCGTTAACACTCAATATAATACCATTCATGAGCGAGATACTATCAGTAAATAACCAGCAAATATACCGCCAAAAGCTAAATACATTGGGGGTATACTTGATGGACAAAAAAATATATTTATTATTAAAAACTCACAATAAAACAGGTCTAAAGTATCTATGTCGTCATATTACTGAATACGAAGATTCTTGCTATAGATATAAAGGTAGCGGGGTATATTGGACAAGCCATTTAGAAAAATATGGTGATGACATAACTACAGAAATAATTGCAAAATGTGCAACGATAGAAGAAGCAAGAACACTCGGATTGCATTACAGTGAAAAATGGAATATAGTAGAGAGCAAAGATTTTGCTAATTTAGTTCCAGAAGACGGCCAGGGCGGTGCGGGCCCGGCTAGTCACCGCAAAACACACGGCAATAGATTTGGTTACGAACAAGAACCTAATAGATATGTTGGGGATAGTAACTATGCCAAACTTCCCGAAATTCGTCAGAAAATTTCTAATAGATTAAAAGGGAGAGAAATCACATGGGGCAAAAAAATAAGCGAATCTTGTAAAGGCAGAGAGCCGTGGAATAAAGGAAAATCAAATCCTTATGCTCGCACAACTCATATGAATAGTATGCCTCCTGTCATTTGTCCACATTGTGGCAAACAAGGTCCGAAAGGCGCTATGGTTAGATGGCATTTAGATAATTGTAAAGTTAAAAAATGAACAAACAAGTCGAAGAAGCATTGGGCATTCTGCAAGAAGAATGTGCTGAAGTTATTGTGGAAGTCAGTAAGATACGACGATTTGGTTTAGATACCAAACACTATAAAACAGGTCAGCTGCACAAAGAAATGCTAGAATTGGAAATTGGTGACATGTTGGCCTTAGTTGATATCTTAATAGAAAAAGGCATACTTGACCTTGACAACCTAAATAAAGCAAAGTATAATAAGATTGAAAAACTAAAAGTTTGGTCAAATTTGTATAATGACTCTCAATGATGTAAAATGGTTGCATGTAGAACCAACAAGTAAATGTAATGCATGGTGTCCACAATGCCCCAGAAACAATAACGGTTTTGGTCTTTCTGATTTTATTACTGAACAAGATTTAGATACAAAGATCTTTGAAGACACTTTACAACAACTTAAAAATCTTTATGCAATTCAACTGTGTGGAAATTTTGGAGATCCTATTGCTGCAAGTAAAATAAACCAATTTATAGATATTGCAAAAAAGTATGTTAAAAAAATACAAATCCATACCAATGGTAGTTTAAGGTCTGTTAAGTGGTGGTCTGATTTCGCTAAACAATTATCTGATATCGAACACGATGTATGGTTTGGCATTGATGGATTAGAAAAAATTCATGAAATATATCGTCAAGGCACTTCATATGAAAAAATCATTAATAACGCAACAGCATTTATACAATCGGGTGGTACAGCTACATGGCAATTTATTCCTTTTGAACACAACGAACATCAAATTAAAGATTGCTTAAAGCTAAGTCAAAAATTAGGTTTTAAAAAATTTAAACTTGTAAAATCGTCAAGAAATATAGAAAATGTAAAACATTATCGCACAGGAAATGATTATAAGTTATTTCCACCAAAAACTATTTTACCTCTTATAAAATTTAATCTAAATAACAAAAAGGTTTTGACAGAAAATTGTATGCATTTGACTCAGCCCGGCATCTATTTGGCTGCTAACGGCAAATTTAGCACATGCTGTTACAAATCAACAATAGATGATGTTGACAATGTCGCAGAATTACTTTATAATGAGTTAGATTTAACACATCCTGTATGTGTTAATAACTGCGGATCATAAAATAAAAATTATCAGCAAGGAATAAAATGTTTGGAACTAACGCTATCATTGGTAAGAAATACTTTAAAGACGCACCAGAAAATCAATTATTTGTAACCAGTATGTTTTTTACGCTACAGGGTGAAGGTCCTTATGCTGGTATGCCTGCGTTCTTTATTAGATTAGCCAAGTGTAATTTAGATTGTAGTTTCTGTGACACTTTCTTTGATGACGGTGATTGGTTGACCTTTGCTGACATTGAAGCAAAGATGTATGATACTATTCGTGACTTTTGGGTCAGCCAAGGACAAGAAGTTCCTGCGTGGGCAGTTCGTGGCCGCAATGATTATCCGGGCGTTGTGTTGGTAATGACCGGTGGAGAACCACTGCTACAGGATAACATTACACCATGGATGGCTAGGCAGTTGAACCATTTTAAGGCAGTACAAGTTGAAAGCAATGGCATTCCTGATACTCATGTACCGGATGGCGTTACTCTTGTATGCAGTCCTAAGTGTATGGAAAAGAACGGCAGAGCTGTTAAATATCTAGCACCAAGTAAAACTATTCTAGACCGTGCAGACTGTTTAAAGTTTGTTATGAGTGCAGACCCAGACAGTCCATATAACAGTATTCCAGACTGGGCACTAGAATGGAAACGGAATAATCCAGACAAAGAAATTTATTGCAGTCCAATGAATGTCTATAATAGTTTCCCACAAAAGATTAAATTACTTCGCGCAGAAAAAGGTCAAATCACAATGGCTGAACGCAGTACAGTAGATGAAGTTATTAGTTTTTGGGAACCAGGTTTGTTGAACTTGCGAGACAATCAAGCCAATCATGAGTACACAGGACAATACTGTATTCAACATGGGTTGCGATTGAACTTGCAACAACATTTATATGCCAGTTTAGCTTAATGGAGATTATGCGTATGTTAGATATGAGTCCACAAGCATCACCACCTAGTGAAGACTGGGGATTGAAACAAGCAGGATACTGGGATTTAAAACTATGTTGGCGTCCACAGCGGTGTTATTTAACAGGAAAACCATTGTGGGGTAAGTATGCGTACCATGGCGAAAGATGGATTACCGGTCCAGGTGAACCAATAGTAAAACACTACTGGATTGAAAAGACCGAATACATAATATGGCAGTTAAAAAGGAATCATTAATGGCAACAGCAAAGACTCCTGCTAAAAAGACAGCAGGTAAATTAACAGTAAAAGTAAAAGATCCCAAGGCAGAAGCAACCAAGCGTAATGAGCCTTATGTTAATATTCTCAGCATTGATTTAGATCCCGAAAATGTAGGGCAAGGTGCGTTTGAGCTTGATTGGAATGATCAATTCATTACCAAACTACTTCGTGCAGGATACCAAGGCAAAACAGATGCAGACATTGTGGACCGTTGGTTCCAAGATGTTTGTCGTAATGTTGTGCTTGAAACATTTGAACAATATGAAGCAAACAATCCTAGGCCGACCAGTGGTGTGAAGAAAACTGATTTGGGTGGCGGCCGCACAGAGGTAAGTTAATGCCTAGTGTACTTGAACAAAAATTCAAAGTAACATTTACTATTCCGTCAAAGCACGAACGCGAAGTTCAATGTTATTTAGAACAAAATGTTGGTGTAAGAACTTACTATTTACACTCTAGGGTAGGTGGCAAGCATTGGGCCATTGATCGTGGCTTTTATAGCGGCAATATTAATATAAGTCTAGACGACGAAAGTCTTGCTTCATTTATAACACTGAAATATGTATGAAACTATATGTAGACGGTGACAGCCACAGTGCAGGGCATGATGCCGGTGGTCCAAATTTTGCCTATGGTAAACACATAGCAGATGCATTAGGTTATGAATATGTGTGTGCAGCTGTTCAAGGCTGTAGCAATGACAGCATTATACAAAGAACTTTAAGTTATTTAGAATCCAACACACCAGATTTTCTAATCATTGGGTGGAGCACTTGGGAGCGAGAAACTTGGTATTGGAACGATGAGGCTTACAATATTACTGCTAGTGGGTATGATACTGTTCCTTTAGAATTACAATACAAGTATAAACAATGGGTAATTGACCAAAGTGTTCCTGAACAACAATGGCTCAATGAATTTACAGCACACGATAAAATTTGGGAATTTCATCAAAAAATAAAACATATTCCTCACTTGTTTTTTAACTGCTATAGTCATTTCTTTTATACAATAAGACAAAATAAATCTAAATATGATTGGGGTAAAAGTTACATCGACCCTTACGACAAAAATTTTACCTATTATTTTTGGTTGGAAAATGCAGGATTTAAACCTGCTAATCCAAAATATTATCATTATGGTGCAGAGGCACATCTAGCTTGGGCAGATTTCATTTTACCAAAAGTTAAAAGCATATTGACTACAAATGAATAATATGCTATTATAATCCTATGCGATATCTTATTGTTGACACAGCCAATACATTCTTCCGTGCTCGCCACGCAGCACATCGTCAAGCCGATACTTGGGATCGACTAGGTTTTGCCATGCATGTTACGCTAGGCAGCGTTAATAAAGCATGGCGAGATCAAAAAGCAGACCATGTAGTATTTTGTTTAGAGGGCCGTTCGTGGCGCAAAGATTACTATGAACCCTACAAGAAAAACCGTGCAGTCGCAAGATCAGCGCAGACAGAAGCCGAACAAGAAGAAGATCGACTATTTTGGGAGACTTTTGACGCACTCAAAACATATCTCATCGACAAGACAAATTGTACTGTTCTCCGGCACGACTGCTTGGAAGCAGATGACTTGGTGGCAGGATGGATTCAAAGTCACCCTGAAGATCACCACACAATCGTAAGCTCAGACACTGACTTTCATCAACTGTTGGCTGAAAATGTTAATCAGTACAATGGCATTGCAGACGAGCTTCATACCATTGAAGGTATCTTTGATAAAAAAGGTCGGCCTGTAATTGATAAGAAAACCAAAGAGCCTAAGACTATCCCCGACCCAGAATGGATCTTGTTTGAAAAATGCATCCGTGGTGATCCCACTGACAATGTGTTTAGTGCTTATCCTGGCGTTCGTAAAACAAAACTCCTAGAAGCATACAATGACAGAGACAACAAAGGCTTTGCTTGGAATAATTTAATGCTACAGCGTTGGACCGATCACAATGATATTGAGCACAAAGTCCTAGACGATTATAATCGTAATCGTGTACTAGTTGATTTGTCTGCACAGCCTGACGATATCAAACTTAAAATCATTGAGACTATTCAGGAAAATGCTGTTCAGAAAAACAAACCAATGATTGGCGCACAGTTTCTTAAATTTTGCGGCAAGTACGACCTTATTAAACTAAGCGAAAGCAATACCAGTTTTGCAGAATTTTTATCTGCAAGTTATCCGGATTAAACTATGAACAAAGAACTACTTAAAGAATTTCAATTACAAGCAGGCGGAAGCCATTATCCTGGCATCAATCCCGAACAGCAAGAACATTTTGCACGAGAGATTGTTAAATACTGTATAGGCCTTGTTGAAAATGCACAGTTGCAAGACATGGTCATGACTACTTATCAAGCTGACTTTGCTCGCGGTGTCAAAGAGCGAATTGTAAAACAAATTAAACAAAAATTCGATGTTTATTAATAACGAAAAATTCACTGCTTGTATTCGTACAGTTCGTCATCGCGACGACGACTTTATGATTACCAATGGATATACCATAACTCCCCGAGCAGGGTTTGAAATTTCATCTGGGTGTCCTAGTAACTACAAAGAAATTATTGCTGAATGCATTAACCAAGGTTGGCTAAAACCTGTGGCGTATGTCTATGATAAAGAACTTATGTGGGAAAAATTAAGTTTACAAAACGAATAACAGAATTATTATGTTAAAATTTCAACACTGGTTATATGAAATGTGGCAAAGCCACTGCGATGAATATTTTGAGTGGTATAAACAAATGCCAATGTATGATGCTGCAGAATACTACGAACGGTATCACGAGTGGCTCAATGAGCAATATACGAAAGGTCAAAAAAACAATGACGGAACTGATAGCCAAACCGATTCTAAAGAATAAATTCTGGGTAGTAGAAGATCATGGCAATCAAGTTGCTACGATCCAAGCTGTAGACAATGGGGGGTTTGTCTACGCAGACACTAACAGCAGAACTAAATTTCCAACAATTAAGTTATTGTCTAAAGAATACAATATTACTTTTGACAAAGATTCAAAAGCCAAAACTAAGCCGGCGCCTGAACATTTAGTATATGGATATCCAGTAACCAATAAGCCTTGGAATATTCTATGGGATGTTAAACATCAGTTTGGTGTTTATACTAAGACCAGTAAAAGCAAAAGCTATTATTGTGCTGGCCATTACATAATTAAATTCAACAATGGTTGGGTCAAAAGTTTTTGCCCAAAATTAATCACATTAAACAGATATCCATTTCAAGGTCCTTTTATGACCAAAGAAGAAATGAGTGAAGCACTTAAGGCAGCAAATGGAGAATAATCTTAGTCTGCACTTAAAAATGTTCAATGACAAAGTAAAAGTCATGAATCAAAGCAACAGTAAACAACTGATCCTTTCGGCTCAAGAAGCACGAGATATTCAAGCAGAATTGTTTGAAATACTTAATTTTTGTGCAGTTTTGACTAGGAAATTATCCACCACTGGTCAAAGTAGTGATGTTACTGTAAACATGGATGGTGGTACTTTTTAACTGCGTATATTAAGGCATAAATATACAGTAAGATCAAATATTATGAGTAGACCCAAGCCCACAGTCTTAATCGATTATGTCGACAAACAGACTTACAAAACAGAACAGATTCTCAGCAGTGAAGGCATCTGGGCAGTGTTCTACGATAATCAACCAATCAATTTAAAAAGCCACAATATGTTGGTCAACTATCCTGGACCTAAATATAAAAAGACCAGTTTCAGCAATCCAGGACATGCTATTAATCTTTGCAAAAAGTTAAACACACTGTTCAAGACCGACAAGTTCACTGTAGTACTGTTGAAAAGCGGTGATCAAATCTTCCCTTAAGCGATTTACACAAAGCCAACTTACAAAAATATTTGCACATCAAGTTGGCAGGCCCACAGCTGATTTGAAATTTATGTGGCACAACCATACTGACGATGCCAGCATTAGATTAAGCATGACTGGTTATCAGTTTGTAGTCAAAGAATTAAAATTAGAAATTTTCTCTTTTGAATTGCCCAAGCCCTTGACCAACAAGAACTTACTGCAACTTGAAAGATTGTTTCCTGGTCCATATTACTATTGGAGCCGTACTGCAAAATTTATTGTCTTAGATGAGCAGGATGCTAGTTGGTTGCAATTAATGGGCGGAGACCTTGCCACTTACTTAGACAACTTAGAAAGTAATACCTAAGTATACATTTTTTTGGTTGCTCGAAATTCCTGAATTTGCTATAATTATGGCATAGGTTAACAAAACAGGAGTTTGAAATGAACTTTGAACAAGCCATGGAAATTGTCCAAGATTATCAGCAAAACTGGGCTCTTCCGGGCCTGCTGGAAACTCTTGAAGAAATGCAAGACAGCATAGAAGACTTGACGGATCGTGAAGTCCGTGCTTATCGTGTGGTGTTTTCTAATATGGCGAAACTGTTCGCGCTTGCTGTTTAATTAGGAGATAAAAATGGCTTATATGTCGCAAGAAAAGAAGGCTATGCTGGCACCTGCCATCAAAGCAATCTGCAAGAAGTATGGTGTCAAGGCCAGTATTGCAGTTCGCAATCACAGCACCTTGGTTCTGAACATCAAGCAGGGTCGCATTGACTTCATTGAAAATTTCATTGAAACTGACACCAATGGTCTGTCTGGTAAAAAGATGGGTCAAGATCAAATTGACTACATCCGCAAGAACCGTAGCCTGGATGTTAATCCTTATTGGTACAAAGAGCATTTCAGTGGCCGGGCCCTTAACTTTTTGAAGGAAGTTATTCCTGCAATGAATAACGGCAATCACGACAATAGCGATGCAATGACTGACTATTTTGATGTGGGTTGGTATATTGATGTCAACATTGGCCGTTGGGACAAACCCTACGCCCTAGAAAAGTAATACTCAAGTAGTACTTGTCCGAAATTCCCAATTTTGCTATAATAATGGCATACAGTAACAAAACAGGAGTTGAACTAACATGAACACAAACGATATCGTCCGTGAATTGGTGGCCGGTAATTTTACCAACGAAGACCTTAGTAAAATTACAGAAGCTTTAAAATATGCTAGGGCTCAGCTGACCAAGCGAACCAAAGCCAGTTTGATGTTGGGCGACAATGTTAACTTTCACAATTCCAAACAAGGCCGTGATTACACTGGTACAGTGGTCAAAATTGCACAGAAATATGTCACTGTTCGCACTGTGGCAGGTCTGTGGCGAGTTCCTGCTAATATGTTGACTGTGGTATAATAACTACAGACAATAATTCGCAGATTAGGTATAATATACTTTTTAAAGCAAAGGAGAAGACGATGTCGAAAGACTCAATTACTGAAAATCGCACTGTAACCGCACTGACCGCTCGTCGTGCCATTACCAAGTGTTTTAAGAAAAAACGACCCCTGTTCCTGTGGGGTCCTCCAGGCATCGGCAAGTCCGAACTGGTTGCTAGTATTGCTGAAGAAATGGGCGGTCTTATGATTGACCTTCGTTTGGCACAGATGGAACCCACTGACCTGCGTGGTATTCCTTATTACAACAAAGACAATGGTTTGATGGATTGGGCTCCCCCAATCGACTTGCCCAGTGAAGAACTGGCCAAACAGTATCCTGTGGTTGTTTTGTTCCTTGATGAAATGAACAGTGCTGCACCCAGCATCCAGGCCGCAGCTTATCAGCTGGTTTTGAACCGCCGTATTGGCAAGTATACACTGCCTGACAATGTGGTTGTGATTGCCGCAGGTAACCGTGAAACTGATAAAGGCGTTACTTATCGTATGCCTGCTCCGTTGGCTAACCGCTTCGTTCACTTGGAGATGCGAGTTGATCACGAATCGTGGGAGCAATGGGCTACCATTAACCGCATCAGTTCAGATGTGATTGGTTATATTGGTTTTGCTAAACAAGACCTTTACGACTTTGACCCCCGTAGTTCAAGCCGTGCGTTCGCTACTCCTCGTTCGTGGACTTTTGTCAGTGAACTGTTGGAGGACAATGACTGCACTGACAGCGAACTTACTGACTTGATTTCAGGTGCTGTGGGCGAAGGTGTTGCAGTTAAGTTTATGGCGCACCGCAAGGTTGCAGGTCAGTTGCCTAAGCCTATTGACATTCTTGACGGCAAAGTCACTGATCTTAAGGTCAAAGAAATTTCAGCCATGTACTCACTAACTGTGAACCTCTGCTATGAACTTCAGGATCATGTGCTAAAAAATAACGGCAAGCCTGACGAGAAATTTAACAGTATGGCAGATTTCTTCTTCCGTTACATGATGGACAATTTCACTACCGAATTGACTGTTATGGGTGCTCGTGTTGCACTGACTACCTACAATCTGCCTTTCATTCCTGGCAAGTTGAAACATTTCGACGAGTTCCATAAGCGATTTGGCAAATACATTGTAGCCGCCAACAGCAAGTAAGGACTACGGGGCAGGGCTTTCCAACTCCTTTCTCCCGTAAGTCCCCAATTACTAGTAACAATCATGCCCGCCAAGGTTGTAAAATTAGATCGCCGTCATGGAGGATATGGGCATTTTGCATACAGGATTGAACTGCACGAACCCTTTGACTCTAGAATTCCTAAATTTGTAGAATGGTGTCATTGGTGCAATGAAATATGGGGTATGGGTGTCCAACTCAACCTTCATTTAAGTCATGCAAAATTTACTAGGAACCAATCTTGGTCTTATAGATTAGAGGATATTAAATACGATACTCCATTAATTTATCTTAAAACAAATCAAGAACTAGAACTGTTTACACTTAAATGGTTGTAATACTTTGGTATTAATGACAAAAATTCGCAAGTGTGTTATAATATATACATTAACAAGGAGCAGATAAATGGCTACATCAGACAGTAAACAAAAAGACATCGCAGGTCGTCTCACTGACAATACCGATCCTGCTTTGGATCGTGCAGTGCGTGAAAAATTGACTACTGCTCGTATCGGTCTCTTGCTTAAGGCACCATTCTTTGGTAACCTTGCTACCAGACTGCAATTGGTTAATGCAGACAGTTGGCTTGGTACTGCTGCAACCGATGGTCGTAAATTTTATTACAACACTGAGTTCGTTAATAAACTGAAACCCAAAGAACTTGAGTTCTTGTTTGGCCACGAAGTTCTGCACAATGTCTATGACCATATGGGTCGTAATGGCGACCGCGATCGCCGTTTGTTTAATTGTGCCGCTGACTATTGTGTTAACAGTGATTTGATTGAGCAACGGATTGGTGACAAAATTACCCCTTGCCTGTATGATGTCAAATACAAAGGTTGGAGTGCTGAAGAAGTCTACGACGACCTTTATGAAAATGCAGAAAAAATTGACATCAGCGATTTGATGGATCAACTGTTAGACGAGCACTTGGACGGTGATGGTGACAACGGCAGTAGCGACGAAGATGGTGACGAGAAAGAAGGCAAAGGTCGTCCCCGTCTCAGCAAAGAAGAACGACAGGCCATCAAAGACGAAATCCGCGAAGCACTGCTACAGGCCGCACAGGCCACAGGCGCCAGCAATTTGCCGTCAGGTGTTAAGCGTCTGATCAAAGACTTGACTAGGCCTGTAGTTAACTGGCGTGAGCTGTTGGAACAACAAATCCAAAGCACCGTTAAAAACGACTTTACTTGGTTGCGCCCTTCACGCCGTAGCTGGCACTTGGATGCTGTTATGCCTGGTATGATCCCGGGTCAACAGATTGATGTTTGTATTGCCATTGACACTTCGGGTTCTATTGGCGAGGAAGACATCAAGGCTTTTATGGCTGAGATCAAAGGCATTATGGAAGCCTATGACGAGTACAAGATTCAAGTGTGGAGTTTTGACACCGCAGTGTATAATCACCAAGTTTACAGTTCAGAATCACTAGAGGACATTCTTACCTATGAGCCCCAAGGTGGTGGTGGTACTGACTTTATGGCTAATTGGGAATACATGAAGGAAAATGATATTCAACCTAAGAAGTTTATCATGTTCACTGACGGTATGCCTTTTGGTGAGTGGGGTGACAGCGAATACTGCGATACTGTATTCATTATCAAAGGCAACGAGCAAGCAGAACCTCCCTTTGGTGTTTGGGCAATTTATGAACGAGCCAAGGAATTGGCCAAAGCATAATGAGCAAAGCCTACGCCATTGAACCAGATCCAAGGCTTAGGCTTGCTGTAAAAATTTCGGTGGATGAATTTATACTTGATCAAGAAGGTCATTATTTAGGCTATCCTATAGCTGAAATGGTAGAATGGTGCAGGGAAAATCATTGTGGTTACAGGATTGCCTACGATATGTTTGAATTTAAAAATCAAAAAGATTTGACAATGTTTTTGTTAAGGTGGAATTAACATGAAAAAAATGTCTTTAGTTTTTGCGATTGTTGCAGCAGTATCTGGTTGTAGTGCTCAACCTGTCAACCCCGTTAAGGCATGGGAATACAACGCCGAACACATCAGTACTGCTAAATCACAAACAAGAGTAAGAACTATTACTTGGCGTCAAGTGTCTGACCAAGAGCTGCAACAAATCTGTGATAAAAGCACCAATGGTAGATTTGGTAAAAATAGAATTGTTGGTTGTGCTGTTTGGCGAGGTGATCAGTGTACTGTAATTACAGGTACCAACACCAGCACTTCAAATTTAGGACACGAAATTAGACACTGCTACGATTACGATTTTCATGATTGATAACACAATGAATATGAAAGTCGAATCTACTAGCTACCCAGGTTGGGCAGGTTACCCTACTTACCTTGTTCGCACATTTCAGGAGTGGCTTGACATCTACGGTTGGATGCGCGAAAACAAAGTAGAATACTTTCTTCTAAGTTCAGGCTCTAACGGATACATATTTCAAGTTAGAGAAAACAAAGAGTGGTTTGCACTGAGGTGGGCATGACCACTAAAGTTTTTGCAGAAAAGGGCAGAGTAAAATTAGTAGGTGATCCGCGGGGCTTTACTGTTAGCTCACAGCAAAGAATAAACTTTCATAAGTGGTGTGAAAAAAATTCTATAGAAACAGAATACCAGGGCACACTTAATGGTGTTGACTTGTGGTATATTACAAATGAAAAAGATAGAATGTTTGCACTGTTGAGGTGGGTGTGAAGAAAATAGCCAACTTAGACATAGAAAATTTCAAATATGTTGTAGACTCTACTAACTTTTGGAATAAGGAAGAGTTCGATAGTTACGATACTGGTACTTTAGAATGGCTCGTTAAAGAAGCAGCTATTGTAAACTGGTGTAACAATTATCCCAGCCATGGCCGATATAGTTTTTGTGAATCAACCGGCCGATTTTATTTTGAATTTGAGCAAGACATGATGCTTACAACGCTGAGGTGGTCATGATTAACTTTGATGCTACTACCATTATGAGCAAACACCGGATACAGTTTGTAGAGTTAGAACATTGGTTATACAACAATGTAGGACCCGGTGGCCGTTGGTTAAAAAATAGTTGGCCTGACGGCATTGATATTGAGCCTGAAGCGGGCGATGAGTGGGGAGTGTATAGCGCAAGGTTAGGTGATACTATGATCTCTATCGTAGACGAAAAAAAGGCTATGTTATTTGCGTTGAGGTGGTCATGAATATTGTAATTGTACCCATGAAACATAGACATGTATATAATCAACAAGGCCTGCCTGTTTGGTGGGCATGGTGTTTAAAAACTTTTGGTAGTCCTAATAACTGTCAATATGGAAAACCAGCTAGCGAACACTACTGGCGACTAGAACCCGGCTCTGGATATGTAATGTGGTTTTCTGATCCCGCACATGCTACTTTGTTTATGTTGAGGTGGTCATGACAATAATAAAACAAGACCTTGCAAAAACCCTCCAGGAAGAAACAGACTGGGAAATCATGTGCGACATGATGATTAAACTAGGCTATACAAAGGTTGAGATAAAGTGGCCCGCAAGGATGCACGAGACGCAGATATACGAAATCAAAAAATGGTGCAGAGAAAACTTACAAGGTAACCATCAAGGTCGAGGTAGCATCTGGATGTTTGAAAAAGAAAAAGACGCTAGTATGTTTATTCTGAGGTGGTCATGAAATTGCCAAGAAATCCTATCAACAGTTGGATTATTGCAAGTGTGCCTCAACCTGCACACAAGGAGTATGAGCACTGGGGCTGGTTGCCTGCGATGGAATGGTGTAGAGGACGATTCAAGGAACAGAACTGGCGTTATGTTAGTGAAGGTGTATTTGAATTTCGCCGTGTAGATGATTATATGATGTTTGTGTTGAGGTGGTCATGATTAGAATAAAGATATTTGAAGAAGATCGCCATCCATCTGAAATCCCAAGATGGTGGTATAACTTTTTACCAGATAGTTTTGGCGAGGAAGAAATCAATCATGCTCTCATGGACTGGTCGGCAAACTTTTGGATAGCCAAACCCATAAATCCGTTAAGCGGTTACGGTGATAGGTATATTGACTTTTATGATGAACAAGCGTATACTTGGTTTATGTTGAGGTGGTCGTGAAAGTAAATTTCCAAAGTGTTGCTCTGATACCGGATAACGAACTAGCCGCTCACGCTAAATGGTTGGCCGAATATGAATCAACATTCCTGATTCCGCCGCGTGTTGATACTGGCCGTGCCCCTCCCATGGGATATGAAGATTATGTTTGCGTAGATGTATTAGGTCCAGAGGTTGTGTGGATGAACGAACATTTCTCACGAGAAAAGTTCACATGGTACCTATGGTTTGAAAGTGTATTCTTAGTTCCTCCGGAAATGGTAACATTCTTAGAGTTGAGGTGGTCATGAGACAACTAAAGAAAGAAATTTGGCCAGCAAAGATTCCTATCTCTATGCCCATGGATCACGCCGGGCATTACAAGATTGAGGAATGGCTAGGCGAAAACATGGGCCCGTTTAAAGGTCGCTGGAATCGAGTGCCCTCAATGAAGGGTGTGGATTATTACTTCCGCAATAGCAAGGATGCAACTATGTTTGCATTGAGGTGGAGCTCATGAGATTTATAGATACAAAATCCGTAAATCGTTTGCTAAACAAATGTTATATGGAATATGACCCAGATTGGCCCAGTTCTGGAGAGGACCGTATGCTTGGGTTTAAGTATCATATTGAACAAACAGCCGGGCTCAGATTAGATCTATGTCCTAAACAAGATATATATGGTAGGCACGGATACGAAGTTGTGCAGGTTGCAGTGGTAGATGAGAAAAAATATACTATGTTTGCGTTGAGGTGGGTATGAAATCTAACTTCAAAGTAAGGACTAAGGCTATAGTTAATAATGAATCTTGGTATACTATATCTTGTAAAAAAGAAGTTAGTATTTGGTTAAGAACATCTTTCTGTGAGCAGGAAGATAAACAATGGTTTCAAAACATTGACGAAAAATGGCATATCAACTATAATGTATTTGATGTTCATGAAAAAATTTACATTTTATTAGCGTTAAGGTGGGCATGAGTTTTTCCCTATTTAAAGAAATAGTTAGAGGAGCAATGTTTATCCCAAACATAGGCGACATAACCGCGGTAGAACACGACTGGGTTGAAACATTTGTGTTGTTGCCGCATAAAACTATTAACAACCGTTGGGTGTGGCTTAAAAAAGTTTATTGTCGCAGAGTATGGGTCTATACTGGATTCGTTGATGAACCCGAAACACAGTATGCTGAACTGTTTGAAGTATTAGCAGAATAAACCATGATTTTATTCGACAATATCAAAGATTGGTATCTTACTCGCACAACTGGTTATACAAAAGCAGAGCGTGAGTATAAGGCATGGTATGAACAAACCGTTAATGTCCGTGCTACTCGTATCAAAGATATTTTTAGAAATTTTAAACATATTGTTATCGTTGATCCTAACAAGTTTTTTAACTTAGAACAACCGTTTGGGTGGACCGTGCGAGAAGATACAAAACATTATTTTTGGCCTGCTCGTGCTTTAGGTGAAAATGCTGTTTGGGAGTTTCATCGTGTTATGTGTGAGCCTTCTACTGATTGGGAATGGACAGTAAACGAACTAGGCGGTGAGGATAAAGTGTTTGTAGCAACTAACAATGAGCAAGATGCCGTAATGATAGCATTGAAATATTCATAATGGCTAAGTGGGAAATTAAAAGTTTATTTCAATTGCCGTCTGGCAGATATTTGCCTTGCGGATTAAACATTTGGCAAAAACTTTGGTGGAGGTTTGTTCCTGGTGTTGTTATCAAAGTAAGGTGGCCTGTGGGCCCTTTAATTGTAGATCATAATGATCCAAGATGGGTAGACCTTGGTGGCGCAGTTTGGGTGCAGATTGACTCTGCTGATCTACCCGATGTCCCATCCCCGCCGTCTGTTCTGTTTAACAAAATTCCGGTACCGATATCTTTTCTCCCCCAAACACGTATAAGGAATCGTTCAATCGCTAATGCACCAATTTCAGTTAAATTTTCTTCACATATTGCTATGAAATCAAAATCTGGAATAGGGTTTTTTCCGTGACGTCGAGTGGCTCGATTGCCCTTGCCTTTACCAATGTAATACGGAGTCCCTGCTTTACCTGTTTTCGAATCTTTTGATCTTATATATGCGTAAACATAATACCCAGATGGGGGTCGTGCCGGGGAATAAATATTCATGCTGATAGTTCCTTTTCAACTGTTAGGGCGGGTGGATGTTGACGCATCGCGACTCGCATTTTTATTTATCAATTTGTTAGACGAAAATATGCAAATCATGCTACAATGCTAGCATTGAGGTGGTCATGATTGAAGTAGATTTAAAAAAGCATCATTCAATGTTTCGTCGTGCGTGGCGTGAAACACTTGGTGTTCAGTCGTTGGGACTAGAAGAAAGCCGAAAAAAATGGTTACAGGAGTTTGGCTGCAAAATGGTCGAGGACAAAGACAACAAGTTTGTTACTGCGGTATTTGAGCATGAAGAAGATTATACAGCATTTTTGTTAAGGTGGAGTTGATGGACAACTGGCATATGAAGATTACTGATAACTACATAACAGTAGACCGTAGTAAACTTGATTTGTATAGTGCTATTCAATGGGCAAAGAAAAACTGTCCACATTACATTACTAATCAATATCACAGTGATGGTAATACTATTACACACGATTTAATTAATTTTTATTTTTTAGATTATCCGGATGCTCGTAAAGATATGAGTTGGTTTATATTAAGGTGGTCATGAAATATTGGAACAAAGATAAAAAGGTTCGGCAACAGCACTGGCATCCTGTTCTACGCACAATCAACCTAAATTGGAACTATGCCCAACTCAAGCGTGAATTGCAGTTAATGGATTCGCCTGGTAAGTTCTATCTCTACTACGGTAGTCGAACAGTGTGGTTTGAGCGTGAGCAGGATGCTGTGTGGTTTATTTTAAAAGGAAACCGATGAGTCATTTGCCACGCAACGGTCGTTACGAACTTTTTACACACGGATACAAAACATATTGTTTTGATGATCCAAGCTTTGAAGGATTTAGGACCCCCGAGGGTATGTTTGAGTGGATCCGAGTGCAAGATCCTGATTTATGGCGACCAATGCGAGATGATCCCGACAGTAATACTGCTTTATACTTGACTCCAGAACTATATGTAATATGGAAACTGCGATGGGCGTAAGTATGAATAAAATACATCAAAGTCAACTCAAGGGTCTTCATCGTTCATTAGTACCAGATGTATCATTTAATGAGTGGTTAGAAACTTATGTAGGTGAGTTTAAACAAGACTGGTGGCGTACATATGATATGAATCTAAGGAGCCCCACTTATGGTACTACTTGGCATTTCGCAGACGAGAAAAAAGCCTTGTTAACATTGTTGAAGTGGTCATGATAAATCGAAAGCAGTTCAAAGAATTTTGGAACGATATTCGCCCAGGACTTGGTGACGATGATAGTGGACTTTGGGTGCCAGAACAAGTTAAACCGCACAAGCCCAGTAAATGGTTTGTTTGTGTTAAACCTGTTAAATTTTCCAACGAATACTGGACTTGGTGTAATTTGCATTGCCGCGGCCAAATTCTGTCTTACAGTTCCGACTTTCATAATCAACAAGAATGGTGGGGATTTACACATAAAGACGATATAGCTTTATGGTTATTAAAATGGAGTTAAAATGACAAAAGATTTTACAGAGTTTTGTTACAAATATGATGCTTATGTAGTGCCTAGTACAAAAATGCATAGACGAGTAAGACGAGTTGATTATAAAATATGGGCCAGTGATCCAAACATTTATAACAATAATCCATATGAGGATCTTACTTGTGTAGAAATTCACATGCCTGAAGATCGTTTTCGTGCTTTAATGGAACACGATCAATGGTTGGAAGAAAAGCAACATGCAGTAGACCTAAAGCGAGATATTCAAGAAATTGTATATAAGCAAGAAGAAGAAACTAGGCTTAGACATCAACATCCCGGACTTCAAGATCTTTGGCAACAATATCAAACCATGTTAAACTTAGTAAGATGAGTTTACTTGACAACGGTCACCGACGAAGATTCATTATTCCTGATACGCTAGTAACAGGCGGCGAATTGTTGATTGTGCTGTCAGACATAGCATACTGGAATATACACTACGATGATCTACAAGTGTGGTGTAAACAAAATAAAAGTAAGGTCCAAGGTATGACTGTGGTGTTGCCCGATAAACCGACACTGACAGCTTTTTGTCTTAGATGGAGTTAACAATGAACAATAATATACAAGAACACATTCTAAATCAACTAGCTGAGCAGGTTCAATACGAAATAGACTTTAGTGTTTGGGTAGAAGTATCGGGGTGGACATTGGTAAACAATGCTCTTGGGTCCGGATATGTTGTTCATGTTACCAATCATATGGTCACAGATAATTTATGTCAACAAAAAAGAGATTGGTTAAAAGAAAATTGCCAAAGTGAATATAAAATTCAAGGCGTAAAAATAGCTTTTGAATCTCCAGAAGATGCCAATTGGTTTAGATTAAAATGGATGTAACATTGACATAAAACCGTTTTGGCTATATAATTAATACAAGGACAAAATATGAGTGATCCCAACGACAAGTTCAAACACAGCAAGCGACTACATCAAGAAGAAACTGCTATTCATAAACAACAAAAAATTGCCAAGTCGCATGGTGCACCTGAACATCAACATCAAGGACACAGATTTGCCAAACACCACGCTATGAACTGTGGAGATCCTAAATGTGTAATGTGTAGTAATCCCAGAAAAACATTTAAAGAACCAACAGCCCAAGAAAAGAAACTGTTTCAAGACATAGACAACCATCGTAACACTCACAGCAACGGTAAAGACAATGAAGAAGATATTCTATGAAAAAGTAGGTCGACGGTATAAGCCTGTTTCAGAATATGATCAAACACTAATGGATGCCCTTCCAAAAGGTACACATTTGATCGTGAGTTATCCGGGTGGGCAAAGCACCTTCTACAACATTAATCCAAACTATGCAGCCATGATTGCCGCAGGTCGTGTTGCAGCTGATAAAATGTGTAAGGCAATAGGTGATGCTTCAGACATGAAGCGTGATGAAGAAAATAATAGAGTACTAACTAACGAACAATATGACGCATGGGAACACTTTAAGAAAGTAATGGGCGAACGAGGTCGTTATGTACATTACAACAGCATCCGTGATATTGCCGAAGCTGGTATTAAGGCGTTAGAACAAGAAGCAGATAAGCTGATGACTCATCCCGCAGTTCGTAATGCCTACGAACAATTTTTAACTGTTTGCGAACTTTGCAAGAAACAAGATGAAATTTGATATTAAAAAATTTTTGAAACTTGGTCCCGAGCGTTGGGCCTATGTAAAATGGTATATGCAACAACTTAAGAATAAAATCAAATATGTTAAAGTACGGTGAAGTTAATCCTTTAAATGTGTTTGGGCTTAGACAGCTAGATCATTGCCCGCCACATTTTACTAAAGTTCAATTTGATCTCAGATGCAATGTTAAAAAAATTACAGACTGGGTCAATGAAAACTGCGACGGAAGATTTTTTGCTGGAGATGCTTATGTTGAAAATCCAGAAAATAAACACATCGCTATGCAACAGTGTGTGGCTTTTGAAATTCCCGGCGAAGCCAGTCATTTTGCGCTGATTTTGGACAAATTGAATACTTGGGAAAACAATTTAAGCTAAGAAAAAATATTTCTTCGAACAATTACAGTATTAAATAACTGTACATTATTCGGAGAATAAATGTCTGACGACACAAGCCCAGCACAATCTCAAGTAACACTGCAATTAGAAGACCTTGTAAGAACTTTAGAGATTTTAAATCTAGCATCCACTCGCGGTGCTTTTAGACCAGAAGAATTCACCCTTATTGGTGGAATATATGAACGCATGTTTGCTTTTTTACAAGCAAGCGGTGCCATTCAACAGCCTCAACCTACAGAGGCTCAAACCCAAGGAAATCAAAATGATTAAACATGTTGGAAAACATAGCAGCCGTAAGGTAGTTATTTTATATCGCAAGGTCCCCGGCGAGGATCATATGTGTCTTATCTGCTACCCCGATACCATGCCCCGTCACATTCATGATGGATTAATGGATGCATTGGAAAGCGAGTCTGGACAACAAGCAAAAGAGTTTAGTGATTATTTGTTCCGTTATACTTTTGCTGACGGTAACAATGCACTACAAACACTACATAAAGAAGGTATGATTAAAAAAGTACCTACCAATCAAGTTATTGTCACGCCTGATGTCAAAAGCACAGTTCGTTTAGATGAATTAAATGCTATTTTAGATAAAATGGCCATGGGTGAAGAAGCAATTAAAGAACTTGCTGACTTAGACAAGAACAGTGGTCTAACAGGCAAGCGTAATAATGTTGCAGTCAATGAACTAAGAGCTCCTAAAAACAGTCGTAGTCAACCCGCAGAGGCAGTAAATACGATAAGTATTAATGATGTATTGACAGATGAGCAGCTTGCTACTCAGCGTCAAGTACAAGCGGCAAAGATGATTGCAGAAGCTAAACAATTGTTAGCTGAAGCAGAAAGATTACAAAAAGAAGCACAAGGCTTATCTAGTACACCGACTGACAACAATGGCACAACAACAAAACCCAAAAAAGCCAAAACCCAAAAAGCTGAATCTTAATAATAAAACAGCCTGGCGTGATATATTAAAACAAGTCGATAAAAAAGAAGTTCCTATTCAAGTATTAGAGAAACTGAATGTAAATCTCAAAGACGGCACCATCGTAGTAGTAGATATAAAAAAGTTACTGGCCGAAGGTGTCGATCACGAAGAACTCGAAGCTCATGTTAATACAAGACTAGAAGAACTTGACATGTATATTGAAAATGTAGATTTTTTCGTAGACTTGGACATGGTAGAAAAAACTGTTCAACCTGAAACAGATCGCTTGTTAAATAAACTATGATTAAAAGTATATTTGCAGTAGACCATTGGGGCGGCATGGGTCTTAACGGATCCTTGCCATGGCACCATAAAGAAGATCTAGTATATTTTAAAGAACAAACACAAGGCCAAATTGTTATAATGGGTAGGCGTACTTGGGATGATCCTCAAATGCCTAAACCATTACCAGGACGAACAACTTATGTTGTGACTTCAAGACCTTTGTTTGGGTATGCAGGTGTTAAAACCATCAGAGGCGATGTTTCGGCTGCTATTAAAAAAATAAGCCAAGACAATCCTGATAAGACAGTATGGATCGTAGGTGGTCCACAACTGCTATTAGACACTAAAGACTTAGTAGACGAAGCGCATATTACTCATTTCAAAGGCCAATATAGAACAGATGTTCAAATTGATTTGAGGCGATATCTTAGTTTATTTCAAGCTCGCAGTGCTTGCCCAAGTTTAGATAAAAAATGTAATTGGACAGTGTATAAAAACATTGACATCTTTAGACCTTTAGTCTAAAATAAACACATGGAAACTCAATATTTAAATGCATTAAGATTTGTGCTAGATAATGGCACGACTAAAACAGATCGCACGGGCGTAGGTACTATTAGTTGTTTTGGTATGCAACAACGGTACGATCTAAGTAAAGGCTTTCCCGCAGTTACAACTAAAAAACTAGCGTGGAAATCAGTGGTGTCAGAGTTGCTGTGGTTCATTGAAGGTTCGGGAGATGAACTACGCCTGCGAGAGATATTACATGGTAGCAGGAACTCTGAAAAGAGCACTATCTGGACTGCCAATGCCACAGCACCTTATTGGACTAATAAGTACAAAGAATTTCCTCCCAAAGGTCCGCAATACCCTGGCGACTTAGGTCGTGTATATGGCGTACAATGGCGTCACTGGCAGACCAAAGACAAAGAACTAATAGGACACAGTCAATTAGTAAACAAAGAAGTCGATCAATTAACTGAGTTAATTAAGGGTATTAAAGCTGATCCCAGTGGTCGTAGGCATATTTTAACAGCTTGGAATCCAGGCGAATTAAACGATATGGCACTGCCTCCCTGTCATGTATTCAGTCAGTTTTATGTTGCAGATAATAAGCTGAGTTGCCAAATGTACCAGCGTAGTGCAGATCTTTTCCTTGGTGTTCCATTTAATATTGCATCATACTCTCTGCTTACACACATGATTGCACAGGTGTGCGGATTAGATGTAGGCGAATTTGTACATGTATTAGGAGACGCACATATATATCTTAATCATATAGAACAAGTAAAAGAACAACTGTCCAGAGAACCTCTTGATCTCCCGAAACTATGGTTAAATCATGAGATAAAAGACATTTTTATGTTTACTATGGAAGATATCAAATTGATCGATTATAAATCCCATGAAGCAATTAAAGCACCAATGGCTATTTAATATTAAAAGGTACACCTAAAAGACTAAATACAATATGAAGCCCATTTATCATATACATCATATTGTACCTAAACATATGGGTGGTTTAGATAATCCCGAAAATTTAGTTAAACTAACAATAGAAGAACACGCAGAAGCACATAAAAAATTATATGAACAATATGGCAATAAATTTGATCATATTGCTTACTTGGCGTTATCTAAACAAATAGGCGTCGAAGAAGCAAATTATATGAAATTATTAGGACCAAAAAATTGGACTCCCGAAGGTAAAAGAAGATTGTCAGAATCTGCTAAATCAAGGACAGGTGATAAAAACGGATTCTTCGGTAAAACTCATAAACAAGAAACTATACAAAAAAATAGAGAAGCGCACAGTGGAGAAAATAGTTGGATTAAAAATATAGATCCATCGTTACTTTCCTATACAAAAAAATATATAATTTATTATCCTAATGGCTCCACTAAAATAGTGGCGGGATTAAAAGAAATTGCAAAAGAATTCAATGTTAGTATCCCTAACACCCATGCAACTATTAACAGAATGAGAAATGGGAAAATACCGTCTCGCGGTGTTTTTAAAGGGTTTCAAATTAAAGAAATATAATATGGCTTACACTAAAAACCAATATGATTTAATTAGTGAACCTTACAAGTTGGAGCACAGTTTCCGCGAAGTAACGGTCGACGGTCAAGTTAAAATACAAGAAATTAAAGAAATTGTAGTTCACAAATTTCAAATGAGCGATGTCGAAGATCCTGTATTGTACGCAGGAGAACCGTTATGGCAATGGCAACAAAGTGAAGCAGGTAAATGGATCATGGAACATGCTATAGAACCTCCAGTCTGGCACAAACATGCTGATCTCGTAACATTTGGATACCAATTTGCCATAAGTGCTAAACTTCGAGCAGAAGATATTACTTATTTCAAATTAAAATGGGGATAATATGAGAATACTCATAACAGGCGGCGGTGGCTTTATTGGACACAATGTTGTTAGATTTTTAGAACAACAGGGGCATCAATGCTATGTCATTGATACTTTTACTAACTACGGATTTATTCCCAAAGACGAATTAGATTATCTAAAACAAGAGCGTAAGCGTAGAATAAACGCCAGCATACATGCTGTAGACATTACGAATCGTACCAGCGTCGAAAATATGTTTATGACATTTCATCCGCAAGTAGTAATTCATCTTGCTAGCTTTCCTAGACAAAAAGTAGTTAACAGCAATCCTAGTTTAGCTAGTGAAGTAATGACCACTGGATTAATTAACTTATTAGAAGCAGGACGCATACATAAAATAAAAAAGTTTGTTTATATCAGCAGTAGTATGGTCTACGGTGACTTTACTGACGATGTATCTGAACAAGCAAATTGTAACCCGCAGGGACAATATGGTATTATGAAGTTAGCCGGAGAATGGCTAACTAAAGATTATACCAGACGAGGATGTTTTGATCATGTAATCATTCGTCCCAGTGCTGTTTATGGTGAGTATGATGTTGAGGATCGCGTAGTATCCAAGTTTATGCTAACTGCTATGCGTGGTGGTGTGCTTAAAGTAAATGGTGCAAACGAATCTTTAGATTTTACTTATGTAGAAGATGCGGCCCGCGGTATAGCACAAGCAACTTTAAGTGATCGAGCAGTTAACAAAACTTACAATATAACCAAAAGCCATAGTTATACATTGTTAGATGCTGCCAAGCTAGCAGTTAAAATTGCCGGACAAGGTACCATTGAAGTTCGCGATAAAGATCAAGATTTCCCAAGCCGCGGTGCATTAAACATCACTGCTGCTCGTCATGACTTTGGATATGATCCTAAAGTAGATGTTGACGAAGGATTTGAAAGATATTATAATTGGTTTAAATCGAGTACATATTGGCAGAAAAAATTATAATTCCTTTTTTTGGTATTAAGCGACAATATCAAAATCTACGAGACGAACTGTTAGATGCAACAGATCGTGTGTATGCCAGTGGACAAGTGCTAGATGGCCATTTCACTGAAGAATTCGAAAGACAAATAGCACTAAGATGCGGTCGTAGATATGCTGTGGCTGTTAACAGTTGTACCCAAGGCCTTATCTTTGCACAACAACTCTTATTTGCTGAAAACACAAAGATATTAATACCCACTGTCAGTTTTGTAGCTACAATTAATTCCGTTTTGCTAAACGGTAACGAACCTGTGTTATGTGATGTAGATGACCAAGCATTAATAGATTTAGAAAGCATGGACTATGCATTAAAAGGTGCAGGGGTAGGTGGCATTATGTACGCTAACTTATTTGGTAACACTGTAGACTACGATAGATTTAAATTATTAACTGAATTTTTTAATAACAACATTAAAATAATTGAAGATGCGGCACAGAGCTTTGGGGCTAGCTATAGAGATCAACCTAGTGGTAGCTTGGGTACAGTCAGTGTATTAAGTTTTGATCCTACCAAGAACTTAAACAATTACGGTTCCGGTGGTATGGTCTTAGTAGATAACTTAGCAGATGCTAAACTGTTACGAGATCTTAGAGACAATGGCAAATCTTTAGACCATGAAAATCCTGGTACTAACAGCAAGATGAGCGAAAGTGACTGTGCCCAAATGTTAGTTAAGTTAAAATACTTTAACAAATGGCAAGCTCGTAGACAACAAATTGCTGACTATTATAACGAAACATTAAAATTATATGTAGATGTGCCATTGACTACAAATGGCACTGTTCATGCGTGGAGTAAGTATGTGATCAAATGCAATGATAGGTCAGCCCTGCGTTTACATTTAAGCCGAGCAGGTATTGAAAGCAAAGTACACTATGATAGGCCGTTGTATGAATATGCTGTTGGTTATCCTTATATCAACTATGCCAGTGAATTATACAGACAAGCAAGTGCTTTTTGCACAGAATGTTTAAGTTTGCCAATATATCCTGAATTAACTGACAGTGAAGTTGAAACTATAGTAGAAGCTGTTAAAGATTTCTACTATTAAAATATTCTCGCAACCAAGCCCATTCGTAAGTTAATTTCAACTTATCAAAATCTCCGTTAACTGAATCATAATATTCAACGGCATCTCGGGCGCCGGCTAAACAATACCCAGCATACTGTCCTTGAGCAACTGTTAACCACTTTTTCAGTCTGTATTCGTTTTCTACAGTTGGTGCTGTGTTAGAAAAATGTTTTAGCTTGATAACTTCTCTAAACGCAGTGCGCCAAGTCATCCAAGCATCTTGATTAAATTCAGCTATACCACTTAATATAGGCACCACTTCATGAGGCGCACTAAGTGTAAAATCTAACCCTGTTTCTTCTGTAGTCAGCACAAGATTTTTATTATAAGCAATCATTGCTTGATGTCCATACTCTAATCCATTAAGGGGATTATGAGCATGAAAGATATAATGTTTGGGTTCTTGAAAATAATCAGGTTGCCATTTAAAGTCAAAGTTAGGAGTTACACGCAGTTTTGCAAACACCGCAAAGAACCAAGGTGTAGTACTTGTTTCTGCTGCAGCCTTATACGCAGCGTCTCTGCCATTTACACCTTTAACCCAATGTATTTGTCCTGTGTAAAAATTAGCACTAGTCTTATAATTTAAGTAATCCCAATAGTCTTGTTCATTAGGTTCACCGTTACTAATATAAACTATATCCAATGGTTGTTCTCCAAAATACAATCTTTGAGTAGTATTAATGTAAGGATAATCATAGACTTGTGTCTTTATATATGATTTAGCATCACGAGGTATCACACAGATTGCATTGCTAGACGCAAAAGATTCTACTACTCTGTCTTTTTCTGACCATAAACAAGTGTTAGTATAAGGATAACAATCTTGCTGATTAGTAAAGACAGCATAAGGTGTAGTAAATTTATAGTTTTTTATTTCTTCTACTAGATTATCACCCGTGTAGTAGTGAGTAGGCCAGTCAAATCTAGTTACATGTATGAGTTCTACATAGTTTATGACATTAAACCAATCTAATATTTCTAAGTCATACATCTGCTGTTTGAAAGATTCAACATGTATATAAAATGTATCACCCCTTGGTTGAATATTGCCGCCAAAGCAATGAATCATTTGTTCTTGCCATTGTGCAGGATGCCAAGTAAAATCAAAGGTTGAATAGTCACAGATGCTGCTAGTAATCCACACATATTCACTGTCAGCAGTGTTTACAATACGCTTTATGACATTTAAGTGACTGTCAACATATCTTGTTGAATTGGCCACAGTCCACTTTGACTTTAAAGTCTTAAGTTGAGGTTGGCTTTCTTGATTATTAAAGTCTATGTAATAAATGGGCGCACTTTGTTTTTTATTAACAACACCAACATCGTCTCGCCAGTGCCATTTGTATTCGCTACAGTTAGTAGGTACAAAACAAGTCCCCCCATTTTCCTGCCATTGACTGGGCCACACATGAGTATGATCTTGCTCGTAGGGCAAAGGGCGCCATGACCAATCAAAATCAGTGTAGTCGTTGTTGCCGTCTATTAACCAAAAATATTCTGTTCGTGCCTGTGCTTTAGCAGCATCGATATCAGCTACTGGTTTTTCAAAGGCAAATAGATTAGGCTTAGGGCCTGTATAAAATACATCAAACATCTAATTGTTGAATTTCAATGTTGCATTTTTCTAAAAACTTTACACCTTGATCATCACGGTATTGTTGTCCGTAGTATACTTTGCTAATACCACTTTGGTAAATTAGTTTAGCACATTCTATGCAGGGACTATGCGTGATGAACATAGTAGCACCTTCTCCGCTTTCACTACTACGGGCTAATTTGCTGATGGCGTTTGTTTCGGCGTGAAGAACTTCTTGTTTAGTTTTCAGTACTGGCTCACCACGATCGTATCCTACTAGATTCTCGCAATCGTTATCCCACCCTGCAGGCATGCCATTATAACCGATACTGATAATTCTATCATCCTTAACAACAATAGCACCCACATGCAGTCTGCGAGCATGACTAAGTTCAGCAAAAGTTTTTGCTGTCTGCATAAATGCTTTTAGAAATTTTTGTTTCACAGTTTACCTTCGGCTCTCAGCTTTGCTCTAATTTGAGTAGCACTAATGCTGTGTATTTCTTCGCCTAAGTCATGTTGCGTAAATGTATACCCAACCCCGCGGCCATAACTGATGTCTACAATGTTAGGTACAAACATAATTATATAATCATGATTGTACATAAAACCTTCTTTACTTAGTGCTTCAATGATGTTATTTCTTACAGTGTCACTGTCAAAAGGATTATCGTCTTGAGCAACAGTTCTTCCTGCGCCAGCATCTGATCCAACAATACCGCCAACATCACGCACCATAATACAAACTTGTCCTGTTTCTAACAGTGCTTTTTTGAATAGTGCTGTATGGCCTGGGTGCCATGGTTGCCAACGGCCTAATAGCTGTGTTGTTGGTTTTTTAGTATCAAACATTTTTAATTTTCAGTTTATGGTAAGCAATCAGCATGTTTAAAAGTTGATCATGAGTATCATTAAACCATTCGCTTACATGATAATCACAGTGGCTAGGAGGTTCAAACATCTTGTTTGTATCTTCAAATCTTCCTTCTTTAATAGTATCCATCCATACTACATAGTCTGCGGCAAATTCTTGGCGAGCTTTTTCTGTAGGGCAAACAAAATCAGCTACAGCAATCTTTCCCGCTTTAACAACACCATCTGCCAAATATTTCATACGCAGTGCCTGACGAATTCGTCCCTCAGGACTAAAATCCCAATCATCGTATTCTGTTCTAACTTTGTCGGCATTGAGCCAAACGCCGTTAATTGCTTTAGCAAAAGGTTCTGCTAGTGTACTTTTACCACTACCTGGTAGTCCCATAATTAATATTTTTTTAATCACTTTCTGCCCCAATTGATTTTATTCCATAGTCGTTCGTGTACATAATAAAGCAAAGTATTAGCTATAATTTGTATCACAGCAACAGTGCCAGCGATTGCAAAATCGCCAGCTATTAAATATGTTATTATAAAGGTTGCACTGGATCCTGTCAAGCGCCAACTTATCGTTTTAATTAAACTTCTTTTATTTGATTCGGTCATGAGCAAACTTTGACTTTGTATAGCTTTTCGAATCTATCAGCGTCTGCCCTGTCATTTACCATTGGTTCACCACGAATATTCAAACTAGTATTGAGTAACATAGGACAGTCTGTCATTATTAGCCATTGTTCTAATAGCTTTCGAATACCTGAACCGTTATTAGGCACTGTTTGGACTCTGCTGGTTCCGTCTGCGTGAACGATAGCAGGAAATAAATCTGGTCTTCGGCATTTTGCCACAACTTGCATGTAGCGACTGTTGTGCCAGCCTGGTGGCATTTCGAAATAGTCGTTAACTAGTTCTTCGAGAATAATTGGCGCAAACGGCCTAAACATCTGTCTACGCTTAATCCCATTAACTCTATCTTTGATTTCGTATCCTCGAGGGTCTGCCAAAAGACTTCTGTTTCCGAGGGCCCTGGGACCGAACTCTGCTCGTCCCGAAGCGACTCCAACGATTTTATTATCCAGTAACTCATCAAGAAGATTAGCAACAGGGTAAGGACCACTAATACAGTGCCCAAGAAAAGCAGTGTTAAAGTTAATTCTACCCCCATAAGCCAAAGCTGCAGCGCCAAGACTACTTCCAGCATCACCAGGATTAGGCATAATCCATATGTCATCAAAATAATTTCCTAACAATCTATTTGCTGTACAATTAAGAGCTACACCGCCCATGTACACCAGATTTGAACTGTATTTAAAGTCTTGCGCTCTTTTAATAACATTAAGTATTAAGTCTTCAGTAAGACTTTGTGTGCTAGCTGCAATGTCCATTGGATCGGCTGCTCTTAGAAAAGTTTCGTCTACGCCCAAATGCAAATTGTTTCTAAATTTAATTTTGTATTCGTCTTCTACTAAAACACTTTGCATTAAATTTCTATCTATATCTTTACCTAATGCGGCCATTCCCATTAAAATATATTCTTCATCTAAGGGTTTAAGACCAACTCGTTTAGTCATTGCTGTATAAAATAAACCTATGCTGTGTGGATAACGCTGACTCCATAATTTACGATATTTGGCACGACCATTTTTATATTCTGCGGCCCAAATACTAATAGTGTCCCATTCACCTATTGCGTCTATTACTACTACTGTAGCGCGGTCAAATGGACTAGTTTGAAATCCTGCAGCTGCATGACTAAGATGATGATTGTAACTGCGGGTTTTTAAACCTTTAAACCAGCCACCAGTTTCATTTGTAAGTACCTGACTTAGACGCCAATTGTGTAGGTCAAATCCTTGTCCTGCGTATAGTTGTCTTAATTGTTTTTGCAAAGGATTTTCGTAGTATGCAACAACTTTAGGATTGAAGCGCAGTACATCATCAATTAATCCCTGATTGATGTGTCTGTCGTGTTTATATTTGCTGTATCTTTCGCTGTGTGCGGCAAATAAAATATCGCCGTTGTCATTTATCACAGCTGCGGCCGCATCGTGAAATCCTGCGCTGATACCTAGAATATTCATTTACTTATAGATAAAAGGATCGCGTTTTCTCAATTCTTTAAGTTTTTTACGATATTTTATTTCTAAACGAATTCTGGAAATAAGACTTCTAATCCAATTCATTGACTAGCTCTTTCACAAATATTAATTATTTATGTGGCCATAAACAGTTAATTTGAGTTTGTGCATAATCTGCATCTTCCCATGAATAAGGATATTCTGCGAAATAGTTAGATGTTTTTATACTTGCGACATTAAGTCTGGGAGTTAAAGCATACCAAAGTTTGGGCACATTGTCTGTACTAAAGCTTCTTTGTAAATCAACTTGTCCTACTTGAGGGTGCCCAATTGTTAAACTTTTATCGTTAGGATTGAAATTATTAATTACTAGCCATTCTTTGAAAGCGGCAAGTTTTTTCTTTTGCCATTCAAAATTTGAAGGATCTTTCCCCCACTCAATGTCAAAATCGCCAGAAGCTTCTGTTTGTGATCTTAATGCAGAAGTGACTAGTTCATTTATCCTACTATCTCTACCTTCATCTTGAAAAACTTCCCAATGATGTTTGCCGATGGCTTTGTTTACACCAACAAATACACCGCCTGTGGGTCTACTAATAGTATCAATTCCAAAAAGTTCATAATCTGCTTCATCTAACTTAAATCTAGGAGCATTTAACCAACACATTAATTGACTAGGTCTAATCCATTCTGGAGCTTCAATTTCTTTACGATAGCTCATAGCCCATGTTTCAAATTCGTGACACAATAAGTTAAGTTGTCTAATATGCCATTTAATTTCTTTAGTTGATTGCAAATAGTAAGGAGACATTTTTCCGCTTACTCCTTGCAGATCTTCAAAATATCTGTGCAGACTATTTAATCTATTTTGAATAATATTCCTACCTTTTGTGTGAACACCGATTTTGTCACTAACATTTTCGTCAGTAATACAATTTTCCATAGTGAAATAATCATCAATATAATAATTTAAATTAGCTGCGTTAATTTTGGCAATAGATTTGTTAACTTGATCTAGTATGTACCAACCATTGCGCTTGTTTCCCACAAAGCCGTGAAAGCAGTAATTTTTTTCTAAATGATAGTTATTAGCTATTAGATCATTTAAAGCTGCAAGCCATTTTCGACTCAGACTGCTGTCATAGACATCTATGTAAATTGTTAACGGGTCTTGGTTTTCACCTGTTAACACTATTTCTATTTCATCAAGTTTCAATTTGCATCCACCATTTTAGTACTTCCGGACGCTTAGATAAAATATCAGTCATGGTAATCGATTGCGTACGGATTTGCTCTAATTTTAACACGCGAGCTTTGCCTTTTGCAATAGCTGCGCGATGTTCATTTGGCCATTGTTCCGCAAAAGTAGGTCTAGTTTTTAGCTGGACAAGGATATCCTTTAGAGGACCGGTTAGACGATGGGTACCGTCAAGAGAGTCATTCAATATTTCGTCTATCCAAGGATGTAATATTTCCCTGGGTAGGGCTAAAGGTGACATAACTATGTCCGGGCTAAAACTAAAAATTACTTTGGCAAGGACTTCAGCTTCTTCCTGTCTAGCGAGTTCTGCAATTTTTGTAACTTCAAACATTCCCGGCAGAGTGAGCGTAAAGTCAATTCTCTGCTGACGACTGTAACGCCTGAACGAATTTCCTGTACGGAAGTTCTCAAGCCACTGATTGTAGTTAAGGCCTGTTCTAATGTATTCACCAATCGCGCCTGTGCCATCGAGGCTTGCACATACCTGCCAATCCCTAATCCTAGTAAGAATATCCCTATACAGATTAATACCTTTGTAATCAATTCTGCTGAGATTTGTGTTATACCTAGCATAAACATTTGGTCCATCTCCTAATTCAATTATGCGAGTCATGTAACGCCAGTGTTGCTCGTACATAAGAGGCTCGCCGCCAACCCAGTACACTTCTTCAACTCTGTGTTCTTCAACTGCCTTCGAAAATTCGGCTTCTATTTGACCTTCTTGAAATTGTTCAACTTGTTGTTTGATCTCAGGCTGCATCCAATTATTCTTTGGATCATGCCAATTGATCATGTTGTGTTGGCGTTGCTCGCTTTCCCAAGCACTGCTTAACATGTCTCCACACATGCGGCATTTGAAATTGCAAAGATTACTAAATCTGTAATCCCAACTAACAGGCTTCATTGTAGTATAACCTGTAGCATCAGTTGCCTGCATTGCTTCAAAATATTTATGACCGAAGAGGTGATCAAAATAACTACGGTAAACGGCTGTATTTAAAAGTTTGTCGTTACATACTTCACATTCGAGTAATGTCTCTCCAGCCATCATACGACGACGAACGCTTTTCATGTGTTCTGAATTCCAATGCTGGTCTAAGGTTAGTGGAATGTATTTCCCGGTGCCAGCACTGGTATCTATATACTGCTCAAAGTTCTGTGCAGGTTCTCGGCTAGCACAGCACATCCTGCGCTCAGTTTGCGGGCTTAGGTATGTGTGCGTCCAGGGTGCCAAGCAAAGTGTGTTGGGTTTATTCATCAAATTTAATATATTCTAATTCTAGGACTGGAGCATTAACAACTGTCTGAAGATCATCTAAATTTTTAATTTTTCCAATTACAGGATACCCTGTATATGATAGTACCTTTTCTTCAGTTTGTAAATTTACAAAAGATATGTTTTGTTTTTTAAATTCATTAAGCACATCTAACTTATTGATAACAGGAAAATCAACAATAGCTATATTAATTCCAGGTTTTACAAAGTCATGAAACTTACAAGTTTGTTGTAAATTTGTAAAATCTTTTTCTAAATATATTTGCAACGGGCCGTGGCCAACAAATGGATTTTGTAATTTAATATCACCGAACTTTAATTCCATTGTAAATAGGTCCGTGCCGTCCAATTGAAACCCATTATCGTTGTACCATTCAATTTGTAACCATGCGTCTCTTTTCTTTTGTTTGACTCCGTCTTGAATAATATGTAAACAATAGTGTAGTTCGTGGATTAAATTGTCTAATTCTTCCGGCACTGAGTCAAATCCTTGACCAACTAATTTCTCTATATCTTTATGCAACAATGCAGTAGTAGATATATCGTAATCGTCATAACTCCATTCCCAACCCAATTTATTGTTTGCTTCTTTGGCAAGTTGCAACATATATTCTACCGTGTATTTAGGTCTATCACGAAATATAGGAAACCCACTATTATAATTTTCTTTTATTAATGAAACATAGCTGTTGCCAATATCAGAATCATTGATACTCAACACAAGTTCAGGATATGTTTTAAATTTAACATATATTAGCATAAGATTTTTAATATCCCATGGCCTTTGCTATCTCAGGATGTGTGTCCATAAAGTTTTGTTTACGGTAAGCATCAGTGCGTTGCATTTTAAATAAAAACTCTTTGCCGTCACTACCAGGACCGTTTTCGATAAATGCAATAACATTATCTATTTCTTGTTGATATTTCGTTGATTTCCAAAAAGTAGTCTTTAGTTTGTTTAGTACCAAATCTTTTGCTTCTGGCGTCATATACTGTATGCTAATATGATCAGGACTGTGTAACATATTAAAGTATATACTACCAAACCCTTTAGTATCTGCCCATTCTAGCAATTCGTCTAAGTAGTAAACGTTTTGAATATTAATAGTAAAACAAAGTTGTGTAGTAATATTTGTTGTATCAGTATCCCTAGCAAAATGTATACCATCAATAATTTTGTTTGCTTCGTCCCAGTCTGCACCGTAACGCTCATATTCAAATCTTTTACCAACATTGTCTACACTGAATGCAATGTCAACACGCCCAAAATGGGTCCACAAAAAAGACTTTTCAAATCCCAACGCATCTACAGTGGCATTAGTATTGTAATGAATATCTATATGTTTACTTTCACCAGTGCTTACTGCATATTTTAGCAAGTCCCAATGTTCTTCAATTAACCACGGTTCACCACCAGTGAACTCAAAGTACTTGATATTAGGCAACAGAGATTTTAAGTTGTCCCAGAAGTTAGGACTTTCTTGCACCCACTTGCCCTGCTTGAGCCATTGATAAGCAGTATGAGTTTTTTTATCAAACTCTTTAGGCATATAATCTAATTCTTCTGCAGCCCACTTACTACTGCTCCAACTGCCGCATATTCTACATTTCAAATTACAAATGTTACCCAGTTTTAAATCTAAGAACCAAAGTTGATTCGGGGTATCATTGGTCCAATCAACTTTATTATATAAATGTTTAAGTCTTATACGACTGTGAATGCGCTTACTATCCCGGCCGGCTGCTTCTTCATCCCAACAAAGTTTACAAGTTGCAGGTTTTTCTCCCGCTCGCATCTGTTGACGCATCTTTTGCATATATTCACTTTTATATGCGTCTTGCAATGTATGTTGTCTAAGATCAATACCAATAATTTCTTCCCTGGCTAAACAGCAAGGCCTAGCTGTACCCATTGGACTAGTTTCTATACTGATCCAAGGTAACATACAAATTGAATTAGGCAAGTTCATTGCATTCCTTTTAATTCAGTAAAGGTGCCCCAGAAGTTTTCATTACGCACTCGATCTAATTTGTTAGTTTCTTCTACAAATCTATTCCAATGCTGTGTGCCGTTGTTGTTTATAATAAAACTAAGCATACTTTTAAATCCATTTGTAGCTCTAGTTAAATTGTCTTGTGGTTCTAACCATTCTATATGATTTTCATAAGCAGGTTTAATAAAACCTGCTTTAAACCAGTCTGGAAAAATGTCAGCGCGGTACCAGTCTGGGCCTTGACAAATATTCACATTCCAATCTTTAGCTTTGATTAATCCTAGTTCAGTCCATTCTTTATGGAAGTCTAATACATGTAGCACATTCATTGAACTGACTGTACTGCTGACATAAAAATCTACATGAGGAACTTGTTCTATCATTAGCTCACGATTTCTTACTGTTTGATTCCAATCTGTGCCTTTTCGCATCAATTCTGCTCTGGCTCCACTGGCATCTAAACTTGCTCCTACGCTGACATTTTTAAAATGTTTCCAATATTCAAAAACATGTTTGTCTTTGTATTTTAGTTCACTAAAGTTTGTGTTGTATTGAATACGAATATCTGTCTTTCCATACTCAATAAGTTTTTCTAACAAATAATAATGTTCTTTCATTATTAAGGGTTCGCCACCAGCAAAATATACTTGCTCGAGATATGGAATATGTTCTTCCATTTGAGCAATCATTCCATCTTCGTCTCCGGTGGTATATTCTACTCGCTCCATTGGGCGATTAAGAACATCCGGTACACGGTTATATAACTTAACATGATCATTGTACCAATTACTACTAAAAATAGGACCGCAACTGCGACAACGGAAATTACATAAGTTGCTAAAACGCACATCCCAATATCTAATTTTAAATTCAGGGTTAGTACCATCTGGTAGTGTTTGATCTACTTCTGCTATGTGATGTCCGTAATTTCTATTTGCATCGTAACGCATACTGAATGCGCCGTGTTGTTCTTGTTCGTAACACTTAGTACATTCTTTGCAGGGCTTGTCTTCCAACATATTTTTACGCATTGTTTTGTATGCGTCTTGATTCCATACTTCTTTCATAGTATGCTTACGAAGATCACCTACAGGATGCCAATATTCACTTAAACAGCAAGGATATGCACGGCCGTCCGGAAAGGCATGCATATGAACCCAGGGTAACATACAGAAAGTTTTGCTTTCAGTAAGTCTTTGCCATTGTTGCTCTGTTAATTCGTCTCTCTTAATAAAATAAGGGGCACGAGCAGTATAATTGTAATTTTTATAGAAATCTTTTGTCATAGATTTTCATACCATGTTTTCAATGCAGGAAATGCAGTGATAAAGTCTTTATTCCTACGCAGATCATATTGTTGATAAAACTTTTTAAAATCACTGCGTAGTGTGGGCAAATCAAATGCTTCGCTATGTGGAGTTTTAACTACATCTAAATAATCAACTAATCGTTGCAGTTGATTCCACTCGTATTCATGTATATAGCTGTAGCCTTTATGATTGACCATAAATTGAGCCAATTGATCTCTGTATTTTGTTCTAATATCGTCGGGCAGTACTAATGCACTTTGGAAACTAGGAAAGCGAAGAATATTAAGGCTAAAATTTATAGCATCTCGACCATATTCAATTTTCCAGTTAGCGACCATTTCTAAAAAGCTATCTAAACTATCCAAGCATAATGCATTAATGGTACACATGACATGCAGGCCACGAAACTTGCCACTATCCAACAGTCTTTCTACATTGTTAGCCCAATCGTCAAATACGAGTCCGTCCCTAATATACTCTGCTTGCAGGCTCATTGACTCGTTGCTGGTGTATAAGTCAACTTTGACTCCATCTACAACAGCCAATAGTCTGTCAATGTCTACTTGGGTGCCTAAGTTGCTGTTAATTGCTAGTCTAGTTTTACTTTTGCCTTTGTTGGTTTTGAACCATTCAATCAGTCTCCAAGTCTCTGCAGACATTAAAGGTTCTCCGCCGGTGATACGCAGTTCAGTTAGCGTTCTGTGTAAGTCTGATTCCCACCATTTATGAAATGCTTCCACATACGGATTAGTTTCACCATACTTAAAAAGTTGACTAGCACCATGGTCATGAGTGAAATGACCACGACCGTCACTTCGAAGCCCGTCATACGGCCCGTTAGTTCTAATGTCTTTGACCCATGTACTACTGAAAGCAGGGTTACAGTAGCTACAAGCAAACTGGCAAGTACGATCAAAAGCAATTTCCAAAGTCCTAAGATCAAAGTCTTGAATCGTGTCTGAATTGAATGCATCATTTAAATCCTTATCATCATATATAACTGTTTTGTAGACACGATCACTGACAGCATCTCGACCCATGTCTTCTATTTTCCAACAGTATTCGCAGCCCGGAGGTCTCACGCCTTCCTTCATCATGGCACGGTCTATTTTCTTTTTATCGGTGTTGTGCAGTGCTTTGGGATTTTGTATAACTTCGTTGATATCCACTTTATGTGCAGGTGGATGATGGCAACTGGTAGTCATGCCTGAACCCAACCATATGGTAGCATTATACCATTTTGCGCCGCAGAAACTTTCGCTTTTAATATCAATCACTCGGCGTTTATATTCTAAATCTGTTTCGTTATTTTGCTTTGGCATAGTATTCGCACTGTTTCCAAAAGTCGTACATTTCTGGAAATGTTCTTATAAATCCTGTGTTTCTTCTTTGATCGTGCTCGTTAAAGAAACGATAAAAATCGGCTTGTTGCATTTTAACATATTCTTTGTCTAATTTGCAACCTTCCTGCATATAATCAATTACACGCTGAAGTCTATGCAGTTCGTAATCTTTGAAACCATGGTGCTCGTTTTCTTTATTTGTATTAATGTGTTTCATCATAAATGCCCACGCTTCTTCTAATTTGTCTGCATAACTTTCGGGCAGTATTCTTATGTCTTGCCATTCCGGCTTTCTAAGTATAGGAGTATCAAACCAAACACGCTGATAAGTTTTACTGTAAATCGATCTCAAACCCAATATACCGTTGATTAGTTCTTGTACACCTGTTACATTTAATGCGTTCATAGTAATGATAAATGTAAGGCTACTTCTATTTGGCACTTCATTTAAAAATCTGTTAACATTTTCCCACAGCCGTTCAAAGTTTAAACCATATCTTGCATATTCGGCTTTGAAAAACATAGCGTCTAGACTGACATACTGCATGAAGTGTTCTAGATACTTGGGTTCATTACTGGTTAGTCGTTTTACATAATTTAGATATCGTTCAAATAACTCAGGCTCAACACTGAAGTTGCTGGTAACATTTAAATGTAATCGAGGACTAGGATTGGCCAGCACATAGTCAAACACTCTGTAGGTGTTTCGGTCCAATAAAGGCTCACCACCTGTCATGCGAAAATGTTCTAGTTCAGGATACAGTTTGGGCCACCAAGACCAAAATGCTTCTACATAAGGATTATGTTCTCGAGCAGGTATAGGTCTACGACGACCAGTAAAGTGCTCAGGAGCATTATGTGGTACCGATGTAGGATATGCTCCTAATCTTGCAACTTCATCTCCCCACGAACTACTAAACTGCGGACTGCAATAACTGCATTTAAGATTACAGGCATGATTGAAATTAACCTCAACATAACTAGGCACTACATCTTCATCACCGGTACTATTTCTAATAGTATCAAAGTCTTTGGCGGCCCAAGGTTCGCCACTGCGATAATGTCTATCACTTAGATTACCCAAATTTTCTTGAGTCCAGCAATAGCTACATTCTTCGGGACGCTCATTGCGTAACATAATTTTACGCTGTGCTTTTTTGTGCTGTGTGTTATGTAATGCAGAAGGATTGCCTTGCAATAACTCTGCGTCAATTTCGTGCAATGGCGGATGATAACAACTGTTATTCAATCCAGTAGGCAAGTGCAGACTTACTTGTTTCCATTTAGCAAGGCATAGGCCTGAACCGAGTTTAACTTTGGCGTCTTCAGCTGATGTTAAAAATACACTTTTAGTCATTACCAACCTTCCGTTTTTCTAATAACATCCATTTCACTTACAGTAGTGCCTATGTTTTTGTATCCGTGTTTGTAATGATGTTTAAAAAACTTGCTTTGTTCAGCGGTCATATCAACTATGGGCAGTGATAATCTGGTTCTTAGTGTCTCACCCAATGCCATGCAAGTTTGTTCTGTGTCTCTGCTAAAACTACTCCATAAGTATTCAAGATGATCAAAATCCTGTACTTGCTTGTAATCCCATTCTCGCAACATGGTAAAGTAAGTGCCCAGTCTTGCGCCATATATAGCCCAAAAACCATTTTCAACATCCATACCTACACTTTGCCAAATACACAAATGATCATAGTTTCTGGCATGAACTTGTTTTTCAAAATCAGTTAAACTAGGTTTAGTACCGCGATTCAAACACATCTTAACACCTTCACGGAATCCTGCTCTCCATGCTTGGAATGCTGTACCGTTAGGATAAGTTGTGCTGTAACAATCATGCATTGCTATGTATCTGGGGTTAAAACAAAACTCAACGGCAGTTTCGTCGGTGCCGTCGGTGTTTTCGTGTGTACGCATATTGTTGACAAAGTCTTTAGTCCAACAACTGATACCACCATTGCCATACATTAATCCATTAATATGATTTCTTGCTTTCCAACGAAACACACAATCTTTATTTTGTTCTGTAAGTTTTAATTGTAGATTAAAAAACTCAGGATCGGGGATATTGTCCCCGTCTATTAGAATAAATCTATCTGTATCACTGGCCTGTGCAGCTGCTTTGTGTGCAGCATCACTGCCTTTAACGCGGTCAACACGCTTGGCCCAGGGAATCATGTTTTGAATTTTGATCCAAAACTCTTCTTTTTTAGGTTCGTCATAAGTTAAAAATATGACATCTAAATCTGCTACATCAACGATTTCTTGGTGCATAATATTCTATTGTTTCGTATTGTTCGTTAGCTTCTATTAATAAAGCAGAATGACCTTTTACAGTTGCATATCCAGAGTCTGCTTTTATCAAACCACTTAGTATTCTATTAGTGTCAGGCCTGGTAACTAACTTTCCGTTTTTTACTTCATACTGTGTGTAATTGTCATATTGCTGCTTTGTTACTACCAAATAATCGCCTGCGTCAGGATGATCAAATTGGCTACAACTAACAATGACACCAAATTCATTATAATAAAATCTATATTCTGGTATGGGATCTGGGGTGACTTCTAATTGACTTAAGGCAATTAATAAATTATTTAACGATTCGTTCATAGTGCTCAATTAATTCATCTGTAACAAATTCTTTTGTTTGATAGTGTACAGGTGCATACTGATTCAAGTTGTTAATTCTTAGAATTGTATCATCTACTTCAGAAATTACTGCATCAGTCCAGCCGTCTAACCAACCATTAATAGCAGGTTTCATATGCACAAATTTTATAAAATCCATAGTTGGCATAGTACAGTTCTCTCGGCCAAATAAATCTGCTGTTACTGCATAAAGCACATCAGTACTGGGATTATCTTCACGACAGTTAACTAATGCTGTGTTCTTAATATCAGCCCAATTATCTTGTATTTGTTTGGCCAAACTGAAAAAATCATTGGCTGCTTGGCTGTGTCTAAAATACATCAATCCATTATAAACATCAGGCAAATAGTTGTCATCAAAAAACTTTCTATAAGCTCGGCTGGCAGATGGTTGTTGTTGCCAATTCAAACAACCATGACTCAATACTATGTCTTTTTTTCTAAATGCAGACCACCAATGGTCTATGCTGTTAGTAAACAACAAATCACTTTCTACTTTTATAGTTTCATTGAATGGTGATAATCTAAAAACTTGTATTTCGTTGGCAAATCTGTGTTCTTGGGTGTTATTGTCTTGGGGTAATTCTATTACATAATCAAACACAGACAAGTGTTTAGCATTGACCTGTTTATAAGTTTTTGCATCTACAATTACAGCATAGCTTTTAACTTTTTGTGTGGCCTTAATGCTTAAAGCCTGTAAGTATGCTAATCTAAGATAGTCTACCGTATCTGTATTTTGTGCAAAACTTACAAAGCCTTGAGGTTCTTTATACCAAGCCATCACACAATCCTTGTATTAACTGTTGGAAGTTTTCAGTTTGTAGATATTTTTTGTCCATAATATGCATATTTTGTATAGGAGACACTACAGCATTATCACTATGTTTGATAATCATAAAATTGTTTTTTATTTCAATTGATTCTATATCTCGCTCAACGGTAAACATCCGTAAAGGATTGCCTTGCTGTTGATTAACTGCGTACCCGTTTAAGATAATGTCAGCCATGGCAAACACATAATCATTTCTGAATGTTCCCTGGGCATGGAACAAGGTTTTATAGTATGCGTAGTTGCGTTCTATTCGTTTAATTAAATCAAAATATAATTTTGTTTGTGCTGTTTTTCTAAATAGCACACAAGTGGCCCAAACAAAAGGCAAACTATAACCAGTGCCCATTGTGTTATAAAGTAAGCCAGCGTCACTGTATGAATTATACTGTAACCTATAATTAAAATCTTGATCAAATAATTTTGTTAAGGATTTATCTAATATGAGATAGTCACTGTCAAGCACTAGAGTCAAATCATATAGACTAAGATCATATGCTTGGCTTCTGCCACCGTTACGCCATGTTTGTTTTGTTTGCCCATAAGTTCTGAAATTATCCAGTGCATTTTCTACTCTAATTATTTTATCGTAATTAAACTTAGGAACTGTTTCTAAATCTGTAACTAGTGTAACTGGCAGGTTTAGATTTTTTGTAATTAGTTTTGCGTTGGCGTCTGCTATACTAACATAATCAACTTCTTTTGTGTTGTAAGCAAATAATAAGCAACCTTTAGACTCTTCTAATCCGTTTAAGTTCTTCATGTTGTTGATGCCATTCATTCATTGCTGCTTGATAGTGCTGTCTTGCTTTGGGTAAAAATTCATTGCGATTAATTTCGATTGGATTTTCGTAAGTATCTTCAATATATAAAATATCATCAGGCCAAGTAGCAACAAATGCCAGCAGTTCTGGTGTAATCTTAAACAAGCCATTGTTGTAAGGCATGTGTAGATCTGCGATAATTTTTTCTTTGAGTATTCGTTTATTCTTTTGGTAGTCTGTTGCCAAACGCACAGACTTTACCAAATCATTGATAGATTCGGACATATATAACCTTTTAAAGAATATTATATGTTAGACAAATTGATTTGTCAATGGCAGCATGTTAACTTATTGTTACCGCGCCCCAAGTATTGGCAAGATAAGTAGTAACTGGATAAATTACATCAACTCTGTGATTAACGGTTACATTAATGGTATCATTAAACGCAGGACTTTGAGCACCTGCATAAAGCAATACATTCAAATTCATTGTAGTACCGTTATCTGCATATGAACCTTGAACTCCGTTTGTTTTATAGCTAAATCCTAGTTGATCGGTTGTATATGATGAAGTGGTGCTAGTAATCGAAACTATATTGGCGTTTGAAGTTGTGGCAGACCAATATCCTAAAGCAGTGTTATTTGTATTAAGAGTTCCACCAGTTCCTTGTCGGCCACTATTGTTAGCTGATCTTACAGTACAATTAGCAAAATTTACATTGGCTAAAGTAACTAAACTGTTGCTTCGCAAACTCGAATCATTATTGGTTACACTTATCACAACAAATCTCAATTGCCCACCGGCGTTGAAGAAATATCTTGCTTGGTCAGCACTGGCAAATGTTGCTGTTCTGGTTATATTAAAGGTTTGAGCGTTAGTATCATTGGGGGCAGTAAAGGTATTACTAAATGTTGAACCGGTTGTAGTAGTGCCGGTGGCAGCAAAATTCAATCTATTTGTATATGCTGAAGTTAAATTTGAACTAAAACTTACATTTGCGTTTATAGTTGCACCTGCTGTTAGTGTACCGATATTTGTAAAACCAGCACCATCTTGATGTTTTCTTACAGCGTTTAACGCATTTACAAAAGTTGTCCATTGTGTTGCAGTGACGGTATCTGTAACTGCGGTTACATTGTTAACCCTAACTTGACCATATCCGGCATTTCCGCGGCCGCCGCCCCAAACAGTATTAAGTTCGCCGCTGACATTGGCGCCTAAATTTCCACCTACAAAACTGTTGTAGTCTGTTGCTACGATTGTACTACCTGCTGAATATGTCATTAATTGAAACCTTTAATACAGTTAACTGATAGTTACGCTACCCCAAGTGTTTGCTAGGAAAGTAGTACTAGGATAAGTAACATCGACTCTATGATTTACAGTAATATCAATACTATCGTCAATAGCAGGAACTTGTGCTTCACTGTACAAAATCATACTTATAGTCATTGTTGTACCGTTATCATTGTTAGAACCTTGGGTTCCGTTAGTTTTAATAACTACATTACAAGTATCGCTAGTATAGCTACTGGTTGTACTAGTCAATAATATTGCAGAAGTATTAGATGTAGTTGCATCATAATAACCTATGCTAGTATTGCTGCTTGTTACTGTTCCGCCTGTACCAGTCCTACCCCCGTTATTTCCAGCTAAAAAATTTAAACTTGCAAAATTTGTAGCTGCTAAATTAGCTAAACTTTCGCCTCGTAAAGTGGCTCCTGTGTTAGTGACTCCAGTAATTACAAAATTAATTTGGCCGCCAGCGTTGAAGAAATACCTTGCTTGATCAGCACTGGCAAATGTTGCTGTTCTGGAAATATTAAATGTAGCTGGATTATTATCGTTAGGTGCTGTAAAGTTAGGGCTGAAAGTACTGCCAGTAACTGTAGTTCCGTTAGCACTAAAAATTAATCTATTAGTGTAACCTGTTGTTAAATTAGAAGAAATATCATTGTTAGCATTTACAATTGTGGCCGCTGTATATGTGCTTAGATTAGTAAATCCTGCGCCGCTTTGGTGTTTTCTTACTTTGTTAACACCATTTACTAAAGTTGTCCACTGTGCAGCTGTAATTAAATCACTTTGAGCTGAGACATTTGAAACGGCACTCTGCCCGTACCCGGCATTACCTTTACCTGACCCCAAAATAGAATTTAGTTGTCCAGAAACATTCGCAATGTTTCCACCAGCAAACGAATTATAATCTGTTGCTTGAACAAGATTACCGGATGTATAAGTCATTAAAAATTCCTTTAGCTATTTAATTTAACAACAGCTAAGACTTGACCTTGACCGTTATCTAATTTATCCTCTAATGCTCTTCCGATGACATTAAATTGATTTATTTCAGACTTTTTACCAGCTCGGGCTAAGCCATTACCTGCACTAACCAAACGATCACCTTTGCGTACAGGACCAATTACATTAACTGGTACGCGACCACTGATAGCCACTGCTGGGTGAGTTTGGTCATCACCAGCATAGCTATTCATTAAGTGTGCTGGTTTTGTACTTATGACGCCAAATACTGAGTCAGATAAATCTTCAGCAGCCATGGTAATTTCTTCTATGCCGCCTAAACTTACTACTGTACCCGGAGCATAAACTTGATCACTGGCAAATCGTTCTGCAATGTCAGCGTACCAACTGTTAATAGCAATACCATTAAAGTAGGCTCCAGACACATTTCCTGTTGTATAGAAGTTTCCTGCGTTTACATTACCACTATATGTACCAACAGTGCTATTAATGTTTAAGCTGGTAATATTACCTGCAATATTAGCATATCCGCCTACCCAAATGTTACCGCCAATACCTGCACCACCAGTAACCCTTAACGCACCAGTTGAGGTGTTTGATGCAGTAGCACTGGATGTTGTAATTAAGAATGCACTAGTAGTTACATTACCCGACGCTGCAAGAACATTGGGAATAGTTACTAAGCCACTTGAACCTGTAATAGCAATTGCGTTGGCCACTGTACCGCCGATATTAGCACGAATAGCAATATCGCCGTTGTTAATTTTATTATCAAAATTTACTCTGCTTGAGCTTACACTCAATGCCGCAGTATTACTTGTACCAACAGTAATACCAGTGTCTGAGTTAATATAAACTGGCAAGTTGAATGTTGTAGTTACTGCGCCTGAATCAGTTCTGGCATAATTTGCAGCTGCAACATTACCCAGTCCACTAGCGTCGCTAGCAGTACCCCACATAGCAACACCGCTAACTGCACCTGTACTAACTAAGTTAAAGCCTGGTTTAATTGTTGTAAAACCTGTAATAGCTGTACCTGGTGTATATGCACTGTCTTTACTATAGATGCCAATTAATGTATTGCTAACATAAACATTAACTGCAACATGGCTAGTATTTCCACTGTCAATAATTGTACCAACGATAGTACCAGAAGTTCCTGTGTTACTGGTAAACGCCGGTCCGATCAGTGTCCAACCCGAACCATTATAAACATTTAATTGTTGGTTGGCGCTGTCCCACCATTGGTTTCCTGTAACAGCTCCACTGGGTTGACTGGTGCTAGATGTAATAGCAGCCAGCGTCTTAAATGCACTGCCAGTATAAACTTTTAGATTACCTGCGGTGTCCCACCAAAGTTGGCCTGTTAATGGTGCTGTCGGAGCAGTGTCGTTACTAGCATTTTCTAGTAAATGAACAAAGTTATCGTTCAAGAATGTTCCATAACCAGCATAGTTTTTACCAATTAAGGTTAAACTTGTACTAGTTTGGTTAACAGTACCGTCTGCTATTGTTGTTAGTGTTGTACCGTTGGTAAGATTAATTGTATATGCCATCTTATGTATCCATTTACTGTATTTATGTTAGCGTATCCTTACAGATTACTGCTTAAATTCGTTAAAGTTTGAATCCTTATAGTGTAATCAATTTGGATTAATCTATTCAAGGATTTCTGCACTGGGTGAAATACTACATGAGTTAATAGTTTTCCACTGCTGCTTATTAGTCCTAGCTCGTCAAACACATAATCGCCTTGCATTGTTGAGCTATTATCAAAACTTTGCTGGCCAGTGGGTTCAGCGTAATCTAACAAACAACTAATAAACAAATCTGTGTAAATTGTACCAGGTGTATGTCTAACTTCTATATAATTTCTTGCAGGATCTGTGTTTAGAACATTGGTATTATCTACGATTTTACTGTAAGTTTCATTGTACAGTTCTGCGTTTTGTCCGGTAGTATTGGGTGGCAAATATGTAATAATGCCAGTTGTATCTACTGCTGTAGCACCGTTACCAAATGCCATGCTTTCAATAACGCCTGTGCCTTTGTTAGCAATACTTTGAGCTAATGCTTCGCTCATATTTTCATAATGGATAGCATTAGATTTGTCCTGTAATACTTCACCAGTTACTGGGTCAAATATTTTAATATGTCCTTGAATCATTACACCGTTTTTATCAAACATAAGTTATCCATTAATTAGCTGTTTCTACTATCACTTCACCAGATTCGGGGTCGGAAATTTTTACAAAACCGCGAACATAAATTCCTGTAGATTCGTTGGGACGAGCAGGTTTTGGTAATTGTTGCTCATCAATTTCTTCTTTATTAGAATCCATGTTGTTATTTATCATAAAATCACAGCCCAAATTGTTCTTGTGCCAATGCTGCTGTCCGTTTCTAAACTCTTAGCAAACACCGCATTTGTATCGTAATTGATTAAATTTTTAACGCTGGTAGCATATCCTGGCGTTGTACTGGTAACCAACAAATCGCCTTTAGTTACTGCACCTACAACATTTAATGGAATCTTACCACGCAGGGCTACAGCAACACCGTTTGTTGATGCATTCATTAAATAAGCAGGATCAGTACTGACTGCGCCTGCGACCCTTGTATCTGATTCTGTGTCAGTTACAGTTACTTCTGCGGTTCCACCAAAAACAACAACCGTCCCTGGGTTATAATGAGTATCAGACTGATAAACTTCAGCCAAGTCAGCGTAAAGTGCAGATGTAGATTGAGCAAATACTGTATTAAAATAACTAGTACTTGATCCAATATTACCTGTGGCATTAGCACCTAAATTGACTATGCCGCCTGAGCCAACATTGTATGTATTAGCAAAAACATTACTGTAATAAGCGGTGGTATTACCAATATTACTGATATTGTTCGCACTGGGTAAAATTGTGTCGGTAGTAAATGTTGTACCAGTGACAGCTCCATTACTGGTCAATGCATTTACAGTTGCTGTGCTATTGGCGTTTAGTGTGCTAGTTATAACACCAGATCCAAATGTGCCGGTAGTGCCCGATACAGCACCATTTGATGTTAACGCATTAACAGTTGCAGTTCCTTGAACATTTAATGTAGTACCAAAGGTGCCCGAATTGTTAGTTTGAACATATCCGGCATAAACATAGCTATTTGTATAAAATGCACTGTTAGCAATTAGTCTATCACCAATCAATGCTGCGCTAGTAGAAATGTTAGCAGTTGTAGTAGTAACTCCAACAATATTGGCATACCCGCCAACAACAATGTTTCCGCCAGTTCTTAAGTTACCAGCAAGTGCAGCGCCACCGTTACTAACAATAGTTCCTGTGGTTAAACTAGTACTGTCTGTGGTGTTAGCTAATATAATACTTCCCGGCTTAAATCCGCCGTAGACATTACCGCCAAAAGTTACATTTCCTTCAGCGCCATTAACATACCACTCTAAATAATTTGTATCTCTAGCAAAGACTAAAGCAGCATCTTTATTGGTACCGTCATAATAATGCATACGAATACCAATATCTTTACCATCATCTGAGGTCCAAGGTTGACTAGTATTTGCTAAATTTGCTAGATGTAATTCGATAATGTTATCGGTTGTTGCATAGTTATTAGAACCAATAATAACAGTATTTCCGCTGACTGTTAAATTACCTGCAACAGTTAAATTAGATCCAACCGTTACTGCACCACCTGTGCTTAAATTGCCAGTAACTGACAAGTTTCCAGTTTCTACATAAGTTTTAACATTGGCTACTGTGGTTTGATAACTGACATTATTGCCAGATATGTTTGCTACTACCGGAACAATAGAAAGGCCCGAGCTAATTAAATTAGCTGATGTTAAACTGGGCAGTTGACTGATCTTAATATACGACATGTGTTAACCTAACTATATGATATTTATTACTATAAAATTATGCCCCTACTTGCTTCTTAACAAAAAGTGCTTGAATTCTGGTACTTCCGTATAAACCTGTTCCATCTGTTGGGACTGGATTTGTACCTGTTTCTGTTGTTATTCCTACATTCGATTCTGTAGTATAGTAATCAAATGTTACATTGGCAGCTAAGTCAAATTCAGTTACTAAATCAGCCGGGCCGTAACCCTGATTTAACCACAAGTTTGCTTGAATGTAAGTTTGGCCAGCATAGAAGTCACGGAAGATACCGTTGGTCATTTGCAAACTGGTATTTGTTGTAAATGTGTTGGCCATATGGTAACTGTCGGGCACTGTTTGATTAATACTTCCACTCATTACTGTATCACCAGCATAATGAACATTAGCGCCTGTTCCCAATGTACCGCGGCGCAACTGTCCTAGGGTATTAGTTCCGTCATTCTTGGTGTAATAAGTAATTCTTTCACCATTAATATAAACAACACCCGGCATATTCGTAGTTGGATCAGGTGTAAACAATACAGCACTGTTAGCCACTACAATGGTGTTGCTGGTTAGGCTTAAATTGCTGGCCAGTGTTGTTGTAGCAGCAGGATCTTCACGCAAATATGTCCAGTTATCATTCATGTCTTTAAACATTCTATAACTGAATGTGTTGTAAGTACTTTGAGCTAATCTAGCTGTAAATGATGCGGTACTAAATGTTAAATTAGCATTTGCACCAGTATTTGCATTAATAGAAATGTTTGGAATAGTAGTAAATTGTGAGCCGGACGAAACGATATTTACACTTGTTACTACCCCATTGGCATTAACAACAATATTAGCCACAGCTCCTGTTCCAGTATTGCCTGCAATAGTTACTACAGCATTAGAACTATAACCCGATCCCCCATCTAAAACAATAATTTCATCAATATAAAATGCTGTACTACTCAACCACGAAGTGTATGCAGCATCTTCTAAAGTTGTAAATGTAGAAACTGTTAAATCTAAAGTATCATATACTCTGCCAGGCACAAGTTCTTCTGGCGCATGGCTGCTGTAAGTATCAACATACTCCCCACCGTCAATGATAATATCTTCAGGTCTTAGACCTAAACTTGAATCTGTAAATTCGCTTTCAATTTTAGCATCTAAAATCAAATCACTGATTACATAAGTACCGTCACTGTCGAGTGTAAGTGCATCAAAATAGTCAGTATCAAAAGCTGCAACATCAAAGCCGCCAGCATCTATAAACAATGCTCCTTCAACAGTTACACCGGGATAACTTATTCCAGATTGTAATAGTGCAGGGTCTTTTCCAGGCATGCCTGTTGTGGGTGCGTAATATGCTGTAATTCTATCATTGGCTGTAGTAAAATTAGCAGCTTCATACACCGTCAAGTAATTACCATTGAAAGTTGCACCGCTAGTAAAGTCACTGTTGACAACATAAGCAACATTATTATAAGTGATAATAGAGCCTGCTGTATATGCTGTATTTGGAGTCCATTCGATAACTGTAGTAGAATATGTAATTCTATCGTAAGTCATTGTCGTTTTGACCTTACGAATAGTTGTGTTACTTAATCTTGCGTAAAGTCGGGCACCAGCGCCGTTACTATTACTTAAAGTAATTGTTGGTTGAGTTGTGTAATAACTTCCTGGATATAATACTTGCACTTGAACAATTTGACCGTTACTAATAACAGCTCTAGCCACGGCGTTATCACCTATAGTACTACCAGTTACAATAACAGTAGGTGCAACAGTATATCCACTGCCGCCATCGGCTATAACAATGTCTGCTATTTCGTACCAATTGTTATTAACATAGTCTGCGTATTGTGGTTGCTGCAATGCTGTAACATCTTGAGCATACTCTCCACTTGGACTTCTGTATACTTGCAATACAGGGTCGAAGTAAGCAGGAACATCAAAGTCTGTTGTATAACCATTATAATTGTCTGACCCTAGATAATCACTTACATACTCTCTAATAGTAGAGTGGAATGGTTTAACTTCTTCGATATATTGTTGAAAGTAAGATTGGTTTTCTTTGTAATAGATTTGAGGTTGTGATAATCCTCTAATTTTATGTAATACATCAATAAAACTAGTTTTAAATACCCAGTCAACAGATTTTTGTTCTTCGAGAACATATCTTATTAAGGCAAAGAATAAATTAACAAATTCATGACTGTATTGATTAATAAACAGTTCAGTTTTTAATGCATCAACTATTTTTCTAAGTTCAATGCTTGGGTTTTGATCAAATCGTTTTGTATCAAAATTGTCGTTACCAAATCCCATGCCGTTTGTTGTAGTATCGTATAAACTGCTATTAAGTTCAATCGTACCATCCTCCAAACCTACCATTACAGTTGTATTGGCAAAAATTTGTAACAACATCCACTTACCTTGACCATTGTTCAGAATCTTAACAATATCACCAGTTTTAAATCTGGTATTAATCATATCCGCTGTTGTATTAAATGTAAACGCAGGTTGTTTTGTTTGATCGTAGTACGATGCGTACCAGTCAACAGTAGTCCAATAATCAGTTGTTTTATAAGTTTGAACTTGCGTTAAGAACCAAGTATTTGTAATGGTATAAGCTTGTAAATATGTTGTAGTAAATGTTGCACCACTAGTAAAATCTTCAGTTACTGTATATGCTGTATCTAAATAAGAAACGATTTGTCCTCTTATATAATCAGTATTAGGTTCCCAAATAATTACTTCTGTGTCTTTAACATAAATTGTCCATAAATTGTCGATATCACTGTTGCTAATAACTAGCACTTTATAGCCAACTGGCTTACTAGCAATATCAACATAGCTCAATTCACTAATGGTATTAACACTTATATCGTAGTAACCACTATCAGCGGGAGGCAACGGTTCAGCTGCACTTAATGTTGTTAAATCAAACCCTTGTGCAAATGTAACAGTCTTGAAAACATTATTTACAAATGTAACCATTTGCTCTACCGCGGCATTTCTATCAATATACATGCTTTGACGAGGTCTAAACTCTATGCCATATCGTTTAGCTAAAGGTAAAGTTGGGTCTGGAACTACATTGCCAATATCGTCAATTCCAGATACACTATCTACTAGTTTTGTATAAATGACTGGAGGAATAGCATCGCTATTGGCTGCATTTTCACTTAGCAATGCATATTCGCTGTGAATGATGCTGCTGTTAATTTGTTTAGCATAATCTAAATGGAATACTACACTATCTCCTACTGTATCAGTATTAACATTATATAATGCCAATGCATTATCTTTAATAGCTGCAAAATACTTGATACCAGAATTTTTTGGATCTCTTATATAATCTGCAATTACAGTAATTGGAATATTTCTATTAGGTACATCTATAGGAGTAGATGTTTTATTTTGTACCCAATAATAATAATATACTACCGGAATGTTAGTAACAGGATCTACATAACTTTCTGTTACATAAGCAGAATCATTTACATACTTAGGAATACCATTACCACCAGTAGCAACATACTGACTTGGTGGGTATAAACTCTTAACCCATTCATATACATCAATACTACTTTCAGGGAAAGCACGCCCCCAGTTTGTAGTTCTATATTTGATACTATCTTGTTCATATTCAATGTATCTTACAGTACTTAAATCCCACCACACTTGGCCAACTTGCTGCTGTCCCCAGTACAGTGTAGAACTAGTTTTCAATGATGCTGTTGAACTGTTATTATAAGTAGCAGGATCGTAATCTACTTTGTAAGTAATTTCTTGTTCTGCTTGACCTAAAATTTTACCTTTAACAGGATCAATGTAATCCATGTTATCTAAAATAATTTGAGTGTCGCTGTTGTAAATATAACCTTTAATGATACCATCAATATCAACTTTATCATCGTAGGATCTAATTATATCCCAGCCGCCTAATCTTTCAGTATCACTGAACTTATAAACAATGCCGCCATCTCGTGCAAACAAGCTGTCTGTGGATGCACCTACTAACATTTCGTAATTACTAATATCAACACTAACGCCAAAAGAAACATTAGGTGTTAAAGCCACGCTTAAACTATTTGGGTTTAACTGTTGAACATAAGCAAACTTGCCAGGGTATGCAATTTCTTGTCTGCTATCTGGCAGATAATTCAACATCCAAACTGCGCCACTCTTAATCTTATCAACAAACTTAGTTGATGCGCCGTCAAAAGTTGTAGGTTCTTCACTGACCAATCCTCGAGGATTAGTTACATAAGGAGTTCCAAATAATGTATCTGCGTTTGTTAGAAGTGTTGCATAAACATCAAAGGTAGTTGAAACTAATGTTCTAGCTGTTGGGCCGCCAACTGCTAGTATAGTACTAGTGCTATCAATCTTCAAACTATATCCGAATAAATCGTAAGAGTTATTTGTAGGATTTTTAATTTGTTCTGTTTGCTTAAATACCAACAAACCAAGTTGTGCAATAGTATTACCAATGCCTGGTAGAACTGTTAGTTTATTAGCAGCAATAACACTGTCGGAATTAATTTGCAAATATCCATTGACATTTTCAGCGGTAATTCCTGGTATGTTGGCGGCATTAATTGTTGTTACAACACTGTCTAGACTAGTTCCACTAAATTCAACTTCGTAATCATTTAGCCTGATACTATTACCTGCTGTTACTGTAGGATTTTGTACCGTACCAGTAATTGTACCGTAAACTCTACCTTGATTTACAAATCTGTAAACGGTGCCAACATTATAATTTGTGCCTTCAGTGTAATAAGGAGCACCTATATATAGACTACAGTTATAAGGACAAATATCAGCATCAAAACCAAATTGACTATTATTTTGAATAGTCGAAGCATTAACTGTTTGAATTTTATTAAATTCATTTGTTTCGATTTGTACAATTGAACCTGCTTCCGGTGCAGTGGTTAATTGAACCCAATTGCCGGCTACTATCACATAATCGGTACCTTGTGTTTGTAATTCATTATTTACTCGTACTTTGTGTACAAGGCCCAATGTCCTTACTCCACCAAACAGTGTTTGGTCTGCAATACTAATATAATTTTCTACACTTCTGTCATAAAGAGTAACAGTGCCTGAACTGGTATTGTCTGCAGAGGCGCCAACAGCTATCTGTCTACCGTCAGTGGTACCTGCTATTGTTGCGCCAAATAAACTAGATGCATTAGCAAAAGAAATAGTATCAACATATACATAACCAGGAGTTTGTCTTACAACAACAGTGTCTGTAACAGGATTTGTAAATGTAATTGTACTACCAGTCACAGTGTAGTCTACAAACGGCACATATGAATATGTTGTTCCTCGTACAGTAATTAGTTCTGTAGAAACAGGAGTAAAACTCAATGAGTAATTGGGTGTGCCTGAACTTGTTACAATAGTATTTGAAAAACTGTCAGCATCATAGTAACCATAAGCATAAACATTAGCTGCATTAGCAGCACCTACATAAATCCATGCATCGTCATTACTGATAATAACACTAGTACCAAATCCTTCTACAGCTGCACTAGGAGGAGCAATAATTTGCGATTCTGATATTGTGCCTAAAAAGTTTCGTTGGTATATGTAAGCATAACCCACGCCAGAACTACTGTCAGGAGCCCCAACTACTATATATTCGTCTCCAGTATCTACACTATAGCCAAATGCAGAAGAATTTGCTGCGCTAGGACTAACTGTTATATCTTCAATGAAACTATTATCAAAACCTAATACATAGTTAGTAATAGAACCGACACCACTACTAGCACCCGGTTCCCCCACAAGTGCAAAGTTATTGTCGCTGCTTAATTTTAAACTTTGACCAAAATTACCATTAGCAGTAAATTGACCTTTAGGTAATTGTACATTAGCAGTCCACGGTTCAGATTTTTCATAAACAGACCACTGAGAGTTTGTGCCGTAATTAACCCAAACTTTATTATTAGGTGTCCAACTGTTTGGTGCAGCCATATCATAAATTTGGCTTGCGTAATTTACTCGTTGACTTTCTAATAAGTAAGAACTAGCAGGTTGTGTATAATTTAAACTTGTAAATCCAGTTAAATTATTAGTAACAGTAATGTTAAAATTAAATGCATCAATAACACTAACTACTCTATGGAATCCATCAAACTGTCGTGTATTTGTTATGATTACAATATTGTCAACTGTATAGTTGTGCGGGGTAGCAGTTTTTACTGTAATGTTTTGATTTAAATTATTTTTAACACCTAAGATTTCAACAGCATTGTTGCTGATTTTAAAAACATCCCAATCGTTATTGTAATTTTTTGCACACCAAATTATAGATCCTACATTAATATTGCTGATATCACCATTAAGTGTAGAAATATCAGTCAAATCAAAAATTGTAAAATCAATATCATCTATGTTAACATAACCTGCTGTTTTTATATCGTCGGTTCTAGTAGACTCAGCAGTTCTGTTTAACAAAAACGGGCTGCTAAAAGTAGTTGTGCTATAATCATATAATCCTTCATTGTTTGCAATCAACGAATTGTATATAACACTGTTATTAGTTGCTACTTCTAAACTATTTGGATTATTTAAAAGATATTCTTCAGGCAACACTAATTCTACATACCTATTAATGTCAGTTGCACCATATGCACCAACCCTAAATGCCCAATCTTCACTGATTTCGACCCCGGTTGTTTCATTGTTAAGTACAATATTTCCAAAAGCATTAATTGCTTTGTTAGTGCCTTTTTCTTTTATAAAGCCTTGGTAAAATTTAATCTGGCTTGTATCAGTGATCCCAAGATCTACTAAATAATTTCTGTTTTTGTAACCGATTAAATCAAATGCTTGAGTATTTGTATCTAATTCTAAATTAACTTTTTCTACATTGTAATAATCTAAACTGTTTTGAGCTTTTGTAGCATAGTTTTCTAATAGACCAGACCTAATATTACTAATAGGTTCAGGCATCCATTTTGTAAAATCAAAAGATTCGCTGCCAGCAATATCCTGTAGTGCAGTATAATAGAATCCTTTATATTCTACTAGATCACTTCTTAAATAATCAGTATTTTGATTCCAGGCTGGTATATTAGGATCAGCATAGATATAGCCCGGTGGATTTAATGCGCCGCGCCATTCTTTAGTTTTTGTTCCAACTAATTTTAATTTATACTGTCGCTGACCAGATTGTGGAGAGAAAATTACATCATTGAACTGAGTTACATTGTTAAACACCATTGCATGTTCATACTGAACAATATCAAAATTAATTGCTGCAATTAAGTCTTGACTATTGTTAAGACTCAACTGGAATAAATTTCCGTTCTGAGTATCTCTGCGTACAGTATAGTCTCTAGTGTCAAGTATCTTCCAATTTTGTGTTTGAACTTTACTACCAGTAAATGTATTAGACAACGCATCTACAACTGCACTAGGATTAAAATAAGTGATGTTAGAAGAAATTGGGCTTAAAATAATAACACTGCCTGCTGCCCAGCTTTGTCTTACCCAGAATAAAAATTCTCTTGCACTTAATTCCCAGTCACGGATTTGATTTAGTGTTTCATCAAAAGTTTCAAAAACAAAACCTTGTAATTTTAAGTATTGTTCGTAACCTGTTAAAAAGTTAGCAACTTGCTGTAAGTCTGACAGAATAGTACCGTAAGGAATACTAGCTCTAACTGATTTAAATTTTTGATACCATTTTATAGCATAAGTTCCAGACACTAAATCTTTTGCATTTTGACTGTTGGTTGTTTCAGGTAAAATAATGTTAAAGTATGGGCTCTCATTGTCGTATCCGCTAATTTTAAATCCGCTGCTTATACGCTCAATAATAACAGCACTGTATCTAATAGACGCAATCGGTGTTGATTTATTAAGGATTAAATTAAAATCGCTGTCAGGAATAATAATGGAATCATTGATACTGTTAGGACTATTTTGTTCAGCTAATACCTTTAAAGTATTTTTATCAGTGAAGCCGGCCATTCTGTAAATTAAATTTACATCATAATGTTGAACGAATTCTTGAAGATCTTGATGATCTACTACGCCCTGACTGGTTTGATATTCAGCTATCCAATTAATGTAACTGGCACTCCTATCTACTGTTTTTGTTGTATAATTATAACCATTTACAACAACATCTGATTGAACTAGTCTTTGATTTGTGTCACGATTAATAAATTGATCTAAAGTAGAATCGTATACTACTTTATTAACACTAGCTCCCTCAGCAAAATAATGTGCTGTGTCAGTTAATGCCATCATTATTTGTACTGCATATGGATAACTACTACTGTTTCTCCATGCTGTTTCCACTGGACTATATTGGCCGATAGTCCAGTTTGCATTAAATTTTTGACTGCTATAATTTACAGTCATAAGTCCTAATGGAGGTTTTAAATTTCCGTTAACATCTACAGGAATATAATTTACAAGGCCTGGTCTTGCAAATCTTGTGTCATACCCTTGTCTTGGCCCAGCAGCAATGTAACCTGCTTCTAAGTCGTTCCATAAAATTTCGTTACCTGCTGTGTAAGGTGCAGGACCATAAGTATCTTGCCACCACGATGGTTCTTCGCTAAATCCCAACATCTCCCAAGGAGTATTGGCAGGATTTTGTGTATCATAATAATATTCATAACATGCACGCCATGAACCAGGTAACAATTCACCGTCTACTGTGTCTGGACAATTACTGTAATTGTAAGTAAACGGATTTGTGACATCATATATGGTATTGTCTGTGTAGTTTAATCTATTGAAACCTACCCAAGGCAAATAATTTTCTGCTACTTGTCTGTTGTAATCAGCTAAAGTAAAATCGTCAGTTCTAAATTTACCAGGCTTTGCTTTATAAATGTTAATTACCTTGTTATCAAAAGTAACTTTAATATTGTTATAAATTCTTCGTTCAAGTTCTAACAATAAGTCATCGCGAAAGTCATTATACACTGGAGTTAAGCTACCGTCGTGGCCGCGAATGAATTGTTGAGGTATGGTATATGTTGTATCTGTAACGATTTCAGGATCAAACTTTGGATATAAACCCAACTTGGTAGGAGTTTCGGGAATACAGCAACCATCTGTGTCCCGGTATTCAAAAATTTCTAATACATCATCAACTGCTCTAGTAAGACTATCATTTAGTGTAATAGCAGGAATAGTTGTACTAAAAGAATAATCATGCCCGTATAACAACTGACTGCCATTTAAGTAAACTAGCACCGCAGTGTTAGTTAATGCTGTAGGATCATAAATTGACGAAATTTGATAATTTGTCTTTGCGGTATCAAAAATTGTATAGCTTATAGTATTTTTATTCTGTCCATAAGGAACCATGCCGCTATAAAAATATGGAAACTCTTTAGTTTTAAATTCATTAATTTTAGTTAAAATAGAATCAACTGCTTGCACTGGTGTCCAGGTTGCAACTTTGCTTCCGGTTTCAGCCAACGATAAAAATTTATTCTTAAATTTTGTATATTCTTGTTCTGCAAATGTTACAGCAGTAAAAAAGTTATACTGTTCATTTGTAGTAAACATCATTGCATAGCTTAACGGTGCGGCGTGTTGCAAAATCATACCGTTATTAACTGTAATGTTCAAATCTCTTAAATTACTGCTACCAGGAAACTGCCCCACAAAATCTAAATTATCTAATGTTCCTGCTTTAAAATGATTTCGTAAATCACCCAAAGTACCATATGTGAAGTTAGAATTCAATAAATTGTTATTTAAATTATCAGGGACTTCATAAAAAGCTAGTGTACCAGCACTTGTAGCATTGCTATAAACTCTAATAGTAATTCTATCGTTTTCTTTTATAGCAGTTGGATCAATTGCTATTTGTATTTTGTTATTAGGTATATTATAATATGAATATCTATCTGAAGGAATCTGTTTGAAATTTGCAAACACAAAAAGATTTTGACCTACAGTGTTTGCTTCTGGCGCAACATCTATGTTAAACAAATTATCTATGCCATCATAGATATAACTATACAACTGAAATTGTTTGCTAGATTCATCTGCGGTTGTCCAAGTATTAAGTATTGAATAGTCAGACAGTGAAGTGTTTTTGTGTAAGTATCCTATATTGATTAGATTAGTGTAATTAATTCTATCAATTGTGTATGTAAATGTGTCTGTAGCAAAATTATTTTCAAATTTAATATCACCGATATTATTTAAATTTTGATAACTTAAAGGAAATCCTAAAATTGCATCATCAGCACCTATACCTTCCACATAAGAAAATATTTTAGTACCGTTAAAAGCTGTAGTGCTATCATTTATCGGGTACTTAGTCCTGTCCCCTAAACTAGTACCAGTAGAATCAAATACATCAAATAAAGGCGCTTGATTTATAGTTGTCTTTGCTTGACCTTCTTGCCAATCTACACCATCGAAATAAAATGTTTTATTTTGATTATTAACTCCACCAAATACAGCAACAGTTTGATTAGTAGACACATCAGCATCACTAGCTGCCACTAAGTGAATAATTTTTGGAGTTAAAACATTAGCATCTTGATCTATTAGAGTTACTTCCCATATTTTATTTTTTACTGCTGCATCTGCCGCAGCTGAAAAAACAACTCGCATACCTTCTGCTAAAAAAGTTTGATCTAAATAAACGCCCCCAGCACCTTCAACTGTTAAAAACGGATCTGTAGTTACAGTATCAAATATATCTACTGGTTGTTTTGCAACAGTACCAAAATCATAAAGTTGCAAATCGGGATCAAATTCTATAATAGGTCTGCGAGCTTTACTATCTGCACTAATACTATAATCAATTCCATTATAAATTTCTGTAGCTGCAATGATATCTTTATGGAACCATCTGTTTCTACGACTCCATGCATTTAAATCAATGCTACTTCTGTTAATGGTTATATAATCAGGATCTTCTAATGCTGTAATAGGATCAACTGTAGTACTTCCGTAAAATGATCTTCCTACAAAATAAGGATATACAGGAGAATTACTTGTATCCTGAGTACAAAAATACGCATAAGTTCCATTAGGAAACTCTGGAGTTACACAAAATCTACCATTGTATTGATCTAATAAACCTGAAGATTGAACATAAGTCCAGTCTTCTACAAATACACCTGCCAAAAATTCAAAAGTAATAGTGGTATCTTTTGTTATAGTAACATTGGCATTTAATTGAATTTGATTAGTTCCACCAGGGAATGGTACAGGTCCAGTTGCTGTAGCAAGGCCAACATTTTCAATCCAATACTGTTGAGGTGTCAAACCTGCGGTATTTACAGTGGCTCTCATTCCAGGATTTAAACCAAAAGTACTGGCTACAGTAATGTAACTGTTAGCTGTTGTATTTGCAGTAACATTTACTGTTACAGCTGCAGGTCTATTATCACTGGTATTAGAGCTTTGATATGAGCTAGTCATTCTAGTTACTGGGCTAGAACTGTCTTCAGGATTTAAGTATCCAAACGGACCATATATAGGGTATCCGTCTGCAGCAAAACCTATAATTTTACTGTGGCCGTCGGTTTGTGTATAACTTCCGCCAGTAAAGCCAGAAACATTGCCCCATGCATTTGCTGTAATAAAATCACTATTTACATAGTGATATAAGCCGTTGGTATCAACGGTTCCGCCGTATTGGTCTTCACCGTTTACTGTTGCTTCTGACGAGATTAAATTCCAACTTGTTCCATTTAAACCAGGAATGGTCCAACCGTTAACAGTGCCAAATATAGGAATGCCAACTAATGTCATGCCAATTGGACCGGTCTCATAAGCAATGCTAGCATGATCTCCTTGTGTAGTTTGTCCTCCCCTATAAGGATAAACAACTTCCAAGTCCTGTACTATTAAATTATTTGTATTATTAATGTTAGGAAATGTACCTATTTCTGTTAAAATAGGATTAACATTACTATTAATAGTAAGTTGATCTTTACCTGCACTTATAGTTGCTGTAGCACTGTCAGTAAAACTAGCAGTAGGGATGTAAGTGCTACTAACTTGTGTTGGATTAAAAACTAAATTATCTACTGCTACTAGAGTAATTGCTGTTCCAACTCCTTCAACATAAAATTCTTTATTTTGATAGCTGACAGGAACCACTGAAGAATCAAATTTAACTTTAAGTCCGTTTGAAAATACAACACCATTGGGGCTTTGGTACTGAAGTTTTCCTAAAATTTCAGTATCAATGTCAATAATATTGCTACCTGCATCTACAACTTTGATTATACCAAACGCATTTTCTAAATCGCCAATTTGATAATATAATGTATCTAAATTTGCAGTAATAACAGGTATTTGAGTAATTTGATAGCTAGCATTTGTGTACCATTGTGTGTTACCATAGTTAACACCAGATGTAATCAAAACTTTATTGTTAACAGGTAATGCATCTTCAAAAGTTAAATTAAAGTAAGAATCTAACCCCACTACAGATATATTAATACGCCAAATGCCGTATCGTTGATTGGCCGGCACAGTTACGGCGTTAGCGGTCCAATCTGCATCATTAGGACTGTTACTTGTAAAAATTAAATACTTGCCGTCTAAATTATTTCGCTGTCCGTCAATGCCGCCATAATTGTCAACAACATCATTTACTAACTGACCTTGGATTTGACTATAAGTTAAGTTGGTTGCCAAATTAACATTTTGGAAGATTGGCATCGAAATAAATTCATCTTGCGCTGTCTGTAGCGGCACTGTAAAGGTAACTGTACCAACATCATCACCGTTGTTAGTAACACCTAAAATTTGTCTACTAGATAAATTGTTGTTATTTGTTTGAACACCAGTAATACCGGGATCAGTTTGTATCCAAAATGGGAAGGCTGATTGATTAACTATGAATTGATAAGAATTTCCTCGTACTAATGTTATTAAAGGATTTTTTACTGGAGTTTGATTAAAGTAAACAATATTTCTATCAGGATTTAAACTTACATAATAATTTGTATTTGGATTATTAATGTTAGATATAATATTAACTGCAGCGGGCCCATTGGGTAACCAATAATATTCGCCAAAATTTACAAACTTATCAGGGTCAATATAAGGTGAATACGAATAATAATCTTCGCTAAACAATTTATTGGGATTCGAAATATTAGCGTTAAAATAATTTAATTGCTGCAAAAATTCAGGATAGTTTACAGCAAATTCTACTTCACTGGTATTTTGATTTTTATATACAATGCCAGGCTCAAGTTGATAATTTGCTCTACTTGTACTAGGTTCTCTAATAAAACTGTTAATATCGTTGTTCCCTGGTGAGAACTTTCTGCCTACATACCCACTAATAGGTTGCAGACTTGGCTCAGTAACCAGCTGATCTAAAGTTGCATTAAGAAATTTTTTGTTAGCTTCGCTTTGAAACTGTGTAGGAAGAAAAGGATAAGTTTTAGTTACCGGCATTGTTTTTTTATCAAGTAATAATAGTATTTACCAATGAATTTTGTAGGTTTAATTGAGCTGCGGTAATTGCACTTATAATTTCAATATTATCTACTGTAGCAGCACTGATTAAAATTTCATTGGGCAAACTTGTAATTTGTTGAAGACTTCCATAGACTTGATTAGTGCTATTAGGAACAATAATTATACTACTAACATAAGGAGCCATGCTTTGTTGAATATAAGTTGCTAATTCAGTAAAATAAAATGTTTCGCCAAAGTCCCAATTGGATGTTGCAAAGAATTGATTAATATAACTAAGAATTCTACTTCTTATTTCGCTATCAGTTACCGTAACATTACTATTTTTTACTACCTTAAATGTTGCTTGAAGTTCTGGGCTAGCCTTGGCTCCAAATAAAGGTTTAAATGTTGCACTACTGTAAATAATTGCGTCACTGACACTTTTATAATTTTCTAAACTTTGATAAGCCAATCTGAGTTCTTCACTATTAGGTTTTTGTGGATATTCAACAGTACCAGTTGCATCTAATGCCCAAGCTCTGTATGCATCTTCATAGTTCTTAGTTAATAGATATAGGTCAATTAAATTATTTGGACTTGGATCTATTCTACTATTACCGGGTGCATTGTGTCTATATTGAAAGTCTAATGATTCTCTTCCTACTCTTGCAATGTAATCTGTGCTTTCGGTAACTGAACTACTAGTTGAAGTGACAGTAGAAATATAAAATTTTTCATCCGTAGTTGTATAAAAAATTTGTCCTGACGGATAGTTGTTGATATTAGGCAACAATGCAACTTTGGTTGCATAAGTTGTGACTACATCTGATCCTGGAATAGGTGTGTAAGTAATGAAACTGTTGTAACCGTAAGTTTTCACAAAAAATACATATTTGGTTGTAGGTGCAATATCTGGCTGAACGACGGTGTTAAATATGTCAGGATTATCAGGTACACCGTCATCATTACTGTCACTGTAAGTTACTTGAACTTTGCTGTTGTCTACATATCCGTCAGCTTCTGCTATTTGATCGTAGATATACCAATAAATGTTATTAGCCAATGGCACGCCTGTGTCCGGATCTCCGTTAACTCGTAATATGTTTACAAAATCATTTACAGTCTTACCTGTCACTGGATCAAAAATCTTAGTAGAACCGTCAAAATAAAACTTTGTTTCGTCAACACTTTGGAATACATAACCCAAACCTCTAGACTGTACAGTATAAACTGTGCCACTTAGTGTAAAACTTAATAACCAACTGCTGTCTCTGTTTAGACCTGAAGTATCTCCTTGATTTGTTTGACTAAAAGCACTTGTTAAGTCTATATCTTGTGCTGTAATAACTTTCCAGGTCCTTAAAAATTGATCGTATCTAATACCAAACTCAGTATAACTGGATATCAAAGAAATTAACTGTGATTGAAAACTATTAGTAAAGTTGTTGCTAAAAGCTGGAATAACTGTAATAGCTTGAGCATCTGGTGGAACATTGTCACTAAGTGAGACTGGACCAAGACCAGTAGACAATACACCTTGGCTACCATTACCAACTAAACTAGTAATTGCTACATACAAATATTGATTACCGTTGGCAGGTATTATACCTGATGTAGGAATAGGCTGAATATCGTTACTGCTATCAAAATAATTGCCAGTACCTGGACTAAAAATAACAATACTGTCTTGGTTCATGTAAACATTGTTACCAGTGACATTGGCGCCAATTTGCTGTGAATCACCTGCACTGTTTACAAAATATCCCGTACAACTTCCTGAGCCAACTGTACTCCTGGTCCAATACAAATCACTCAGTGAAAATCTGTTAAAATATTCATAATAAAATTGTAATAATGGTTTGCCTCTAATAATAGGTAAAATTTCATTTTGTATTACTTTATTAATATCACTGGTTGTAGACCATGTAAAAGTTCTTGTAGTATCAGCGGATTCTTTATACAAAATACCGTCATCACAATAGATGTTTGTACTGCTGTATCTACCAGTGTTATCAACTACATCTAGATATCTACTAGTACCACTGCTGACTCTATTCACTGCTTTTACTTTGCTTAAACTACTAAATTGACTATAGGGAAATGTATTATAGTCTTCACCAGTAATCATTCTATTCTGAGCATAATATTGCTGAGGTGCTTTGCTCTTAATTTCGTTAATATTTTCGCGAGCCGATGCATTAATAACTGTAGTTTTTAAACTAGCAGAAACTAATAGATTTTCTAATTTACCGCGACGGCTAATATATGGAATCGTTATCTGAATATTTTGCATTTCGTCGGGGGTAATTTTATAAGTTAGTCCTGCACTAACTCTAAAATAACTTCTGAAGTTACCAAAAGGCATATCAGCAAAAGTTCCATCACCAAACACTAAGTCAATTTGATCGTTAGCGCGACTGTTAACTTGATAGCTGGTCTTAGGTGCGCCGTTATTATAAATTACATTATAGCCAGACACGCTAGGTATACTAGACCATTGCTGACTGATTGTACCAACATTGTTTAATTGGTATAACCAAACATCAGTATTATTAATATTATCATAGTTAATGCTGATAACATTATTAGGAATTTTTTCGTTAACCGTAAATTGCTGTGACTGTAGTGAACCTTGTTTAAAGTAAAAGAAAAACCCCGTGTTATTGCTGGCATTACCTCTATTATCATTTCTATATAATATATTAAACAAGCTGCCAGGAGCAGGACCGACTTCGTAAATATAGTTTTGATTTACACTAGTAGCACTAACAGCTTCAAATCCAAAAATTGTGCCGTTAATTGTAGACTGGAATGACAATGCAGTTGGAGAGCCCGGTGCTATATTAATTCCATATTCATCGTTTTTAATACCTGCTATGGATTGACTATTTCCTGGTTTACCATAATTTTGACTGCTAGGAAAACTAGCATTTAATACTGTAACGAATTGTTCAAACCAGTTTATATTAGTGCTGTCATTCCATTTGATGATTTGATTAGACAAATCATTACCGTTGCTGTCAATAATAGTTTCTGTAGTTTGTACACTGTCAAACTTTAAAAAACCCGCAGCAGCAATGTTTCTGCTGGGATTATAACTGACTAATCTTGCTAATTTTAAAACACTGTCACGGCGTTCAGCTGTGGCTAAAAAGTTTTCTCTTGTGTTTAGATCATTTCTAAAAGCTAAATTTTGTCCTAAAAACGCAATAAGATCAATTAGCGCAATATATTCGCTGCTTTCTGTATAGTCATTAAAATCTTCGGGATAATATAAACGAAGATAATCAATCATTGCTTTACGCAATGTCTGAAAATCGTAGCTTTGAAAGTCCGCGTTTTTAAAACTTTCGTAAATTTTTGTCCAGTCTTGATTGACTAAAAGATTACTTTGTCGTGTGGTATTGGCCATACTT